AGCGCACCTCCACACATGATAGATACACTATATCCTATACACATTTAGATGTCAACAATCAAATCAAAACGAACTCCATGTTGCCATTCCGCAGATGCCGTCAGCAGCCAATCCATGTGCTTTCTGCCACTCTACCAGCTTAGCTTTTGTACCAGCGCCAAAGATGCCATCTGTCTTCAAGCCTAAATGCCGCTGTAATACGGTCACAGCATAAGACGCGCCACCAATGCAGTCCTTAGAGCCCTGACGAATCGTGGGCATGATTTTACTCACGACCTGATATGCAGTACCACTTTTACTGACCCAACGGCTAGGAGACTCACGCACATCAACATGAACAAAGCCGCCCGTCACCTGTGCTCGACTATAATAGCCAATGCCGCCATGCTTCTGGAAGTAGGGGAGGGAGGCTACATACAGTGCAATACGAATTGGATCGATACCAGCGATGTGAATATCCGCTGCTGTGCCAAGACAATGCTGACTACGAGAACTGCCACCGATTGAAATGTTATATGCAGGAGTACGGTAGGCAGAACTAACCAGAACCGGCTTGCCGAAGTGGTCTCGAATCTGTTGCAGAGTCTCTACAAGTTCAGTTGCCACCTTAAATTCGTCACTCCGGTCATTGCAAGCAAATTCATAGGCACAGAAATTCTTGGACAGCTTCTTGTTCCAGTCCTTCTTCATAGAATATGTAATAATGCTCATAGAGCCACACCTTCAATCCTTCTTGAATTCCGCATTGATTTTGTTATTCTGGATATCCATCTCCTTGACTGCGGCCTCAATCATCATCTCGATAGTAGGAGTGATCTTGATATTCATCTTCTCCAGCGCGGCAATAACATACTTCTTCTTGTCAGCCTTCTGAATTGCGCCAGTAACGCCTAACTTCTCAGCGGCACGCACAGCCATCTGAACAATCTTATACATACCGATCTGCTTCAGGTAGGGAATGCCATAGGTCATAAATGCGGTGCCAGCAACAGTGATAACCAGCTTCACAATAACAGAGACGATCTCATTAATAATACTTGCCATAGTAGTACCTCCTGTTTGAATAAAAAAATAAAGCCCGGCACACACGTACCGAGCTATGTATTAAATGTCTTTTAAATTTTGCCCGTCGATCAAGTAGCTTTCAAGCGCAGCCTTAGCTTCCTTCATGGGGTCAATAGCATTACCATCAATACCGTGACTAAGCAGAGCCAGCAGGGCTTTCATCATAACATTGATACCATGTTCGCTCTTATTCACACGCTGTTCCACGCCAGCGATTTTTCGGCCATGGTCTTCAACAACAATATCCTGTTCCTTTTGATGCTCTTCAAGTGACAAAAGTTTGGAGCGATATAAATCCAAAACCTCTTTATCATTCTTGAGTTTGCGGTCGATATCTTCCAGATGCTTGTCGTGCTCAGTGAGCTTCATATTCTGCTTTGTGTCGGGTTCTTTCGCTTTCTTGATTGCTTTTATAATGACAACAAGGGCAGCTGAAATAGCTGTAATACCACCAGCGATACTCAGAACCATTTGCCAAAGCTGTTCAATCGTAAAGCTGATAACGCCAGGAGCTGTGTGTGGTGCGGCAGTCAACAAACCAATCATTTCATCACCTCGATTCTAGTTGACAAAAATTTCACACTATGATAGAATAGTTCCGTCAAGATTCGTCGAGCGAATTTATGACGTCCTATCTTTGTATAGGTGTGTGGCGGGAGAGCTCTGGGTGTAACAGCCCGGGGCTCTTTCTGTTTTTACATATACTTTTAGTTTGTTTACTGCTTCGGCTTACATACCTTACGCCAGTGATAGTGCGGCTTGTCCTCGTGAAACATGATATAGCGCATCCAGTCATCTACATAAGTGCACAACAAAGCAAGGAAGAACCATAACGCAGTAAATGGCAGACAGATTTGACCAAGCAGATTGAATGGCAGGGAAGAGTAGTCCCAGATATGCAAACCAAGCATTAGATTCAGCGGGATACCCACAACAAGTTCCATGCCAGTCACAAATAACGCACCTACAAGACCCTGCTTCCACATGGGCATTTCCCACGGAATATAATTGTTCAATCCGCCGATGACCACAAAACAGATGCCGCCTACAACAGCCATAGTCCAGTGTGAGTGACCGCGCCACAGAATCTCAATGCAATAATAAAGCGCCCCTCCTATCAAAAAGAGAAGCGCACATTTCAATAATTCTTTATACTTCTTTACGATTTTACTCATTCTACAACCTCCTTCAACCCGGCGGTCTCCAGATATTGCTCCAGAACAGGGTCGTAGTTGATTTCGATTGCATCAAGCTCTTCCATTGTAGTACAAGCCTTGATAGCAATTTCCAATTCCTGCTGACGCGCTACAAATGGTTGCACATAAATACCAATTGCCATAGCCAGTGCTGCGAGATCTTCATATTCCCATTCGGTGCATTCATTTCCGGTTGTGTTCCATTTCAGCTGGAATGTTTGTCCATTAGAGACGGCGAGCTGATACAGAGATAGGTTTGATGTGAGCAAAGCCTGCTTTTCACTGGTAACGCTATAATACTTTCCGTCTGTCCATTGGAGTGGGTGAGATGCAAGGTATTCAGAGAGAGTAGTTTTTGACTCAGATATTTTGTATTCCTTTTGTGGTTCAAGAGCTTCTTCTACGGTTGGAACTGTGCCTGACTCAATAATTTCATAGCGGTCTTCTTTATCATCAATAGCCCAGAGAGCGTCACCGGGTGCGGCAACGCTATTATGAGCATTGAGTTGTGTCGCCATTGCAGAATACTGGTCGCATTGCTCTTGTGTCTCGACTGGTTTCATAATAAAATACCCAACTTTGATTTCTTCGTCCAATTTTTTCACCTCTTCTTTCTAATAAGATAATACCTAGATATATTTAAACAAATAACATTGATTATAAGCGTTAAAAATATAATCAGTTCCATTTTCCAATAGCAATCCAAAGTATAGTACGAAGGTCAATAGAACCTTTTGAACCATGAAGAACAAAACTAGTTGTTCCCATAGAGCCTTCTTTTACATTCCAATATGTATCTGCCAAACTGGAATAAAATGGCATTGTACTAACCGAATAAGAAGAATTGCTAAATGCCGCACTAAAATTAATTGTTGTATCTTTTCCACTACAATTCGTTCTACCCCAGCATATTTGTGCTCCATTGCAGAAACGTATATATCCACCACCACTACCATCAAATCCGTTTGCATACACGCCATTCGCCGCGCTCTGTGCCCAGTTCACTTTGAAATTACCCGGATTGTATACATACATATTAGTTCCATCTTCTCCACCCCACAACCATGTTGGCTGACCATCTTTACCAGACCAATTGAAAGTCATAGGAGCATAAGGATTGCCACCGACACCGAGTGTTGCAGCAGTGCCAGTCAGTGTACCATCAAATCGTGCTGCTTTAACAACGCCTTCGCGGCAGTCAATACCAACAGCAGTTTTTCCAGTGTATGTTTGATTTGGACAACCCGTTGTAAAAGAGAGACCATTCCATGATTCAATAACAATATTATTTAAATCTCCACCGGGGCCATTAACATTATCCTTAGGACCAGCATAAATTTTTCCATGAGAATAATCAGAGAACGCAATAGTGCCATTCATCGTTCCACCAGCAGTAGGAAGATAGTCGTGGGTATGTCCAACGTTACTTTTACCATCGAGCTTGGAATCAATTTCGCTTTCAGTATAATAGCGGCTATCGTGATTATGTCCAGCAGTAGCAAATTGATTTTTATTTATAGCTCGTAACTCATATCCATTCCAACCAGCAAGCCAACTATAATCTCCATAGTTCATACCTGATTTTGAATAGGCAAATGTGGTATTTGAAGAGTTGTCTCCTGCGTCTTTTACGCTATTGTGCGTATGTCCAACTGCCGCCTTACCATCGACCAATGTTTTCAACGCTTTTCCCTGCGCAGCACTAAGACTTTGATCTTTGCTATCACTTGTCAAATTATTTTGAATCCCGCGCCATGTATTTGTATCGGTAAACTTCGCATCGGCAGGAACACTCTTGGCAATCGTATATCCAATTACAACAGGCTTACCATCTTTAAAATAAACAGGTTGCGTAGTTGTGCCAGCGCTTGTACCAAGTTTATCTGCAGTTGTGGCCTTTGTTGCATTTGTGGCGTTGGTTGCTTTTGACGCTGAACCGGCGGAGGTGGCATAGTCTGCGTTTGTTACGGTTGCTTCAATTTTATCTTTCATTCTTCGCATCTTATCATCTCCTTTTATATCAACCGTCTGAATTTAAATGTTAGTATGTCAGTGCCAGTAGCAGCAACCTTGCAGGCGATTTGTAGTTTCAGTGTTTTACTTCCAGCAACGCGCAAAGTTCTAAGATAGATTGCATTGTTATTATCTGCGAGTCCGGCGTTATGCAGGAAAATCTCAGACGAATTGCCACTGTTCGTAGTACCACTATACCAACTCATAACACCAGAATAGATTTCACTGTAAAGCTGTGTGTAGCTTGAATTAAATCCACTCACCTGAACAACATAAGTTCCAGTATCAAGACTGTTTCCAGCAATGCCAGTATCTATCCAATCTGTAGTCAACTTGATTTGCTTTTGAATGCTGATAACACGGCTGAAATCATCCAACTTTGTTTTATCAGTAGAAGACATAAGACCGTTTGAAGACGAACTGGCTACACCATAAGTGGTATCCGTGAATTTAGCATTAGCGGGGACAGAAGACGAAATTGTATATCCGATTGCAACAGGTTTGCCGCCAGAGAAGTAGACTGGCTGAACACTAGAACCAGCGTTAGAATCCAGTTTGACTGCTGAGTTCGCAGAGCCACCAGCGCTACCAGAACCAGCATAATTGTGTGTGTGCCCGGCAACTGCATAATCACCACTACCATTAGTCACGATCGTGCCAAATCTACCACGGTCACAGTATTGCAGGTTTGAAGATGTTCCGCTGTATGCGCCATTCCAGTAGGCCATAAAAGACATCGTAGGGACATACTTATCATCCGTTGTTTTATTTGTCCAGCCGGTATTTCCAACAGCGCCCAATGTACGAACTGTTTTGCTTGATGCATCTCCAAGAGTATATGTTCCAGCAACAGGCTTACCGTCCTTGAAATAAACAGGCTGTGTTGCAGAACCAGCAGAAGATGTGAGTTTTGTCGCGGACGCTGAATTGCCAGCGCAAGAAGAAGATGTATTGGCTGAACCGGCACTAGCAACATAACCTTCATCTTTTGCAGGAGCTGAGGCAGAATAGGCTTGTTTATGGAGAGCCGTTCCAGCATCAGCAATTGTTTTCCAGCATTCAGATGACGTCTTTTTATCTGTTGCTGTAGTACCACCAACTTCATTAGAATCTACAAGGGTCCAAGTACGACCAGAAGTGGCTCTGCCGCCTGATGCGATAGCTCGTATAACTACACCCATATAAGTACCGCTCGATTTATAAAACGCATCACAATAAGCACCATTTGTTTTGTCTGTTTTTATTGCCACTTGAATTGTATCTGCTGAAAACCCTCTGCGTACAAGCCACTGAGCATCGACGCTTGCACTTCCAGAATCTGCGTTACTACGATATACCAAACGACAGATACCATAACCTCCGCCGCTATAGTCCTGGCTAATAAGAAATGTTATACTTTTGTCAACCCATGCACCTTTATTTACATCAAGTCTTGCAAATCTATGGAACGGATAATTATTTGTATTGTCGACATTGTGCTTACAAGAATAGAATCCAATGTTCGCAGTAGAATTTCCAGATCCATCATAATTAAAACTCAGCGTGATATCAGACCCACCGGATACAGTACGAGCAGTAGTTAATTTAGCAGCGGATGCAACACTTTTGTTTTTATCTGCGGTATTATCTACATTACCAAGTCCAATATTACCTTTCGTGACGTTGACTGTTTTTGCAGCACTACCATCGTAAGTAGCGGCAGTTGTGCCGTTTGTTTGAATCGTCAGAGCGGTCGGATTTTTAAGCGAAGCAGGGAAGTCGGTGATCTGTGATTTAGAATGTGTATGTTCTTTCTTAGCTGCATAATCTGTATAATTCAAATTATCAAGCAGCGTACTCCAATTACCCCACGTTCCATTTTGCTGATTTCTATAATACACATGAGGTTTTGCTGTTGTGGATAGTGCTAATTGCGAATCCCATCCTCCACTATTATCCCAATTTAGTTGTAAAATACTTGAATCGTCAGGTGGCTTTCCGGTTGTAGTGGACGATGTAGCAACAAAATGAAACATTGCACCTGTGCCATTTGTTGACTTGGTAAAATTGATGTTTGCTGGACGGGCTCCGTACAGAGATAAATATTGATGCGTATGCTCGTTTGGTGCTTTGCCGTCTATCAGTCCTTTTAATGCTTTACCCTGCGCAGCGCTTAAACTATCAGATGTTGAATCGCTCGTAAGATTATTTTGAATGCCACGCCAAGTATTGGTGTCTGTGTATTTATCTTGCGTCCATCCGCTCCACGTCCCCCCATTGCAATAACGACGATACGATGTATTCTTATCGACCAAAAAGAAAATTTGAGTGTAATATTCTCCGTTTGCATTATGTGTTACGATTAAACCAAACGCATCAGAAACAGGAACATTGGTGCATCCATTTCCGCCACCAGCATTATAAAAACCGGGAGTTTTAACTGTATTCAAATCCACTTTTGAAAGCGTTATATTTACTGCTTTCCCATTTAATTTGCTGTTTATTTCAGTCTCTGTGTAGTACCTATCATCGTGAGTATGAGAGCTCGCAGCATAGCTACCTTTTGGTTGGTATACACTATCTGCTTTGCTTTTGATATATGTCCACAACGTACTGATTGGACGACGATAATAAGAAGCTGTTTTACCATCATTATGTTGGCTGATAAAAACAGTTGCATCATTAGGGATGCCATCGGCGGTACTCAGTTTGTTGATAAGTCCATTCGCTCCCGCTTCGTTATTGTTCACCTTGCTGTTCAACTTACCATCCATTTCGGACTCGGTATAGTATCTATCATCGTGGCTGTGGCTCTTCGGAGCGAACTTTTCTTTCAGCTTACTCCACAGATACTGTAAGCCAGCATAATCTAAATATCCCATAATCGACCTCCTGATTTAATTATCTTTATACCTAGATAAATGCGTAAAATTATACACATTGTTCTAGCCAGTAAATTTTATTGAATCTCCATTTCAGCACACAGCTTCTTGCTGAAATCTTTTTATACTGTTTATTATAACTTGTCATGTTTAACTGATAAGAATCAGGATATAAAGCCGTAACATATCCGACGACAGATGACTTACCTCTTGGTGTATAGGAAACTAAATCTCTATGCCTAATTCCTAATACATTATTAGTTTTAGCTTTCGATTTCCTTCTCATAGGTCTGATAATCCATTCTTTCACATCACAAGTATCAGGAATACAATTTGTAATACATATTGCATCATTACTATGGGATTTTTCTATATTCCAATCAATCCTTTTATTTGCAGTCTCACCACCATTAGTCAGATGTAATGATCCTAATTCGGATATTTTTCTCCGCAGGTAGTTTTTACCTTGCATAACATGCATAGCGTAATCAAATCGTTTGGGCTTAGAACCAATGGTTTTGAAATATTTGTTTTCAAATTCCCGTTCCCTGCCTTCTGTTTTCTGATGGCATCTGGAGCAAAGTGTGATCAGATTTCCAATGGTATCTGCTCCACCATACTTTTTTGCCTTGATATGGTGTACTTCTAATACACAATTGGATTTTCCACATTCCTGACATTTACATCCATCACGGATAATGGCATCTTTTCTAAGATTTTCATCCAAACGGTTAGATTTCTGATACTGCCATTTATTTGGTTTGTATCCATCAGTCATTGCGCGGATATCTATGCAAACATCTTCAAGGCAATATTTCTGAATATTAACCCAACTATTAAGCCGATATAATACCCTTAAAATGGCATCTTTCTTCTGTTTAATAGTTGGAGCAAGCCTATCACTTCTTTTGGAAGAGTAACGGTTATCAAACCTCGCCTGTCTGTATCTTTTATGGTAACGGCGATAACGTCTATATCCACGTCTTACATCCATGAGATGCTTTACATCTTGGCGTTGCTCAATCGTACCTTTAAAAACCACTTTGTTTTTTGTAGGACATTTCTGAACAATAGCAAGACCAACATGGACAGAACCGTCATCAATCCCAACGACCATCCGGCTTTCATCATATTTATCGTACTCAACTTCTTTTTCTAATTGAATCACCATGGGGTATCTGGATTTTATTTTTGCTCTGCCTTTTCTGACTAGATACCAGCCTTTATTCACTTTTGTCGGTGCTAATGGCCGACTATTTTTATCAACAACAAAACAATATGCAATTTCATTTTCCATCTCTGGATACCTTCCTTTTGGAGTAATTTTCGTCTTGCCAATGTTGGGGAGGGTATATGTGTTTCTCTGTTATCTGTGCAGGACATTAGCACAGTTTCTTGATTGGCACTCACAGAGCTTCGGACTGACGAGCACATCTGAAGGTGTGTCTGTAACCTTTTCCCTGACGTAGTTCATATCTGCAACATATCTTTCGATAGTAGCAGTCACTAAGGCTTGAAACATGTTGCTAAGTAAGTGTAAATAAGAAATGTAATTATACACTTGTCCACTTATTTACACTTTTGTCTATATATTAGACTGCTTAACAATTAGTCCTGTCTCAGTAAGAACTGAAATCAGCTTGCCAAAACATTGTCGATTTCAGTATTTGTGATCTTTGTAATAGTAAAAATTTCGCCCAAAGCATCCCACTTAGAGCCATTCCATGCATAGTTCATTCCATTGCCAACGTCATATACATCACCAATGGTCTGACCGCTCGTGGGCAACTTGTCCGTAGAAGCAACGGAACCCTTGTAACGATACATTGCCGTGATGTCGCTCTTCAGGGCATAAGTGTTTGCCGCGCCAAATCCATCCAGTTTCTTCTTGTCAGAGGTACTCATTAAGCCGTGAGTGCTCTGCGTTGCGTCACTGTATGTTGTATTGGTCGGAGTAGCCCAAGTACCATCGCCACGTAGATACTGCCCCTGTTTACCAGCAGCCGGAGCAGGAACTAGACCAGAACCGCCAGCTGCCGAAGCAGTAGCAGCCTTAAAAGTGCCATAAGTAGTATTTGTGTCAGGCGGAACCTGCCAAGTACCATCAGAGCGCAGATAACGGTTTGCAGCACCTGCGGCAGGAGCCGGAGCGAGACCATGCACACCAGCAGCTTCAGTAGTAGCACCCTTCATATCACTATAAGTGGTGTTATTATCGTTGCCCCACTGGGCAGTACCATCAGCACTCCATCTCAAAATCTGACCCGCAGAACCACCGGCAGGGATATGTTTATTGCCGGCAGAAGTGGGGTGCGCGTAGTTATTTGCATTAGCGGCGATGCCATCCAGTTTCGCTTTGTCTCCAGAACTCATCAGACCGGCAGAACTGGTCGAAGCGTTATTGTATTTCGTATCAGGTGGAGTAGCCCATGTACCGTCACCTCTCAGATACTGTGTTGCATTAGTTGCGGCAGGGGCGGGAACAAGACCGGAACCGCCAGCAGCAGAACTTGTTGCGCCTTTAAATGCACTGTAAGTTGTGTTGTTATCGTTACCCCATTGAGCGGTACCGTCAGAGCTCCAGCGCAGGATCTGTCCAGCAGAGCCACCTGCCGGAATATGTTTGTTGCCAGAACTGGTAGGGTGAGAATAGTTGTTTGCACCGTTCGCAATGCCATCTAGCTTAGCTTTATAAGCAGCACTAAAGTCGTTTGTAGAAAGGCCCTTGCCATCAACTTTATCGACCTTGTCAGCTAATTTTGCTTTTATTTTCTGCCAGAAATAAAGCAAACCATCATAATCTAACCAAGCCATATATTTCCTCCTTTACGTTGATAGGATTTTATCTATATCTGAATTAGTCAGAGCCTCCATATACATAGAAGGGTCACCAGTATTCACAACCAACTCGCCATTCTCATTGGTCATAACGGTAGTGATGCCTGTACCTTTGATAGATACAGAACTTTGCTTTGCGCCGTCCAACAGGATTTTTGCTTTGCCATTAAGTGCGCTCTTGTTTGCGCCAAGTGAGAAATTGTTATCGTTCAGCAATGTCCAGTTGCCGCCCAAGTACGCATATAGCTTGTCGGGTTTCAAATAATAGATTTTTTCGGCTAGAGGAGCCAATGGTAAGTCGCTCACAACCTCTAAATCTGAACCGATTTTTACGTGAGCCGTGGTAGTGTCTCGATAGGCGTTTCCGGTGTCAAGGCAGACAATAAGCTGTCCGTCGATCACTGGAGTCTTGTCGAGCTGAGATTGTGCAATCTCTAAAAGTGATAATTTTGACATCATGAAACTCCTTTTCGATAAAAATAACCCCACACTCCATTACAGAGTGCAGGGATTTATGTTAGATTATTATGTCTCAGCGTTCGCGCCGGAATCATCAATAGCCTTCCAAGTCAGAGCCCCCTCGACATTCTTAACGCGATTATCCATAGCAGTATTCAAACCGTCTGCATAGGTTTTTGCAGTATCGCGAGCGGCATCCGCCTTTTTAGTAGCATCAGCAGCAGCGGCAGAAATTACTTCTGATTTCGCAGCAGTCAGTTCATCCTGAGACACCTTTGCATTCCAAGCCTTGCGCTCTTCAGCGGTAATGTGCACCACAGCATCCTTGGAATGACCGTCTAGCTGGTCTTGCACCTTCTTGATCTTTGCGTCAGTCTCAGACTTGGTATAAGCATCAGGCACAGCCACATACAGACCATCCTCTTCAATTGTAATAGAGTTATTGGCTTTTGCGGACACACGCACATCAACACTGATTTTATTGTCATCAGAAACAGTCACAGTTGCAGTAGAAGTTGCCACGCCGATATAAATATCAATCAGGGAGCCAACAGGAATCTTAATAACCTCGCCGGTGGTAATAGTCAGCTCGATCTCATGAGTCTCGGTGTTATAGATACCACTCTTTACAACCAAGTCCTTGCCCAACGCAATCGTCAGAGTGTCGCCGCCAAATACAGGCAGCTTGATAGTGCGAGTTTCTGCATCATAAGTAGGCTCATGAACAATACCAGTCATGGTAGTGGTAACAGGTTCGTCACCCTTTGCCACACTCAACACACCAGCATTATAAGTAACATCTGTAACGAACTTACCTTTAATACCTTCCACCGCTGCAACCTTGGCATTAACATAGTCAGCGACAGCCTTGGTGGTCGGAATATCATCATTGGTGGCATCTGCCGGGATCTGAGTAACGGTTGTTTTGTTCAGCTGCACAAACTCCACGCCATTCCAAATATGCATGGTGTAGTCTGTCATGCGGAAATAAATAATGCCCTGAACCTGACCAGCTGCGGGCAGGGAAGACACCATCTTAGTGCTCTTAGTGTACTCAGTTGTACCCTTAAACAATTGCAACGTATCGGTCGTAAAGTACAGTGTATCCATGTCTTTTGGAGCAAGGGCATCGTACCGTGCTTTCGTACCATACGCAAATTTTACTTGTGCCATATTTTTCCTCCTTATTAGAATTCAGTCCATTGGAAATTTGTAGATTGAGTTTGAAAAGGCTCGACGAAGAACCGACCTGACTCCGCGCTTTGCTGCACGACCCACGGTTCATATTTGTCGTCTTTGCCTCGTATCATTACGGTCTGACCTGCATAAGTCGCGTCATTCTGGTTGATTGCCTCATTTGCCGCCGGAATACTATCAAAACAAAGCGTCCGAGGCGCTACCTTTTGAATAGATAAGTCGTCCCGGACGTATATGAATTCTGATGTATCTTTTGTGATAATAATGTCTTTGCCATCAATCAACCCAAGCGCAATCGCGGCTTCTACGTCTTCTGCGTTACCGTAACCTAGCTTTGAGTATTTGTATGCCATTCTTTTCACCTCGCTTTAAACGATGGTTAGAATGGGACAACACGTATACTACCATCTTCAGTTTCCACAGTTTCAGTCGTAATCTTGATAGCGTTACCAATGGGTTTGCCCTCGGAGGTAAGCTGAATACGATGCTCTTCGTCGTAAGTGATGTTGTCAGCCTTATTAGCCAGACTGGTATTGAAGCGGTCGGTCATCGCCTTATTCAGAGCTTCCAGAGCAATGATGCGCTGGTCAAGCGTGCTCAATGCTTCGTCGGGGATCAAATCAGACCACTTGCTGATAGGAATAATATGTACAACACCTGGGCCAACCTTGCGCACGCGCTGAATCGTCTGTCCCTCAGAGTCCATCTCAACGTGAATGAAGGTCAACTGGAACTCAATGTCGCCAGCTTCACTAGTCAGACCCGTATCAAAGGGCAGAAGATACTCCAGCCGGTTCTTATACAAATCTTTTGATTTTTGTAGAATTTCAGTTTTATAGCGTTTGCTTACAGGCAAAACGTACTCCAGCATAACGGTATAGTCACTAATATCTACACCTTTGTAGGTCTGGTCAGCCAGAAAGTGCAGATTATCCACCAGCTTACTCCGCTGCATGATGCGCTCAGTCAGACTTGCGGTGATAGTATTGTCCTCGTTAATCAAAAAGGTATACATATCACACCTCCTTTCCATTCACGATGTACAGGTAATCATCTAATGAGATTTTCTTGCCCGCAAGCAGATTCTCCACAAATTTATCCTGCACCATGCCATTCTTATAAAGTCGCCGCATACTCTCGACGAACTCAGTGAAAATCTTCTCCATCACAGTAGACCTCCTTGAATTAACGTCAGTGTATAGGCATCAATAATGGCCTCAGGAGTTGTACCTCCCAAGGCCATGATTTGGTCGTATTCATATTTGTCAATTGGCTCAAGCGTTACAGTGTCATACTCGGGGGATGGAATCAGGTAATAACCATCAACGTGCCAGATATACTTTCCGTTGCTGCTGATAATACCCTGTGCGTCATCCTCGGTGCAATTCACCATAATATTGTGCTTGGGCTGATACTTTACAAACTGAAGGCGGTCAAGAGCATCGATCACTCGACCGTCTTTAAGTACCTTATAATACACTCTCAACACCTCCTTAAATGCTGAACATCACGGTTACCCCTAACTGCTCAGAGGGATAATGGAAGCCATACAGCTCACCAGTCTCCTCAATTGCATAGAAGTATCCATCATAGGTTGCAAACGGGCTGCGCAACCAATACTTTGTTGCCCTACCCTCTGCATTGTGCTTGATTCTGGATTCATTGCCGGTCATGTAGCTGATAGTCTGACCTTCGTAAACATATGGCTCATCAGTCATCAAAGAACTTACTTCGATCGCAGAAGGAATAAAGAAATAACAATCCGAAGTTACAATTTCCTTACTCTTATTACCGGCAGAACTCGGCACTTTAACTTTCTTAATTAACTGTTTCCAGCCAATCGGCAAAGCGTCAACTAGACGGGAATTTAAATATTCGCGCAAGGAGGTATTACCCCAGCCACCGGCATTATTAGCAGCAGAGCTAAGCATCATCTCTTGACCCAAAGTATCTCTCTGCAAGAATGTAATAGCGCAGCGTTTATTGGAATTGTCGCTCAAGTAGTAATTCTTAAAGCTTGCAACCTCTACAATCAGATTATCGTGTGTCCATGCAGCCAATTCACGACAAGCAGCGTCACCAAGATCTGCATACCAAAGCTTAGACCAATAAACCGTACCTTTAGCGTGGCGCTCGTAAGCACCATCATCTGCCTTTGCACAGCCAAACACCAATGTGGCATTCGTCTTTGTGATACGGGTGCGAGTAATCTTTGTATAACTCAATGCAGAGCCATAAATATTAGAAGAGTAGACGTACAGCCCATTATCCCCTTTAACATGGCGGATGATGGTCATATCACGAGAGCCAGCAGATACACCATTTGCAGAGTCGATACCCCATGTTGTCTTCACGCCTGTAGAATTCCACAAGCGGATGCCGTTCATGCCATTCTGTTCAAAACACTGCATCAAAACAGTGTTGTTTGCGTTCGTGGCGTCCATCTTATAGTCAACAGCCAGAACAAAATCTTTGTCCTCCTCAAACAGCTTGATGTCGGTATCAATGTAATTCTTGCCATCAAATACCTGCGGCTCGCTTATGAGAATCTTCTCGGTAATATCATCGTAACTAAAGTCATTACCAAGTTTAATAGAAACTTCGTCTTTTGCTTCTACTATTTTCTGCTCTACACCGACCTTGCTCATGGCATAGATTTCAACAGGACGAAGTTGACCAATTTCCTTGCCATCAAAGTAAGTGGAAGAATATTCGCATACATCATAAACTGCGTTGATATCTTTATCGCCAATAACATAGCCGCCCTTATCCCAACTACTGAAAAAGTAATACTTAAAAGCAGTTTCCTCAGAAGTATAAGTCGGAGTGTCGCCAGTATAAAGCACCATAGAACCATACGGAGCAACAGTCTCTTGCAGTACAGCCCCACGATTCATATAGCGGACAGTGTATTTACGTACAGATTCAGTATACAGAGCAGTAACAGTCTGATTGCTGAAAACTGTCGTAAACTCTGTATCCCAGCCACTGAAAGTAAAGTCCGTAGAGATTGTGCTCTCAGTAGTGGGCGTCGGAATCGGATTCTCTTTACGGGTAACAGGGTCAACTGCCTTACCACCCTTATCAATGTACTGGATATCCAGAACAGTGCCGTCTTTATTCACGAACGTCCACTTGAACTGCTGAACCAGTGTATTGTAAGTGATATTCAAATCAGGCCACTGTGCCGTAAACTCTGCCAGCTGACGCTCACGCATAATGGGCACATGGACACTACCTTCAACAACAGAATGGTCAGTGTTATAGCCATTCTCATCCAAACCGGTCATCTTCAATAGACGATCCAGCAGGGAAGTGTCATCCAGCTGCCAATCAACGCCAGTCAGACGCACACGATTCAAGTTCGTGCACTTAGCCAGCATATCAGTCAGGTCGATGGTTGGGCAGTTCTCAACTGTCAGTGTGGTGATATTCTTATAGTCTGTAATCTTCAGCTCAGTCAGATAGTTCAAGTTCTTAGCACTTAAGCTTGCAATTGCAGGCAGTTCAGCTTTCTTGATTTTGCCACCCTTAGCAAACGCAACACCAGTAATACCAGAACCGCCAGCATAGAACTCTTCCAGATTCGTACAACCGGTCAGACTGATGGACTTCTTCAGGTTTGGCACGTTCTGTAGGTTCAAATGCTCAAGCAGTGTGTTGTTGCCAACCGCAAAATCAGTCATGTTTGTATTCTTGTAACCCTCGGCGGCAGAACCAATCTTCAGGTCAGTCAGCTTTACGCCGTGGCTGAAATCAACATAGCCGGGGTAGAAACCAGAAATGTCACCAATACTCTGGATAATAGAAGCATTATAAACATAAACCTCGGTATCATTCATAGCCGCAATCGGACACTGAATCTCATAAGTTTGACCACGCTTACCACGCACCTTCACAGGGTTAGAACCATACCGCACAGAGACATAAGTATCAGCATACGGAACAATATGGAATGTACCATCTGGTTTCACACCTGTCCAGTTGGTCGGAGTATAACCACGAATGGTCATATCGTCAGAGGTACAAGTGGCACCCGTATACTTAGATGCCATGTATTTTTCTTGATAACGCTGGAACTGACGCCGCTGATGACGTTTATTGCCGTGCATCATAGGCAGATAGCTAGTTGTACCATTATCCTCGTAAGTACGGAAATACTTGCGCCGCATATCCATGATCCACAGCTTTTCAGGCTTTACGTCCTGATAATCTTCGAACTTTTTCAGGATACGATTTGCGCTCCATGCCAGAGCACTCTCTCGATTCAGGAACATCTTTGCGAGGTCATCTGCAAATAGGTCACGAATCTTACACCACAGCTTAGAATCGTGTGCGTTGAACACACTTTTTGTGCCGACGGTATCTATATCCTCGTAGCCATAACTCAGAGTCAGACCACCCTCGTTGTCGTTGCCCATGGCGGTATCATTATCGTAGTCAAAGCAGAAATCCCAGTGTACAAGGTCAGTCGTGTGTGGGAATACGTTCTTCGCACGGTTATCAACCATGGTATGGCGCTCAGTAAACAGATAATGGAACAAAGCGGAATCCTTGATAAAGTAGTTCTCAAAGTTCTTCTTGAACTCATCATCGCTTGCATTCACGACCCAATTTTGCACCCGAATCCATGCATTCTTTGCGGCCTGAATCTCTTCTTCGGTACAAGCCTTGTTGATATAGCGGAATTCAAAGCTGTGGTCGCCATCCCAAGTTTCCTCAGAGAAATCACCACTCAGGAAGCGGGTTTGTGCATCGGTATTGTTGTCGATTTCAACGATAACTTCCTTGTGGTTGTTCGGGTCCATACCCATCGTCTCGCTATTCTTTTTGGAATTGCCAAAATCTCCGCAGGCATAGAAATGCCATTGACCGTCCTTAAAGACAGTTGCGTTCGTAGTGTCAGTTTCTTGAATGAAAATGACACAAGGGTAAAACGCCATAGTGTCGCGCACTTTTGGGTTGTCCTTGCGAGCCTGACGAATATAGGGATTAAACTCGTTGAACTCGTCTGCCAGCAGAGCATTGTTTGCATTTTCAGAAGAGGCAACATTGACTTTGATGTTAAAATATTTCTCACCAACGCTGTTTTCTGTAAATGCATACTTGCTGCCAGTGCTTTCATCACCAAAGGTAAAGCCACCAGAACAATCGATATCAATATTACGACCGGATTCACCATATGCATTAGAACTAGTGCCCTGTCCCTTGTGGGAGCCAGTAGCAGTCCAGTTGTCTTCCACAGCACGGCCATTTTTATAAATGTGCTGAATAGTCGTGTTAGGCACTTCATTCTTCTTACCAGTCGTAAAAGTCGGAGCGGAGATCTTGATAATGCGCAGGTCTGGGCACTTCTCAGCCAGCAGGTCAGGATTCAACTCGCCGCTCACGTCCGTAATGTCGTTGCGAGTATAGCGTTCAATCATTTCCTCTGCGTTCTTTGCGTCTGCAATAAAGTTGTCGAGGATCTCGTCGTCTGTCAGGTTCATCATGTAGGACTTCATACGGTAAACCAGTACGTCACAATCAGGAGAACCAATCGTAATGCCTACCGGAGAAGCCTGTGTAAAGTTGTCACTTGCGTCATACAGCTCAACACGACAGGGAATACCATCCAACCATAGAACCATTTCCTTGTACTGACTGTCTGGCAGAATATTAAATTCAAATTCCATAAAGTCGTCTTCACAAGTTGGTAGGGAAATGCTGTTTTGCTCACTGGTCAGCGTGACCTTCTGTGCCTGAATATTCAAACCAATGCCACCATTCAAGCAAGTCAGTGCTGTAGCATCGTAGTTCTTGACGTTCGTGGTCTTGAATACCAGCTTGAAATTCTTACCCAGCTTCTTTGCATCATCGCCAAACAACTTGTAACTGATATTTGCAGTCGTACCAGCCTTTACACAGAAGTAGGTGTCGCCATCTTCGTCAAGCTGATATCCGCCATTAGACCAGTCAAAGCTGTCACTAACAGTAAGTCTATTATTGCCATCAGTCCACAGACGAGTCTCGTCAGAATTTGTTTTGCCAGCAGGATTAAAGTCGAAAGCCAGATTTGTCTTAACAGGCTCAATCGTAATACCAAGTTCTTTAATCTCAACACTGATAGTCTTACTTACAGAACCGCATACAATTTTCAGCGTATGAGTGCCAATATCAGCAGATTTCCAAGTCCATGTCTGCATGGTACGTCCAACAGTCAGAGTAGCAGTCTTAGCGCCGTCAACCTCCAGTGTTACAGTGGTCGTAGAGCTGGAAGGGTCATAAACGGTATAGTTGATTGCGACATTGCTATACTGTTTTGCACTTGCTGTCTTTGTTGCACAACTGATAATAGGAGTTGTATCTCCCTCAGTTGTCCACATAATATCCTTGACGATCTTATTACTGGTGACCTGTTTGCCATTAATTTCAGCAGTCATGGAAACTTCCACAAGATGTGCGCCATGAATCTGAGCCGGGATGGCATAAGTCAGCTGTCTGCCAGTAACAGCGGTCGTGGTAGAGCCAAGCGTCTTTCCATCAATCGTAAAGTTGATAGTCTTTGAAATATTGCCATACGGAGTGTAGCGGAAAGTCACTTCACCACTATAAACCAGCGTATCGTCAAAGGTGCTCTCAAGATAGAACTCAACCACATTGATAGTCCAAGTCTTTGTGCCAACACTGCCAACACTATCGGTCACTTGCAGCTTAACAGTATTGTCTCCGCTATGCAGATACTGGGTCACATCAAAACTGTTCTTGCCCTGAATAATAGTCTGTGTGCCAACTTTTGTATTGCCGACATACCAAACACCAGTAGCAGAGCCAGTATCATCGCCAGAGTTATCTACAGAAGTAAAGTTGTAATTGATAACAGCGGGGTCGCCAGCAATAACAGTCAGCGCAGAACCATCCAGACGCTCGATTGTGATAACGCTTGAGTTTCCACCACCGCCACCGCCGCCTTGAATAACAACGGTAGTTTTAACAGTGCCATTTTCTAATAGGTTTAGCTTAGAATCCTCATAAGTAATATCGTACTCACGCCCAGCATTCGGGTCGGGCTTCACATTCTTTAGCTGCTCCTGAATGTCGGAAATGTCGCTGTTGATAGTATCAATGCTATTCTGCAAACCAGAGGCGGTGTTCTTCACAACAGTTAAATCGTTTGATACTGTCTCAACACTAGCCTTTTCAGCCTTTGACTCGAGAAGTTTGTTGGTTGCTTGTTTGTTATAATAATCACTTTGCAGCGTCTCAGGTAAATTTCCAACACTGTCTTGCAGATTTTTTACGGCTGCATCATTACTGGTTTTATACTCAGTCAGCTCAGTCTGGACAACGGAGACATTTTCATCGATTTTTGCATCGACAGTCTTATTGAAAGCAGTTACCCATTCAGCACTCGGGTCTGTGTTCAGAGTAATGGTTTTAATAAGTTTGTCACCATTCAAGAATTTAATTGTCTGTGTTTCTGCATCGTATTGCACATCAAATTTTGCCAGACCGTCAACCTTAGCAATGTCACCCTGAAGTAGAGTAATAAAACCATTTACTTCTTCCTTAGTGTAGTAATTTGCCAGTGTATCAGCCAAGCCATCCACGACTGCCTGCGCGTCTTTTGCACTCTGAGCGGCTAGTGTTGCGGCAGTCTGTGCCTCGCCAACTTTCTGACTCATTGTAGACAAGAATTGTGTGTACCAGTCGTCACCAGTCGGGTCGTTCATTGCTGTACCGGTCAGGGATTTCAAAACATTCAGCTTCTCGTTCGGTTTTGTACGCCACAGATAATTCTTTGATTCACCGCTGCTAGGTACAGTGATTGCACCAGTTGCCATAATTTCAAATTTCAGCACGCCATCCTTCACAGTGGCATAGTCGCTGACCATCCAGTAGAATCGAATTTTATCATCGCTGTAACTCACATTGATGGGCGCTGCATAGTTCTCGGCGTTATTGGCGTTCACATAATGAATCTGAATCGTCATGCCCATCAGGTCAACACCATCGTAATAACGCGGCATCTCAAATGGAATGACCTGACTGTTATTTTCCTGTGTGATATTTACCTGAGTCGGACTCAGCGTGATCTCTTTGTTGGTATCGACCGTAGAAAAATCATTGTCCGAGAAGGTGTCATACCATGTATAATTGCCGCTTCTTGTGAAGTTTTGGTCGCCGGTATCAAAGGTTGTAATATCTTCATCATAATCGACTACCGGACGCGCATCTTCCATGGTTGCCTCCATTGTCATGACAGGGTTTTCGTCTGTCATCCGCTTGGATTCTTTAAATGATAATGCCATCTACTCACTCCTCTCATTTTATTAAGTTGCCGTATTATCTGTATATTTTTCCTTAAGGACGTTCTCGTAGGTAATATAGGGATAATACGGGTAATAACGGCTCAACGTAACATTCATTGTGCCTTCTCCAATGTTCTTATCTATTTTTTTTATGATCCATTCCACCGCAATATTGGACTTTTCAGCGTCGGATTTCAGGTATTCCGGTGCGTATTTTACTTTTTCATTTACATCAAGCCATGGAATCATGTGCATGTTTAATGTAATAGAGTCCGTCAGTCGGCAATTCTTCCATAGCGTGTACTTGCATACTGTCATGGCAGATTCGTCCGATGTATATCCTTCATACTCACTGCCGGAACATACAAGGTTTCTGCGTCCAATCTTATCTATCGTCAAACGACTGTTATATAAATCGTCAGTGCGGTTCGGGTCGTTCACAACAACGTATTCAAGGTTGTCACACGCTTCGGCGATCTTATCCGCCGCAATCTGTTCAGCACTAGGCATCGCATCTACGAATTTTGTCATAGCATGAGATTGAGACTGCCCAATAAAATAGACCCGACTCTCAACAAGAAGAGCAGGGTCTGATAGTTCAGTCTCTTTATTAGTGGCTGGATCGTACTTTATGTATTTTGTTTCGTAATGCTTTGTTTCTTCATTGTAGACTTGTTTCGGATAATAACGCACCTGTGGGTCGCGAGGTTCTTTTTCATATTGTCCAGTTGTAGGATTAAAGTTATAAGTGAACGCACCATCCGACGCCTGATTCAACCAATGTTCTCCATACTGAATGACATAATACCGCCCCTTTTTAAGAACGGAAGTATCTTCTGGTTCGTCCTCGCCATCTTCGTTTGTAACAGCTTGGAATAGCATCATAGGACCATAAACTGCGCGACTCACATCTTTATATTCACCCTTGCCATCAGGATTTGTTTTGATTGTCGTAATAAGATTTTCAATGCAAACACGTGCATCTATTGCGACATCTTCTGGGCACACAAAGGAAAACTTCGTGCCGTCACTAATTGATGCCTGTTTTAGCTTCAACCACAAAATGGACGCGCCTGTATTGTCGGGGTTCATGTTGTAACTTACGTTCAATTCGTTGTTTTTAATGAGCGCAACAACATCATCCCATTCTTTTGTGCCTTTTTTACAATACACGACTTCACCTGTGCCATCAGGGTCGGTTTCTTCAAGCTTGTCCTTACAGAAGTAATCACTGGAGTTCGATGCACCCCACACCTCAACACAATTATGAATCTGGCTGTAATCAACACTGGCATCTTCACTAATAACCATGCTTTTAAAGATATCTTCGTCCAAAACAACAGGGTCATCATAACCGGACGGAATCTCCTTACACACAAAAGTATCGTCGTCAAAATACATCTCGAAAGGGAAGTATAGGTCTCTCAGCTCTGTCAGGATGTTCCAAATTGTCGTGCCGGTATTATATTCTAGGTCGTGTGGAATGCGCCGTACCCAGTAATCCACCATACTCTTTGTCAGTCCAGAAAGCTCGAATGTCTCTTTAATAGAATCACGAACATAGTGGGGCTTCTTCTTATCGTCCTCGTAATATTTGATTCCATCTTTAATCGTAAGCTTGCGTTCATACATTGGAATGCGTGTTGCGTATCCAGTCAGGGTGCCGCCAAGTGTACCGTCTAGTAAAGAGGTTAAATCAAGGCAAGAAAGACTCAATTTATTCGTTGTTGCATTATAGCTATATCCGTTCTGCTGTATTGCATAGACACCTGCGCCATACCAGTGCACGCCATCCGTATCTACAAAGTTTGTTCCATAGCGAGCCTTTGACTGCCCAGAAAGCAAATCATAATAAAAATCGTATATCTGATCCATTCCATCTTTCAGTTCCCACAGTGTACCTTGAATGTCATGCATAGAATAACCAAGATATCTACTTGTACCATGAAAATACTTTTCTAGCTCTTCTTCGGTACAACCTGAAATAGCAGCAACATCAGCTGCTGTCAACGTTCTGCCATTATGGACGCCACCTTCAACAGCAGCAATCATGTTTTTTACACGAATCTTATTTCCATATACAGTACAATCAATACCGATGGTATCCAATTCCAATATCTTACTCTGCAATGTTGTGCCGTCCCTTTGAACAGAATCGAACGCAGCATTAAAGATTGCTTCGAGATATGAGCCAATATCCGCTTTCAGTAACGGAATAATCGTATTATCTGCAGCAACAAACATCGGAGTGTATGCAATTTGATATGCTTTTTTGTCCATCTCAAATTCATCGACGGCACCTAGAACAGTAGAGTATGTACCACTTTCACCTTGCTCTTCAAGGAATGTTGCATACATTGCTTTATTTTGCTCTGTCCATATGATGCGTTGACGGTTTATGTTATCAATATTTCCATACTGTGCGTAACCACCAATTTGATATCTCCATATTGCTTGTCGTAACTCTATGGCTTTACTTATGTATAATATATCGCTTTTTATAACACTCTCTATTTTATCTTCTGAAGGAGTAATATCGTTTAAATCAATCAACGATTCGCTTGTTGGCGCTTTCATGCCAATACGCAGACGCAGCATTTTACTTGTCCATTCTTCGGTAGAGAATTGAGAAATAGAAAAACCTTTTTTAGGAAAAATATCAAGATTAAATGTACGCCGCGTATCTGAATCTGCATCAATAGAGTTTGAGCCGCTTAATGCAAGTCCTTCTATCATGTCGATAATCTGGTAGTTTTTATTCAACAACTCAATACGACAGTACAATCTTTTTGACCGGCTTTTCAGTAAGGCCAGATCTTCTTCTGTTGGTAAGTAAGTCATGGCCCACCTCCTTAAATTAAACCAGCGTTCTTCATATCGCTGCTGCTATTTAAATCGCCAGTCTCTATAAAATCAAACGAAATTTCCACCTTGTCTGGGTGCTCATCGTCAGAATAAGAAACATTTCCGTTTACGTTTATCAGCCATGCGCGACCATCGTACATCTTTAAAACCTTTGGCTTTTTATTCGTCAGCCAGTCAATAAATGTTTCACGATAGTCCACAGAACCATCAAAATCAAACATATCCGTTGACTGATCCCATTTGATAATAACGCCAGAGAAGTTTCCGTTGTAATAGTTCGCTTCACTGCCGTAGAACACAATGGGATATTTACTGCTAAGTGTTGTTTCAACGGCGGCTTCCTGATTGCGTGTCACACCAGTTACCTTCGGCTCGAGACCGACATAATACGAAGTATCCTTATCCATCAGCCATGCACCTTCAAATTCACTGACAACATTGACAGATGCAGACAATTGCTCAATATCATCTACAACAGGGACTGCTGCATATTGATACATAGTCTTTCTACCACGAGCATATTTGTCATGGCAAACAAACGAGATAGAGCCGATTATATTTTTGATACTTCTCTCATAAATTGTTGTCCACTCATATTTACCAACTTCTCTTCGCTTGACCCGAATCAAATCAAAGTTGTCTCTCATTTCCGTTGTTATAGTAATCGAAAGTTTAATTTTTCCTTCTCTTTTTTCGTTTTTCGCTACGATTTCAAGATTCTGTAGTTGCCCATTATATGCAATTCTAAACGCGCAAAAACCAGTATCTAATAAATATCCATTTACGGTCTCTCCTGTTGCCCGCACGTAATAAACCTTATTATTATCAAGACTTTCTACGTTAAAGCTGTGTGCAATAGTGCCATAGTGTGTCTCTTCATAAAGCAAGTTTTTATCTCCATCATAAAGCTGATACTTATACAGGCTCAGTGTCTCTCCCTGGTCTTCGATGTTTTTATACTGTACATCAAAAGAAAAAGCAGGGAACGGAATTGTTGTTACAGTGGTTGAATCAACGTCTGTGAACTTCAGCAACGGCTTTTCGTGACAATAAAAAAGAACGGCATCGCTCAGATCACTTTGCTTGCCGCTCTGGTTCTTTACTGCAATTTTAAGATAGTATGGAAGTAATCTATTATGTACAAGACCCGCTGGTAACGTGAATGTCCGTATCGAAGATGCCCCACTTGTATTTACAGTTTTATCGATAATGATGTTGCCGGAGGCATTATCATGGATTACATATTCGACTTCATTTACTGTATCATCGTAACAGGTATATCGCACCGTGTTTTTTTGCGCTGCATCTATTACTGAAAATTTTGAAATTATAGGTTTTGCCAAATTAACGCCTCCTTTACTAATTTATTTTATTCCGTAAATAATACGCGGGATAGCATAATTGGGGTATATTTTAACATTTCCTGAATCATCCCAAAAACCTTTTTTTGTGGTATATCTAAAAGCATTTTTAAATGTAACTGTGACAGTGTTGTTTTGAGAAACAGATACTGAAAAATATCTCATAATATTACTATTGCACCATTCCCAATCCATATTATCAACAACGCCTGTATTAAATGACATACCTTCTTTATATGTTCCCTGAATAATGTTTTGTGATGGGTCTGCTTTATAATGTTCCCATTGTCTTACAAAGTATGCAGACGGATAACTAAAAAAAGTATGATACCAAATTGTCGAATTTGTAATTAATGGAACGACCATAGTATTCGTAGAAGTATAATAAGTCTCTATTCTTATTTTAGAGTCAATAATCGTCTGGGTTTCATATTCTGGATTTCCATAGCTGTCTGTGTTTCCTGTTGGAACTTGTTCGACATGGGTTATAGTTCCTTCCTGACTGTCGTCCACTTTTCCATTCTTAAACAATCCTCTAAAAAAGAATAAAAGCTCATTATATTGCGTCTGCGAATTATCAAAACTAAATGTTCCTACTTTATATTCTGCTTCTGCATCGTTTCTCCACAATTCTTTAAAAACAGAACCTGAAGCCAATTTGTCGGCAGATATTGTATTATTGCCAATTGTAATACTGCCGCCAGAACCAATCGTTAAACCACCGCTTAAATTCAATCTGTTTGCATCGATTGTTCCGGTTGTAATCTTGCCTCCATCTATTTGCGTAATGCTATTATTCACTGATTCAGAGTTTAAGACAGTTTGTCCGTTTTGAATCGTAACGGCTCCTGTTAACTCAATATTTTTTGCGCTGATTTTTACAGATTCTGGCTGGGCACTTATCATAGAAACAAGTTTTTCGCCAGTATAATCGTCTTTTTCTACGCGCAGTGTGATATCTTTTTCAGTCTGTGTGATCCTTGATTCAGCAGTAGAAACACGCTCTTTTAAACCAGACATATCTTCGGTATACGTTGTTGCAGTTACACGAGCCTCTATTTGTTCTTTTGTTACCTTCAAGTCGGAATCATACTCTTTCTTAAAAGTAGCAAGGTCGGTATTTGCTTTATTGGCGCTGTCCAACGCTTCATCCGCTTTAGTGTCGTCTGTGTATTTTGATGCTACCACCCAATCTAAACGATTATAACTGGCGGATATAGGACGAGAAACTTGACAAACAAGCATATAGCCATTGAAACTATAATCTGCCCATACGTCACCTTTACTATAAGGTGGAGATGGAGTATTAAAGAAAACACGTCGAGAGCCATCAGCGGTGTCGGACTCTTTACTTACTATTTTCAAAATTTTTAATAAATTTTCGTCATCAGCAGTAAGCCATTCATATTCATCTGTCCAAATATATGCTTTTTCTTCATTACAATCATAATAAATATCACCAACATGTAATCGTTTTGCATCATCAGTTGACCAGTCTTTTGTTGGAGTTGTAGAGTTAGATGGAGCTCCATTGTATAGCCATAACACTATTTGCGAATCAATTTGATCCTTAATGTTAAAGAACTTACCTACATCTGTATATCGAATTACTGTATCAGCGAAATCTTTATCAATAAAAGAGGACAGCTGGTCTCCGACTACTTTGACCTTGCTGTCCACTGTTTTCATTGTACCAACATTATCGGGGGAACATACCAGCCGCTTCATATCGCCCTGCAACGCAGTCACAACCACACTCTGTCCAACGGTAAAAATCTGGTCAGAAGTAATATTGTACTGGCTTCCAAATACTGCGATTGTGTATGTATTCCCATTCACCGCAGTTACCACGCCAGTCTGCGATTTATCAAAATTTGCAGTGTCGAGCTTTTTGTCAATCGTGTCAACAATGACCTTACTCAACACATCAATTGCGTCTTGACTTTTTTGTGACATCTCGTCCCTCCCTTTATAATATGTATACTCAATCTCAACCTACCCAACCCACCCTGAGCCAAGTATACTTCGTATTTATTTTTTGCTTAATGCTTTGCTTATCGTTTGTTAAGTTGCTGAACAATTCTATTTGGCAGACGGTTCACAAGCTCGGAAGCAAGTGTATCGCTATCGCCAACAGGGTTGTTCACATTCACATCGCCAATAGACAGGGAAATACCGCCAGAACTACGACTTTGTACCATAGAGGCGGAGCTATTCTTTGCCAGCTGGTCACTGAACCACTTATCGGGATTGCCGCCCATCTCAAACAGGCGGGAAGTAATGTCCGCAGGAACAACACCGTCGCCAGTCTCAAGATAGGTATAACGACCAGAAGCAGGCTGACGCACCAGCATTTCTGGGCCAGCTTCATCGACATTGTAAGTGCCGCCGTGTTTGATCTTCTTATCGCCGGACGCCTTCTTGCCCCAGTTCCAGAACCAGAACTTAGAACCCCAGAATTTATCCCATTTGGATTGCTTCTTTTCCTCTGGTGCACTCTCCTCTGTCTTATTCTCCTCGCTTATAGTGCCCTGAGTGGCATTTATCGTGAGATTCGTAATACCAGTAGCTTTCTTTGTGTTTTCGGCAGTTTCAGAACTGGTGTTGGCTGTGTCCTTTGTATTCTCGGCAGTTTCTTTACTCTTACCAAAAATATCTTTGCACAGATTTACAACCGCACCAATCGGGCTAATATCCCAGAAGAAAGAAGCAACGGACTTTATTGCCTTCTTGCCAAAGCCATCTTCTTTATTAGACCAGATTTTCTTCTGATTCTTCATGGCCTTTGTGCCGCCATATATACCAAGCGCTGCGGCACCGGCGATTGGAATCGCGGCAGGTCCAGCTGCAGCCAAGGCGCTTCCTGCTGTACCAATAAGTTTCCCGGCACCAGCAAGCAACTTACCTCCGCCCTTAACTAATGTGGTTCCAACCTTACCAACCCCGCCAAGAATCGTGGAACCAATCTTGCTCTTACTAACAGCATTACCGACAGTCTTGAATCCATCCACAACCATGGAAACAATACCGCCGCCTTCGCCGGAACCGTTAAATAGACTTTGAGCGCCACCTTTGATCCTATCCCAGATACCGCTAAATGTTTCAACAAGTCCGTTTCCAGAAGTCTGAACTTTACTCCTTAAGACGTTGAAGAAATTCTCAACTACATTAGCGGACTCACCAGTTGCTTCTTCGCCACCCTTATTGAAGAATCCTTTTATCGTATTCCACAAACCTTTTGTGCCGAGATCTTCGTACTTACCAGTCTTAATTGCAGAATACAGGTTATTTACCTTCGTGAGCGTATTGATCAGTGATTCAAGGTTTGTAATCAGGTTTTGGATGCCAGTAATTACACTGCCGGTATTCAGGCTTGCAATGATCTTATTGTGATAACCATCCAGCGAGCCTTCCATCTGTGTGATTGTCATCTGCTGGATCTGTGCTGTGTACTCAAGCTCCTTCTGGTAATCCTTCCAGCTCTTGCCGATATCATCCATGACCTCAGACAACTTGTCCTTGAACTCATTGTACTTCTTGATCTGGTCGTCAATAGCCTTCTCAGCATCCTTCTTATTCCACTCACGCTTCTTATCAGCAAGATCTTCGCGTGCAGTGCGCACATCTTCGGCGTTTGCCTGCCACTCGTAACCATTCTCAGTGTACACACGAGTCGTGCACTGCTGTTCGGCTCGGGCGAGAGCGTCCTGTGCCTTAGAAAGTTCGATGGCACGCTCGGTCGCATCGTTGTTTTCTTCCAGAGCTTCCTTCTGCTTGTTCAGAGCTTTAATCCGCTTGTCGATGACTTTATTCATCGTATCGCCCCAAATCTTGAGGTCGTTATTGGATTTGTCATTTAAAGTGGAGAGAAGGGAAAGAAAAGAGGACAGAACAGCTTTTGCATCGGATAGAGCGGACTTAAATTCCTCGATTACCTTTTCGACGCCATCCCAGTGCTTTTTCAGTTTTGTTGTAACCTGTGCGTCGGTCTCTTGAACTTCGAGAAGAGCCTTTTCCAAAGCGTCATCAAGTTCCTTTTGAACCTCGGCTTTTTGCTTGAGAGCTTCGTCTTCTGATAGATCCTTGTTAGAATCAATGGCAGACATTTTCTTTGTATATTGTGCTAAGACTTTCTGATACGTTGCAGTCTTCTTTGCAAGCTTCACATATTCTTCATGGGTTGGTTCACGCACATCATCAATCATTGCCTGAACTTGAATACCAATCGGACTACCTTCAAACTCTTTTGCAAACGCACTCAGTTTATCAACGTAACTTTGGCGAAGTGCCTTTACGTCAATTTTAGCGTTTCCGTCCTCATCATAAGTAAGTAGATTAGAGAATTCTTCAGGAAGTTCCTGCAGCTTCTGCATAGTATCCTGTGTCAGCTGGCCGGTAGTATTCCACTCGTCCATCGCATCTTTTAGCGTGCTCCAATTAGTTTGGTATTTGTCCAACTCGGTATTTACACGCTCAAGGTCAGTTCCAAGACCAACAAGATAATCACTAACAGAAATTTTGCCGCTTTCAATATTTGCCTTATCAGAACTTAACGAGTTTGCAAGTGCAGTAGCCGCTGCCCCGCCGGTTTCGTTTGCGGCTTTTATGCGCTTATCCAATTCATCAAGAGTTGCTTTCTTAAATGCCTCGGTGTTAAGATTGATGTTTCCGTTTTTGTCAACGAGATTATCCATCAAATCCTTGTTATCACCAAAGAACTTGCTCAGCTGCAAGATTGACTCTATCTTACTTTCTGTTGCATCAAGGTCACCAACACCGAATTGACTGTTCTTGATTTTCTGCTGAACATCATATAACCCAGAAAATGCGGATTTTATAGCGTCCGTCTTTTCCTTAGCCTTGTCCATCGCAGTGCCGTAGCCCTTGATAGCGTCAGTCAACTGCTCAAAAGAGATGGTTTCAGAATCAACACTAGAATTCAACCAGTCGAGAATCTTCTTCATCTCGCCAGCAGACTTGCCACCATCATTAGCCGCATTTGCTTCCTTGAATTGTGCCTTAATAAATGTGCGGAATTTGGCTGTATTAAGTTCAAGTTTTCCGTTTTGCTCCGTCAAACAAGCAGTAAACTTGTCATCGACACCAATCAGTGACTTCATTGTATCAGCACAGATATAACCATATTGGTTATATTCTTTCATGGCCTTTGTTAAGGTATCAAAAGCAGAAGCAATATCAGTCACAGACTTCGCAGTAGACTTGTTGTTCTTGCTGGCCTTATTTGTCGGGAACCCATTCAACTGATTTGTTAATGCTCGCCCACCCTTTAAAGCGGCATTCATATTGGTGTACAGCAAAGAAAGCTGAGTATTTGTGCGAGTCGTGATTTCCTCTAGTTTTGCAGGATCTACGCCGCGTTCGCCGGCCTTCTCTACTTCGTTTGCAAACTCCTGAGCTGCACTGTATGTCGCAGTAGCCGCAGTAGCATTTTTCAAGGCAGGAAGAAGATTCTCAAGAGCAGTCTTTTCAGCCGTGGTTTTCTCTTTTAGGTTATCGGTACTTTCAGCTGTGTCATCGGCAGTAAGGTTTGCAACCTCATGTTGTGCGTTAGACAGAATTGTTGCCGCAGCTTCTGCGTATTCAGCAGCAAGTAACTCGGCATAACTCTGTTTATTTATCTGGAGCTTACCATTAACAAGCTCAAGGCAATTCAGATACTCGGTGTTCATCGTCAGTAAAGACTGAAGAGAATCGAGACTCATGTAGCCATACTGATTGTACTCTTCCATTGCACTGGTAGAAGCTTTATACGCAGACTGGATTTCATCCATTTTGGAAGAAATATCTTCCATCTTCTGTGCGCCAGCAACCATTGCGTCAACACCATTTGCAGAAGACTGAGCTACAATACCAACTTGAACAAGTGCTTGGATAAACGCATTCACACCGTTTGTATCAGCAGAAAAGTCCATGTCTGTAAGAGCTTTGCGAAGATTTGCGAGAGCTTGAGCTTGCTCGTCGGATAATCCTTCGTTTGTACCCCACAAGAGCTCGTTTAACTTACTTGCATCAAACCCATCAATTGTATCTTCCAATGTTTGAACGGCAGAGTTTACCTTATCGAAAGTAAAACTGACATCCATATTGTTGTTGTTGTCATTCTGCCAAAAATCGATTGCTTGAAGTTTTCTACGAGCGTTTGTATTGTTGTTGATAGCATCCGTTGAGTCGTTGTAAGAATCTACATCATCACGGAGAGCAGATTGCTCATCAAGCAAGAATTGATACAGACTATGATACGTTCCACCGGCAGCTCGCTCGGCTTCTGTAGTGTTATCGATAACATACTTTAAGGCTTTACCAACTTCGTTGTAATAATCAACAATCGAATCCGCATCATTTAACTTGTCAGGTCCATAACCACCGAACTTGTTAAAAATATCAATGCCAGCATTTTTAATCTGGTCACCCATATCCATTTCAGGAGCCGACCAAACAGTAAGGTAATGAGTCCGATTGTTCTTCTTGGCCGTATCAACAAGTTTATTACCCTGAGCGTCTTTGTTTTGGGTCAACTCATAACGAGATGCCTCCAACTGCTCCGCTGTAATATCCTGAAGTATACCAAGCTGTTCCTCATACTTGCCGTTTTGAAGGTCAAGTTTACCAAGTTTGTTTTCATCAAGCGTTCCTTGTTCTTTCGCAAGATCAAGAATCTCTGCCTGAATATCTTTTGCTTGGTCAAAGTCTTCTGTATCCCAACCAGACTTGTCGCCAAGTTCTTCATAAGCACTGACCAGATCCTTTAAAGAGGAAGTGGTGCTCTGCGCAGCATCGGCGGCTTCCTTAGATTTCGTTGCGACGTTTTGCACTCGTTGTGACGCTTCCGTAATCTTCTTAGTCCCCCAAGAGACGAGCAATCCAATTCCAACACCCAACACAGCATTGAGCAATAAAGCTTTTGCGCGAAGGGCAAGTAGTTTAAGGGAAAAACCTTCAGTTGCTTCGCCTGCGGCTTCCGCATTTACTTTACTTTGTTTTAGTGATGTGATAAAATTGGAAATAGAAGGCTTTGTACCATTTAAAGATGCGTTGTAGTCATCTATCGCATCTTGTAACCACCCAAACCAGATTTTTATATCGCTCCAAGCCTTGTTGTGTACGCCATCTTCATCAGCAGTAAATAGGAAAGATAACATCGAAATTTTATCATTGAGGAGAGAAGAATGAATAAAATTCTATACTGCCCATGGTGTGATAGATACGCTAGAGAGCCATGGTATCATTGTCCATTTTGCCACAGCCAAACTATCTATATAAAAGCATGGGATAAAAAATCTGACGAAGAAAAGAAAGAATGGTTAAAGAAATTTCCAAAAGTTGACCCACCAAGACCAATCAAAGACAAATCACTACTTCGTGAGGCGGAAAAATTCGACAAACAAACCCGTGCTCAACTTGAAGAAGAAGCTCGCCTTGCTCAATACAAACCAACTTGCCCAGTATGCCACTGTCCTGATTTGGAGAAAATCTCCGGCTTTGACAAGACTGTGGATATAGCGGTCTGGGGCGTATGGTCGAGAAAAGCGCATAAGCAGTTTAAGTGCAAAGCGTGCGGATATGAGTTTTAAAGGAGAATAAAAATGCTTCAAAGAACAACAAACGGTGTCTCTCAGAAAGATTTTTGTCTTCATTCTCCTGCTAGTGTAGAATTCAACGGAAAGGAAGTTCGTGGACTAACAGCTTATTGGGATACTGGAAGCTCCGTATGCTGCATCGCAAGAGAAATTGCCAACAAACTTGGCTTGCCCATCATGCCAACTCAACAAGAGGTTAGATCAATCACAGACTCTAAAATGGCTGACGTTACCGTCTGCACATTAAAAATTGGCTATGGCGATGACATAATTCTTCCCGATACATTGTTTTGTGTTATGGACCCAAAAGATTTTGAATATGAACTTCTTATCGGCCAAGATGTTATAGGGTATGGAGAACTACATACTAAATACAATCCAGCAATGGAACGGATTAGACTTGAGTTTGAGATTGACCCTTCTGTGATTCCAGACCCTGAGATTTGAGTATAGCCTTCCACTGTGAAAAAATTTGTCTCCGTTCTTCCTGAGTAAACGGAGGCATCTTCCGTACTCTTACGGAAACAATATTAAAATCGTTCATTTGAATACCTCCGATTTTAATGAGAGAAAAATCTATGGATAAATATGTACGCTACTGCCCGTTATGTGACAAGTATTATCCCCAAAATCAAATGCTGTGCGCATTTTGCTTTAGAGATGTCATATTATCGCCTAAGTGGAATAGTATGAGCCAGCAAAAGAAAATCAATTGGAAGTTTGAGCATCTGCCGCAGGTTGACATTTCAACACTTAGCAAAGATTCGCTCAAAAAAATGCAAGATAAAGCCAACGCCTTTGACGCTCAATATAGAGCTGAATTGGAGGAGAAAGAACATCCGAAATACGTTCCCACCTGCCCAACCTGCGGTTCACCTGATATTGAAAAGATTAGCGGAACCAGTAAGGTTGTTGATGCAGTGGTCTGGGGCATTTGGTCCAAAAAGGCAGGGAAGACGTTTAAATGCCGGAACTGCGGTTACGAATGGTGATGAATTATGTCTCTTATTATTGCAATCCCTACTAAGCAGGGGATCTTCGTGTCAGGCGATTATAGACGAGAATCTAAATATACCGACAGAGACTCAAACGAAGTCATGTACACCACTCATTCTGATTTTGAGCAAAAGGTTTTCCGAACTAACAATGGTCATGCAATAGCTCTTGCTGGAAATGCAAAGTTAAACGATGGAACTTCGACTAATGATACTGTTTACAAGCTTGTTAAGAGTATCAATCGCCGCAAACTAACCATCAAACAAGAAATCGAGCTTGTAAAGAAAGACATCTCAGCTAAAACAGGAGATAATCCTGTTGCACTTCTTATCGCTGGCTACGAGAATGGAAAACAAGTCATCTTGAAAACAGATACAAGAGAGAATAGTATTCAGGACGTTTCAAACGAAGACATTGCTGTCATCGGTGTGATGGGTGTCGCAGAAAGACTCATTCGCATAGTACCGCCGAGAGATACACTTTGCGAAATCGATGTTGTTGAGTACATCAAGTTTCTGAATAGAACGGTCGCAAAAATGCTGGAATTCTCGGACTATAACCCAATGGTAAGTGAAGACTGTGACGTTCTAGTTATCACAGAGGATAACGCCCGATGGAAAACCTCACTCAGAAGACTCGACTCTCTTAGGTAGTGGACCGTAATCAGCGTAAATTACGATTGTCCCATCTTTTTTTAGGCATGATATCCCAAAATGCGGAACGACTTCTTCGATATCTGGAAGTTGAGCCGCAAATGCTTCAATTTCTTCAAGAGTTGAAAGAGGTTTTCGCTCAAAAGTAGTAGTATCATTCATATGAAAAAACCTCCCAAGAGAGCAAGCTGAAATTGAGGCAGCAAAACCTAAGTATGTTCCCAAATGCCCTATCTGCGGTTCACCAGATATAGAAAAGATCGGAACTGCTTCTAAAGTCTTAGATGTAGCATTCTGGGGCTTTGCCAGTGGAAAAGTAAAGAAAACTTTCCATTGTAAGAATTGTGGGTATGAGTGGTAAGCGGTGCCTAACTGAGATAGCATAAATAAAGCCCCTGTCGGATGGCATCCGTCCAACAGGGGAGTTATATGTTATTTAACTTAGTGTTTTGGCATCTCAACTAATCCGCCAATATTGAACTTTTGATACGGGGAATTGTTATCCATGTACATGAGTTCAAATCGCTCAACTTCACTCATCTTGATGCAAAGGACAGTTCCATCTACACGATGCTCTTTAAGTGCAGTTGGAATATCATCGGTACTATTTGCCGTACAATGATGAATCACCACAATGTAATCATCATCAGCACTTGAAAGTTTTCCGTAGATTACCTTCCCATCTTTTGTGAAAACTAGAATCTTTGTGCCACGTTTCGTATCAAAGAATTTAGTCCAAATATTGTCGGCAGTTTCAACACTTAGAAAATGGGCAAAGAATTTTCTTGCCGGAAAACTATTCTTTATTAAATAAAATAAGATACCGCAAATAAAGCCAAGGGCAACATAAAGTAGGGCTGACGGAACTACTGTAATTAAACATTGTGGCGCGTAACCATCCACGAAATTCTTGAAAAGATATCCAAGCGAAATACTAATAATAACGTATGCCGCATACTCAATCTTTTTCATCGAAAGACGAGTATAAACCCAGACGCAAATTGCTCCTGGAACAAAATAAGAGAATAGTGAGTTAAAGTCACTTATCAGTTCCGTTATTTTCACTTTGACCTCCTTCTTTTGGTTTTACGGTTCGGAGACTTTGAAAAAATTTTACATCCGAATCAATATCAAAGTCCTTACCTTTGCCATCAACATACGAGAATTGCATATCACGACTCGAAATTTCATAATCCGGCACATGCTTCTTATTGTTTTCCATGATTCAACACTCCTTTTGTAAGAGTGTATCATAGGCTGTCGTAAAAAGCAACATAAATTAAAACACCCGGCCTCCCAGCAGTAGGGAAGTCGGGCTTGTTTTATGATGATGCCTTACTTCAGTTTTTCCAGAATCTCGTCTGCGCTCACACCGCTAGACAACAACTTCTTGAGCATATCCTCAGCTTCGGCCTTCTTTGCAGCTTCCGCAACCTTTGCGTCCGCATCAGCCTTTTTCTTTTCAAGTTTGGCGATCTCTTTATTGAGTTTTTTCAACTCCGATTCTTTTGCTTTACGCTGAGCATTCAGTGTAGCGATATCATCACCAATAGTTGCAATCTCCTGAGCAATAGATTCTGCGGCAGTATTCTTTTCAGCAATCTGTGCCGCATAATCGATACCGTCAAGAACTTTTACTTTGTTCTTGCTTCCTTTAGGTCTAGCCATAATAAAACACCTCCGTATATTTTGGATACGCGATTGTACTTTTATTATAGCCAGAATATCGTATGTAGTCAACGAATATTTTATTTTCTCTTTCTTATATCGCGCCAGAGAGTAGCGCGTCTCCTCGTTTCCACCTACTTCTTTAAGTCGTCTGGTTACGTCTGAGGTGGACTTCTGAACTTTCGTCCAGAACTGACTATCCTTCCAGTGGTTGCTCACTGACCCTTTTTAGTCGATGAACCTTCCACCCTCCTACATTATATAATAGGAGAGTGGATCGGCTGCTGACCGCCCATTGTAAACGCTACTTAGCACTCAATTATTACCATATTTTGACAATACGATAAAACCGAGCTTTTATCTCAGCATATAGCATCCATATCCTTGTTTCTATCTTTCGATTCCTACATTATATAAATATAGGCGATATGGCTCTTAGGGTTTCCCAGCACTCTAGGGGTTATTTTATTTTTACATGGTGCCGCATCCTATATTTTTATACGCAACAAATATAAGAGGGCATATTAACTTTACCCGCACCATTTTTGAGCTTTCCGCTCATCTGTATTACGGACAACACACCGGAGATGGCGGCTGTCAAAGTGGGTAATGTACCAGCAAATTTTACAGCGTTATCTGCACCGTCAACAAAAACCGTTGCAAGATCTACGAAAAACTTCGGAATATCAGACTTCATCAAGTCTGTACTAAATTTCTGAAACGCAGAATCAAGCTGATTAAGCTTCGCTTGCAGGCTCTGCATATAGGTCTCATTCTCACGCATTGCGCTGCCGCTAGAATTAAGCGCCTGCTTCATGGCATCTTCAGCAACGCTAAAATTATTCAGCAGGGCAGATGTACTCTGACCTCCTCTCTTTCCAGAGATTAACTCAGTAATATTTGCCTGTGTTGTGTCAGACAGATCTTTCCAAACCTCAGAAAGCTCCTTCATAATCTGATATGTTGATTTGAAGGTATTATCATCCTTCATAATATCAACACCAGCAAGTTGCTTCAACTCAGATCGAAGTTCGGATACAGAATCTGCCATCCCATCTGTTGCAATACCGGCATTCTCCGCATCTGTTTTTGAAGCACGAAGGTACATACTCAAAGTTTTTAGGTAAGTGCCACTCGTATCGGCGTCCTGAAGTACACCATTTACAGCAGCCGCCAAACTAAGCGTCTCCTGATATGTATTTCCGGCGGCAGACATCGCAGCGGAACTTTTCTGCATGATAATTCCAAGGTCGTTCATACTGACTGGTTCGGTATTAGCGATTTGATTCATGCAGTCTAGAAGACGCTCTGCATCATCAGCAACCAACCCAAAACCTTGCATTGCAGAAATCAGGTAAGAGGAAGCAGTCGTTGCGTTCTCAATCTGGTCTCCAACATTCGCCATAAGCGCAGACACACGAGCAAGCTCTTCAGAGTCTTTATCCGTATATCCAAGTCGTTTCCAATCGGCTGTGCTACTCACAAGATCGGAGATATTCGCGCCAAGCTCACGAGCATTTGTTGCAGTTCTATCGAGATATTCATTCATCTCGTCGCCAGTCATTTTACTGACTTTTTTAAGCTCTGTTACAGCCGTGTCCAGTTCCAGAACATTATCATAGACCTCTCGCAGACCTTGTTTGACCATCGCAACGCCAGCCATAGCGATGGCGGTCTGGAAGTGCTCTTTGAATAGACGAGACAATTTACCACCTAAAGACTCAGTAGTTGCTCCGGTTTTTTCTGCCGTAACCTCAAGCTTTGTTAAATCCGCATCGAGTTTAGTGACGCCTTCACTGCCATCAAGAGATGCTTGTTTGATTCTTGCAAGTTCGTTTGCAATATCAGGATATTTGCTTAAATTTGGAATGGAATCTTCAAGTTTTTGAGCACGAAGATAAATACTCTTTAGCTGTTTTTCATCGACATTCTTTCCACTTTCAATACCAAGTTCTTTAATGTGTTGGCTCGACTCTGCCAAAGTATTATTTAATGATTTACACTTGTTGTCAAAATCTTCAATCGTAGCACTTGCTTTACTATCTTGAATATTTTGTAAAGCGGCTTTCATTTCGGCTAACTTGCCAGATTCACCATCTTTACCGCCAACATACTCTTGAACGGATGGAATACTTCGATAACGGTCATTCTTCGAATTATTCTCGAATTCCTGAATCTTTTTTTGAAACGACTCTATTGTTTTCTCACGAGTTTCAAGTTGCTTCTTCTCGTCTTCGGAAATCCTATCAAGATTTGTCTGCAAAGTTTTCTCGTTTAAGTCAAGTAACTTTGCCTGTACTCGATTTAATCCGTTGGTGGCGGTTCGCTCAAGCTCTTCAATTTTTGATTTTGCATCTGCAGGAATAGCGTCTCCAAGAGATTCTTTAAGTCGAGCAACTTCATCGTCAATTGATTCAAGTTGATTTAGAACTTCAGTTAATTCGCCAGAAGACCAATCTTTTGCACTTAAATTTAAAGCATCTTTAGAAAGTTTTGCACTTTCTTGTAATCTTGTAATCAGCCTAGAAACATTTGAATCGTACCCTGCATTATAGTCGGCAGTTACTCTTTCCCGAAGTTTATCGAGATCGGTTGCGTCGTTTCGATTTCGATTTGGAGACTTTCTTGAAATTTCATTTACTTTTGAATATTCTCCAGTAGGTATTGCAGAACCAAGTTCCTTTTGAAGCCTCTTCGCTTCTTCGCGTAAACTTTGTAAATACACATAGCTCTGTTGTAAGTCTTTTGATAACGCACCATTGGAAAGACCATCCTGAATTTCTGCTCGTACCTTACCAATCTCTTTCACACGAGAATAAAAAGCATTTAATTTTTGAGTAGCTTCTTTTGTATCAGCACCTACCTTAACAGTAGTGCCACTACCTTTACTAGCACCATTTTGAGCTTTTTTTGATGCTTTTTGTATAGCAGCATCAATATTAGACTCGTCAATTTTCAAAGTGAGTTTTGGAGACTCTACCTTTTTAATGATTCGCTTCAATGCGGCATTAACATTGCCGATGGTTGCGCCTTCGTTTACACCAAAAGCAATCTCCACAGGAGCCTTTTTAAAACTGTTTTGAACTCCTTTAAATTGATTTTTTAACTCCTCGGTAGTAGTATCAAGAACGACCTTGACCTTTATGGCCGTTACAGAGGAAGTATCAGCACTACTTGCGGTGTTTGTATTATCCGCCATACCGTTGGTCACCTCTCTTTTCCATTTTCAACATTCCTTTCAAAACAAAAAAGAGAAGCGGCCAGCTCATTAAAGCCAGCCCTCCTCTCATTGAATTTTATTCCAAATAAATCCTCATAAAAGATGGCTTTTACAATCCATGTAAAGCCGTCTTAACAATCATTGCCGCCTCGACTTGCGCAGGAGCAATAAACGGACGTGCAGGGCGATATTCTTTCTGCCCACCAGACCGAAGATAATAACTCAGATCCATCCAAAGACCATTCTCAATCCAGTTCGCAAACATAGTTCCACCAACAGCCGCATTCTCACGTTCATCAAATAAAACATTCGCTCCACCATTCTCATTCCAAACAAGTGGAGAATTACCATGATGATATTCCCTATATAACAAAGTATCTGATGCTCTTTGAGAATCAAAATTCTTTCTGCCAAGAAAATAAGACGGTTGCGGTTTTGCGATGTCTTTCACAATCATCGTAACAGTGTTTCCATCACGAGTTACACTACTTACAATATTATTTGCATCTTCGATTCCGGCAGAACGGGCTGATTGTGACTGAATATTTTTCCTCGCACTTGCTTGAAGAACTGCTTCGATTTGCGGAGCTACGTCCTGCATAATTTGCTCCACACCATCCGCCACATCACTCAATAGGTCATCGAAGTTTGTGTATGACTGTTTCATTCACTCCACCTCAAATCTCAAACCGATCCTTTGCGGACTGAATCTTTGTCGTATCCTTTTTGATGTAATACTTGTTAGTCACATCCGTGCCAGCATGGTTCAGCAGGGAAGAGACATCTTCCAGACTCATGCCCGCATTCTTCAGCAGGGTAGCACCACTATGCCGGAAGTCATGCGGGTGCAGCGTGGGCTCATCAATCATCTCACCAATCTTCTTACACCAATCACCTGCAGTGCTTGAAGTAATCGGCATCCATGCGCCATTGATTTTCGTACCAACAAACACATAGCCGCCATCCTCAATATCATGCTCAGTACGGTATTCCTTCAGCTCTTTTAAAAGCTCAGAAACTTCCTTGCTGAACATTAAATCAACGATTTTGCCTTCCTTTTCCAGAACGTCATGCACCATGCGGTTCTCATAATCGATAGATTTCCAGAGTGTATTCCGCACAGCGTTAACACGAGCCATCGTGGATAGCGAGAACAGTGCGTACAGCCGCAACGTCATCGCATTATCCTTCATGTGAACGGTGGTTGCAGATTCGACCAACATATTCAGTTTTTCTCGCATCAACTTGACCTCATCCGGTGTGAGGTATGTCTGCTTCACAACAGCCACATCCTTTGTCGGTCGGTCAATGAACTCCATCGGATTTTCTTTGATAATTTTCTTCTTGCGAAGATACCGGTATAGCGCAGAAATCGTGCTCATGCGCCGCTTCATACGAGCAGAGTTGTTTCCGTGCTTCTTACAATAGAACAGAAATTCCTCAATATCCTCTTCCTCAAGTTCCGTCACGGGGGCGTTGCCCTGATTGTCCAGAACATAAATCATCCACTGCTTGAAATCCGATTCATAATTGTAAACAGTAGACGGGCTGAGGTCACGGATGCCCATATCAGTCTCATATCTATCCCAGTATTTCAAAGACACTGGGTTTACGTTCTTAAACTTCTCAGCATCCCATAACTTCAGCGGTTTACTTCTTGTAGCCATATTAAAATTCCCTCCAACCCACCTCTAAAAGTGTTTATTCCTTTTTATCTTTTGCCAGCACAGCAGAGATCTCCTGCTTATTGTCCAGCAGGGCAGAAGTTACTTCAGAAAACTTTTCAACATCAAAGTCTTTCAAGTTACCCTTCACATCATTCAAATAGTTCTCCATAAAGTCAACGAAATCAGAAATAGGGTCAGGCTTCTTAATAATCTCGTTGAGCTTGCCACAGAGACCAAGAACAAGCCATTCCTTATGAGAACGGTCAATCTGCTCGTGAACAGCCTTCTCCAGAGAATCGTACTGATCCCAGAATGCAGAAGTATCACAACCAGCCTTGTTAATCTTGAAGTTAAAAGACTCGTAAGCAATACGCGGCCACTCACTCTGCGGCTCACCACGATAATCATAATCCGCAAAATACTTTAGAACGGTTAGCCGGAACACTACATCGAGCAGTGCGGGCTGATAATCACCGTCAATAGTACATGCCTTAACTACTTCATCAAGAAACTCATTTCGCTCCTGAAAATTTAAAACCTTCATTTTATCTCCCTTTCGTCTGTGCTTGCTTTAATTTCTTTCGCTCTTTCCGAGCTTTTTTTAGGTCGTCATAATCGACCCAGCCTCCATCAATTTTGGAGTATGTAATCCAGCGGTAATCTACATCAGGATACTTGAACCAGAACATCTTGCGCTTCATCAGCGCAACACTATCAGCAAATCCCTTCGTATCAATCACTTGTTTGCTGCCATCTCGATATGTAATTTCATAGTCCGCCACATAATCAATCTTCCGCACCGCTACGTTCTTTCCGTCCTTATCGACCCGGCTGAACGCTTCCTGCAGAATAAAGGGGACTTGCTTACGACACTCTACAATTTCGCCGCTTGCCAGCCTTGGCAATACAATATCTCGATAAAACAACATTTCTGCCTTACTATCATAAACTACGCCGTCATACGTTCTATCTGCTGGATTCTTACTGACATTAAACTTTGTTCTGTTCTTTTTCTCCATAAAATCACCACGAAAAACGAAGGGGCGGTTATGCCCGCCCCTTACGATTTGATGTTTTCTTAACTACCGGCTTCACGGGCGTCTCATCCTTTACATCACTAGATGATTCATTTTCAGCCTTTGCAGGCTCATCCATGATCTCATGGAAAATATCACGAACAGCCGGGATAAAAGTTTCTACCTCGGCTTCCGTAACATTCTTATACTTGCGCATTAAAAGAGTAGTCAGGTCTGCCTTTGCAGTCTCTTTTGAAATAATTCCCTGACGATACTGATTTACGGCAGTCCACACAAGAAAGTGCGGTTCAGTGTCGCAAATCATTCGCCAAGGATTAAGACGCGCATCCTGCTCGCAATGCGGGCAAACCGGATATTCTTTTCCGCAAGTACGGCACCAATTCAGATTTGCCATTAGGCAGCTGCAGTCTCGATGCGGAACAGACGCTTATCGTCAGAGCAGTATTCCTGAGTTGCGCTGATCTTAACAGGGTGAGTCAACTCGTTGTTCAGGGTCATGTCAATAGCGTTATCCATCTTGGCGTTCGGGAAGATGATGCGCATCAGCTTCTTGTTTGCCTTGTCACAAGGATTGTAGCAGAATGCCTCGATCACAAACTCGCCCTCGGTAGAGAACTTATCGGCACTATCATTGATAGCAACGCCCTCCTCGCTCTCATACTGGTACTTCACAACAAAGCGGTCGCCAGCCTTCAGGTTTGCGCCAGTAGGCAGAGTAACCTCAGTGCCAGTGACAGAGAACTGAGACTCTGCAGTCTCGCCCAGCTCAAAGGTCTTCAGTGCATTACCCTGACCATCAATCAGATCGATGTACTTAAAGGGTGCATTTGCAACAGCAGTCTTGGGAGTGTGAGTCAGAGTCAGCTTCTTGCCATCAGCAGAAGTCAGATACTCAACAGTAGTAAATACCTGCTTTGCCTCAGAAGAAGCAACCTCCTTCTTGGAACCCATCTGTTCTGCCAGAGCACCCAGATGCATCAGAGCATTAGACCAATCAGCCTCGGCTGTCTTGCTCTTATCAAATGCCATGATGTTAACGCCCTGTGCATCCTGAGCATAAACGGTCTCGCCGCCCAGAGTCAGCTTGAAATCCTTGACCTGATTCATGGTCCACAGACGCTTGCCATTCAGGTCATACTCGTGAATGCGATGAACGCGGTCAATAATGACCTCATTGAAATTAAAATCGCTCATAATATTCTTCCTTTCAATTTATTTGGATAAAATAAAAGAGCAAGGCCAATCAATCAACCTTGCTCGTCCAATCCAGTTGTGCTTTTGGAATCTTTCCAAATTCTACGGTGCCAGCGTAAACGCCATGCATCGTATTGTCGTAACTTTTTATTTGCTGAATCTTTCTTACATGATTCATAAATACACTCATAGGGTAATCCATCGCCTTGAAGTAATCTGCTTTAAAGCCGGATGAACACGCCATTGAGAGCACAAGCTCTGCAAGGTGTGGTTCATAATGTTTTGTTTTTTGATACTCCAAATTGTCTTTGGCTTCCTCTATCATTGCAATTCTTGTCGGTTCGTCAGCAGCAAACTCAGAATGCTTTTCAATTCCATTTGCGGCACATAGGTACTGAGAAATCGTTTCATACACCACATGATCAATACGGGTGTCCGTAAATTTGTTATGTAGCACGATCTCACCACTTATGTTATCTTTTGCCATCATAAACCCAGAAGTATCCATATCGCCAAGCAAAATAGACATATCCTGATTTTTATTGCCTATAAAAAGTTGCCGGAACATTTCAAAATCCGAAACCTTCTGCCAATCAACCCCAACAGAATCAAGCTGTGCTTTGTAGTCGCTCGATGTAGAACAGAACAAATAAACCAACTGAAAATACTTTTGCTCACCATAATCGATGATGTCACCGACCGATGGCATGTGAATTGTAATCTTATCATTGATTTTAAAGTCTCTTCCACGCATCAAGCTCGGTTCGTACATTTCCCGAAGCTCCATCAGCCACACCCCACAAGGTCATCCAGATCCTGCGTCTTGAACGTCATAATTCTCACACGATGGTGTAAATCCATGTTGTCTTCGATATTGGATGTGATTTTAAGCTGCTTGATTCCAAAAATTGTACTGCCGTGTAGTTCTTTCTCCACAAGACCACTCAGATAGTCAACTCGTGTTGCGCCACCATGACCTTTCATCTTCATCAGCGCCTGGTTCACAATAACCCACACAGTAAGAGTAAAGTTTTCATACCAGTCGTTGACATTACTGCGGTCAGTCATGTTTACCTTAAAACAAATATAGCTGTGTGCGGCCTCGATCGTGTCGGGAATATGGAAGTAAGGGAAGATGTATGTATAAATCGCCTCGTCAGGCTCTTCAATATCATCATTACCCATTGCTTCAACAAGTCCGTCCGTATTGACCAGCTTCAAAGCCAATTTGTTTTTGTAGTCAGTAATCAATTCACTCGTTGTCACAGCAAACTCACCACCTTACATTCGATAGATGTATTTGCCGTATCATCTGCATTTGTCAGAGAAATCCTAACAGTTGCGCCATCCATGATACTATTATTCAAAATACGAATTTTGAAAACATCATTCGTAGCAACCTGTGTTTCAACAAAGCTCTTGAATTCATCAAGGCAAATAAAACTCCACTTTGCAACTTCCGCAACCTCTTCACCCGTAATGCTTGTGAACACCGGAGTGAACTTTTTCCAAGAGCCACCAACACGAACTTCCGGCTTGCCTGCGTACTTAATAGTAGCTGTTACCTGAGAATCCGCATCCGGCTCATCACTCTTATTCGGCTCAAAATAATCACAAATCATCTTCTCGGCATTATCCGTCTTACTGTTGTACTGATCCTGCCGGATATTCAAAACAAGGAACCCCTGTGTCTTGCCATGCAGTTCATAACGCTCTGTACTCTGATCAACAGAAGTCGTAACATACGTTTTAGGCTCGCCATTGATGATTTCCAGCATAAAACGCTTATCAAGGTCGATCAGTGCGGTCTCGTCATCAAAAGGCATCTGCACTTTATACTCACGTTGACTCAATGAAGTCATAACAATTTCCTTATTATTTGCGTAATAAGGCTTGCTCAGCGTTGCCCAACGAGAAACTATCTCACCAGTAATCGGATTTTGCCATTGAATCTGGCGGTTACACAACTCCATTTTTCCACGAAGAAAAATCTCATCATTTGGTTCTATCTCAGTTACCAGCCATTTACAGTTGTAGCAGTCAACAATATCACCAAGGTTCAAAGAATCACCTGGGTAAGCCCAGATCTTCTTCTCCTTGGCTACGCTATTACTACGGCTGACAACCAGCTTCTGAGGCAAGCCATTTACTAGAGTATTATCCTCGTAATCAACACTATCTTTGAAGTGTGCAGCGAAATCACGTTTTGCAAAAGCAATTTTGACATCCTTTTTGTTAGACATCTTTGCGGCACCACCAACAGCTCGTGCCCTCGTATAAAAGTCCATCTATGTACCTCCTTACTCAGAGTAGGAAGCGTATGTATCATAGTCGATGGTCTTACGCTTACGGGTCGAGCGGTCTTTTGCCATATAGTTATCTAACATCGTCATATTCTCCTCATGGATGTCTTTCACAAGGGCACGAATACTCGCACGCTCATTAGCAGGGGAGAATACCTGTAAACTTGTAGGAAGGTCTTGTGCGCTGAATGCCTTTAGCTTTCCAAACTCTCGTTTGAAATGCTGCTCCAGCATCAAATGTGCAAGCATATCAATTTCGTCGTATGTAAGGTCTGAATTGAATTCCTCTAACTCAGAATCATAATCATCAAAGCTAAAATTCTCTTCAGGTTCAATATTTCTGAAAATGACAGAAAGCGACTCCATTAAATAACTCTTTGCACGGTCATGCACAAGGTTTCTTACTTCATTCTCGCTCAGATCAAAATACTGAAAGAAATTACTATCAGTTTCAACCAGCTCGTAGAACTTGTCGTATATTTCCGAAAATGCGGTCACACTATCCCTCCAATCTTACTCGGCGGGAACGACCTCCGCCTTTTCTGCCTCTGCCTTCTTACGGCTACGCTTAACAGTAGTCTTTTCTACAGAATTATCCGATGCAACGGCCTGTGCGCCAGCCATCATAGACTGCATCTGTGCCATCATAGCCTGCATCTGCTTCTGCATTTCTGCCATTTGGTTCTTTGTAGTTTTAAGTTCGGCCTGAACATTATCAGCAGGCTTGGTCGCAGGTACAACAGACAGCTCACTGTTACGCTTTCCAGCACGGAGTTCCTTATAACGCTCGTCAATCAGGCGCTTGACCTTGGTAGACAGGTCTTCACCGGCATTGGTCATACGATAAAAGCGACCACGAATACGCTCAAACTGAGCGCCATCCTTAATGTCAATCATACGCTGAAGATTCTCAACAGTTGGATTCAGAATCGCATCATCAATATCTTCAATGAATAGAACATCGTCACCCTTAATGCCAATAGCCTTAAAGATTTCATTCTGCTCTTCAGGGCGAAAACGCAGAACACCATTCTTGAACGCAGAACAAGTGCTGTTCATATACATAATCTCCTCCGGCGGAATAGGAATTACACAAGGCTCTTCCACACTGCCGGGCTCGAAAGTATAACCCTTACCGTTCAGTGACGAAATGGTAACCACGTTATCGTCGCAGTTCAGAACGTCAATAAACTTCTTTTCCATCACGGAACTCATAATTTGTCTCCTTTTCTATAAAAGCGGAGACCGCAAAGTCCCCGCTCAAATTTGCCTTTGGTAAAAAATTACTGCAGAACGATCTTGGCAACACGCTCGATATGATCAATGCTGTAGCCGAAGGTAAAGTCCTTGACCATCAGATGGATCTTCTCGTTATTGTTGTCGTGATCCTCGTAAGTATGAGTCTCACCCTTCATGTCAAGACGACCGATCTTGCCCGCGATACCATAGATCCGCTTATCCGGGATCAGCAGGGAACCATCACCCAGCTTCTTGGCGGAGCTAATACCAGTGATAGCAACACCATCGTAAGTCTTAACCAGACCATAACGGTTAAACTCATCCTTAGCTGCGTCAGACAGATACTCAGCGTAACCGGTCATACGACGCATCTTGGCACAATACTTCATCAGGCTGACAGTGAAGGGATTACCACCATCGGCGTACTCATTCAGATACAGAGCCAGAGCGTCCATATCCTGCATAGTGGGCTCCTTACCCTGTGCATCAATCTTCTGCTCGCCACCAGTAATAGCGTCATCAACCATGCCGAAGATGTCATAGAACATCTGGTTCTTCAGAGCCTCAGTCATAAAGGTGGTCAGAGTTGCCACACTCTTCCAAGCATTACGTCTTACTTCCACAAAGCTAAGATCAGCCTCGATCTGCTTATTACGCCAGACGGGCTTAATAGTCTCGTAGTGCAGGTAAGACTTCGGCACGTTGCCACCCTTAGCTGCATCATAAGCCTTCAGGGTGTTCTTAACAGTACGACCTGCCTCGTAATCATCAAACTCACCAATATTACCACGCTCAAACATGGAGTCCAGCAGCTCATCAGGTGCACCATACAGCTCATCAGTCACGGTGCGGTTAACAAACTGAGCAATCTCCTTGTTGGGGTCGCCCTTATCAATCAGCTCCTCAACATGAGCGCCAACAACCTCAGCAATTTCCTTGTCCTCGGCATCCATAGCGCGATTGTACTGAGTCTTCTCAGCAACTTCATAAACACGACCAGGCTGCTTCATCAGCTCGGCCACTTCAATATTCAGTGCCATAATTCATTTCCTTTCTCTTCGCGCAAAATAAAAGAGCTACCGCCAAAAGACGATAGCCTTAAATTTCACGTATCGTATTCAAGATTTTTCTCTCAATCAAGCAACAGTCTTTGCCTCGGGCAGCACACTGATCATAATCAGCTTGTGGCCGTTGTCATCCATCACACCAGCAAACTCAAAACGAGAAGTACCAGTAGTAGCAACCTGCCACTTACCGTCAGTGTTGACCTCCAGCAGCTTGCCAATATTGGCTTCCTGTGCATCAGCAGCCTTATACTGGTCGGTGCCGTACAGCTCGCCAGCATACAGAGGAACGCGCTTCACCAGCACACCTGCCTTAATCTCGGTGGCCATCTTATCATAGTCATCAAAATTAGTCTGGCTTGCATAGATGCCCTCCGGGATAAACTCATGGGCAACCATTTCGATGCCCTCGGCGGTAGCTGCGTCAGGGAACTTAACCTGACCAGCCTTGTGGTCAACCTGAACACCCATACCGGTGACCATAGCGACCTTTGCGGCATAGTTAGCGGGAATATTCTTCGCGCCGTTCACCATCAGTTCACGAATCATAATATTTTTCCTTTCTCTCAAATGTTATTACTTACCCAAATATTCCCGCCATGCATCACGCTTGTTAGCGTTAGTGGTGTTATACTTGGTTTCATTCAAATTCAACTTGATACTCTCAGGCTTATGTACCTCAGAGGTCTCAATCTTCTTTTCAGTAGGAGCCTTCTTGGCGGCTTCAACGCAACGCTCAGCAATCACACTCTTGATGCCGGTCTCGTCCAGATTCTCAATCAGACTTGCGTAATTGCCACCCTCAGAAACTTCAGCTTCAGTAATCATCTTGCTTGAGATTGCGTACTGACGCAGATCCTCCTTCTTCTGTGCAAGCTCTGCAGCCGCCTTTTCTGCTTCTGCCTTCTCAGCCTGATCCTTATATGGAGCCAGAGAAGCAACCTCTTCCTTTGCACTCTGCAATTCAGTATTCAAACTTGCAATAGTGCTATTCAGCTCCGCAATCTTAGTGTTGACCTGAGAAATAGAAACAACCAGAGTGATATTTTGCGGCTCGCCCAGAGAAACCTCATTACCCTCAACGGTGTAAGGGAACATAATGTAATCAAGGTCATTGATAGGACCATACTTCTTACACCAAATAGTGTGATCTTCTGGGAACATCTCGACCAGATACATGTCAGAATTGATCTTACGAACTTCCATTCGCAACTTACTCATGATATCATCGACAGTCAGACTGGAAGTCTCTGGAGTGGGCTCAGGCTCACCAGCAGGTTCAGTGCCAGTTTCAGGCTCGGTCGGGGGAGGAGTTTCACCGCCTTCCTCGGAAGTTTGAACATCAGGCTCTGCCGGAGTAGTGGGCTCAGTAGCAGGTGCTGCGGCAGGCTCGCCAACGGGGGTCTGCTCTGCCTGCTCAGGCTTAGTGGGCTCGACCTGTGCGGTCTGAGTCTCCTTGTCCTTATTCAGTTCCAAATTTTTTGCCTCCTTTTCATTAGATTCTGTATTTGAAATCTCTTTTGTGTCCTCAATATAGGCATTCGCCAACTCAAGACCAAAATCGGTTTCAGCGACTTCAAGTAGTTTAGAACACTTATATGCCGGCTCAACATTTGCACCAAGCAAGCAATGCGCAGTAAACACACCATCGTCAATGATTTTTGCCATGCGACCACCCACGATTCCCTTATGAGCTTTCAGCACATCGATTTCCCAACTGGTGTTTAACGTGCCACTCTCAATACGGCGCAGAATCGTCGCACAAGCTTTTGGATATCGCTTCCAGATCTTACAAGAGGCAACAATAAAGTCGGTATCGTCAATTTTCTCGATACCGACTGACTGAAAACTACCGAATGCATCAGTGTCAAATTCGGCAGTCTTATATTCATTACCATCGTTGTCTTTTCTGGTGACGACTTTCATATTGTGACCGGAAAAATCCAGTTCACCCTTTGGAGCTACGACCAACTTACCAACAAGCGGGTTGCCAACCAGTGTACTCATCCAACTTTCAATGGTGTCACGGTTCAAAGCAACCTGATTCCCATTTACTGAGAAGTCACAGATGACAAACTTGGCAAGATAGTGGTCTGGATGCTCCGTAATCTCAGAACAACAGATATTTCTACTATAGAAATACTCCTTACTCATCGTTCATCACCTCACTTACTATCTTCATTTCTCTGCTGGTCATAAATTTGTTTTTCAGTTTCCTCGCCCTTTGGACGGCCTGTCTTTTTATCACTGTCACCACCACCGCCGGAACTACCGGTCGATGTATAAGAGGTCTGGCGAGCCACAAATACATCGTCATAACCTTCTTCGGTTTCAGCCTGACGCTTGCGTAGTTCGTCCTCAGCATGAAGTCCCATGTACTCGTAAGCAGTCTTGTAAGAACAGTTCAAAGTGGTGAACAAGAACTGAGCAATCGCCTTCTTCATCTCCATGCCCATCATTTCAGTAGTAGAGACCTTTACATCAGGGCAGTACATTTGGTCTACACCTGCATCTTCGAGACGAATGCGATACCATCGCTTTAATACATCTTCAATCTGTTCTGCAATCTTACCAATATTTTTCATCAACTGGTCAAGAGACACCTTTGCAGTTGAAACAGTCTGCTGACCGTCGGTATTTAAGAAACTGATCCCCAAAGCAGCCATCTCTCGGTTGCGATACTGTTTAACCGTCTCGATATTTGTCATCTCAACTTTTGGTTCAACATACTTGATATCCTTTACATAAGGAGCTGTCGTCACAAGCACGGTATTTTGTTTCCATGCACGCAGCAGGTTATCGTGCGCCGTCACTTGTTCAGAGAAGCCCTTTTTATCTTTGTTTGGGCCCATCAACTCAGGATCAAGCTGTTGCCAGATGATTTTCTTTGCCTTTGCCTTAGCATTTACACGGTCTGAAGTATCAAAAGTTTCAAGCATCAATGCCGGACGTAATGCGCGGAACAGGGGAGAGACACCATATTTCTGCCCCATGTTGCCAATACGAATCACACCACAATGGTCAACATCCAATTTTGCATATGTATCACCATTCTTAAATGCCTGATACACCTCGTCTGGATAGTTGTTTTGAATCTCAGTCTCCTGATTTTCAAAGAATAGCGCTTTATTCTTCTTATCCTTCAGCATAGATTTGCTCAAAGCAGATTTCAGCTTAGACATGTTGATAAGTACAACAGGCTGTCCATTTGATAGGTAGTCACTTATCTCAGCAATACCAAGAGGATAGTAGTCTACAATGTAGTTCTCATCCTTCTGACGCAGATATGTAATGTAAGTGCCCTCTGCATAAGTCATCGGAATGGCAGCACGCAGCAGACTTCGCACGTTGATTTGTGCGTTGAAATCATCAATCACTTCACGGGCGTAATTTACCTGTTTTGTCTTATTACGCTGCTCAGGGAACTGTGCAAAACTGCATTTGAACTCCGTATTAACATTCGCCTCAATCGCATCATAAGTAATGCCAATCAGGTCATCCTTATTGATGTAATTACGAATGATTCCATTTACCGTCTGCACATTCGTTAGGCTTGACTGTAACCCTCGTGCAAGTTCATCAATTCGGTCAACTGTCAGTGTCTCAGAGGAGGCTGAAATTTTCAGGTATGTACTATACTGTTTGTTTTCAGGGTCATAAGACGCAACTGCATTTCGGATGACGTTGTTCATTCTCTCTTCCGAAAGCTCATTCAAAGAGGTAATAACAACAGTACCATCATCTGTTTGTGAAGCAGTCACAACATCAAAATCTTCCTTTTTCTTTCTTGCCACATTTTCACCTCCTCTGCTTAGAAGTCAATGTTAGAAATACAAATCGGCGGAGTAGTCATTGTCTCCACCGCAGACTGGCGCACTTTATCCTTACGACGTAACTCGTATAGACGATGAGCAAGCAAAATCGCAACATAGAACCTATCATCGTGGATTTTGTTGGCAACATCGGGCGCTAAAGCATACGTTACGGTCGTATTTTCAGAGTTTGTCGTTTTCTGAATACTCGTAATCTCGTTCTTCATCAAGTCGATATTAACCCACGCAGTCTGTTCCTCTAAGGAGAGTTCATGCGTCTTCAAAATTTCTTGACCGGTTGATTTATCCACACCGTCTACTACCTGAACGTAATCTCCGCCGTTATATTCAAGAGGGAAGTGAATGACACCAAGGTTCATCAGCTCAATAAATTCCTCAACCATTGCAGTACGGAATTTACGAGGACTAATTAGACGTAGCTTATCAACAGCATCTGGGTAACGGGCATCATATCCTTCATATAATTCATGATTTGCGTCGATAAAACCACGATGTTCTGCGCCTGTTTTATCAGTCCAATTGTTAAGCAAACCGTCCGCATATGTGGAAGTACCACCGCCGCCTGCGCCTTGGTCAATCATCAATCTATCAATGTACTCGTAATCAGGATTTTGACCATTATAATGTAGAATCAACTCATGCAACTGCTCAAGCTGACGATTAGAATCGAGCTTGAATTTTTTCTCATTCGCAAGGTCAACCATGTTCACGCAATTTATAATGTCGCCGCACATGCCGTTTTCTGGATCGTTATAAATACGCATAACGCCAACAATAGAGTTATCCATTGTGCGAGCAGGATCAAACGCAAGAATATACTGGTAGTTCTTATCCCAATAAAGCTGTGGTATATACTTTCGCTCATTGCGACGAACTGTACCCCATTTGATGATCTGGTTTACGCCACCATCACGGCTTGGGCGATTATAATATTCACGCAACGCCTTCATTTTATTTGACTTTAGAGCTGCTTCAACTTTATCTCTCGTTAGCAGAGCCTTGTATGGCTTGCCGTTCATATAAACCTGAATTGCAACATCACAAATCATGTCACAAACAAAATAATCACGGTCACCGGCAATCATACGCTTTGCAAAGTTTTTGTAATAACGATAGAATAGTTTATCCATTGTATCCTGACTCGAAGCATACACAAGCTGTGTAGGAACCTTGCGAGGCTGGGTTTCGGGGTTATAAGAATCATCCGTATCAGTCACAAAGTCAGTATTCTGAGTGGCAAAAGCTTCACAGACAACAATAAGTTCGTCAGAGCAAAACGCAGCCTCGTCAAAAAACACAAGAGTTGCACGACGAGATCGGTTAGAATCCGGGTTGGAGTTTAGCGTGTTAATGGAGCTACCGTTGTAAAACTCAACAACATACCCAGCGGGATTATGACTAAAGCCACTCTTATTGGTTGCAGACTTTTTCGTTTCTTTCTCTGCAATATCTTGCAGACTACGGATAGACGCAGCTGTTTTACCAACACGAGTGACAATTTCTTCAATTTTATTAAAAGTTTCCTTACTCTGATCACCAACGCTACTTACAATATAAATAGCTTGATTCTCATATAGGATAGCCTTTAGTAGAATAAAAACAGAACCTACAAAAGACTTACCAAAGTTTCGACTACACGCCCAAAGAACATGACTTGCATTCCAGCTCTGTTCCAGCATATATGCCTGAGCGTCAAATAGTTGGATGCCCAATAAATCTCTGGCCGCAATAACAGGATTGCGCCGATAGAATGCAATCGTTGCCGCATCACACTCATAAATCTTACGTTTTACGGCTGTAATAATGGGCGCTCTTTGTTTCATTCTCATACGGCATCACCATCCGTATCTTTTGCGCTTGCGTCAATACCAGCATCTTCCAACAGCTCCTTGAGCCGCTGATTCTCAATCAGAGACAGCCTATATTTTTCCTTAGCGTCATCACTTTCTTTCTGGAACTTATCAATCAATTCTCTCTGTGTATCGAAAATTTCCTGCATGTCGTTTTCGTCAAAGAAAGCATTTTCCTTGATTGCCTTAACACTCATATCTGCCGCCCATTGAGTGCCCGGAGACCGTAACTGGTCGTAGAAGTTTGCTTCTGCACCAGCAATATCCTTTTCACGCATATCCTTCATTAAGAAAGTAAGTGTGTTACGTCCGGCATCCTTGTTGGAGCGATTTTTGACAGAAATCTCGTTTTCCTTGGCAATCTTATCGTTATTAGAAACTAGCTTGACCTTAATATCGTTAAGGCTCTTGATTGTGTCTGCTGAATTCATCGGGTCAAGCTGGGCAAGTCGGAAATCAATCTTACGAATCTGGCCGTTATTGATGACAACCTGAATAATCTGAGATAGCTTATAAGGATCGTCCTCAATACCATCTTCGAAATATTTAATAAGGTCACTAAACAAATAACGTCGGTCGTTTTCAGAGTGTCCTTCAAACGGGTCGTATCCGACAACCGAAACAACATCATCACGAGCTTGAATTTCAGCCTTTGACCACTTTTGTTCTTTTTCATCTCGAACATCCAGAGCATTCTTATTCAATTCACCATTTGTAAGAACGGTTGCAAATGTCTGGAATTGATACTGCCGACACGAGAGAGCTCTGGCGTACATTCCTGGTTTGCAAGAGCCGGAGTTCTGCACAATAGAATCATAAAGACTGTTATAGAATGGAAAATCCAACATATGACAAAGAATCATACATGCTGTACGTTCACTCTCATATCGTTTCGTGTACTCATCGAATAATTCATTGACACACTCCTTACAAAGAGTAGAGAACCCACCGCGATTTTTAAATAATTGAGAAAAACTATTTTTATAAAAATGTCCAGTGGGAGTTTCATACGAGTGTTCACAACGAGTACATTCCCATTTTTCCTTGGTAGGTATAGATGCTTCGACGGAATCTAGTACCTTTTTCTTTCTCGGCATCAATACACCTCCAATCAAAATCAAAAATAAAGCCGTAGAATGTGCGCACGTTCTACGGCAGCAAATACACCCTCTAATGTGCTTGCATAGCAGAGGCCGAGAGTGTTTCCTTCCATTAAAGACCTATCATGATACGCATCGTTGAGAGGCTTAATAGGTTCTATTCAAAATTCGACCTCAGCATTTTGACACCGTAGTGAGCCGAGGTCTTTATCATCTATGTGAGCTTGCTATGTTCACGACATTTATGTCGGTAACATACCTCGCCCTGCCAGCGAACCGGCATAATAATCAAAATAAACCTACCGCCAGAGGGAGTAGAAAACTGACGGCAGGCTTGCAAAAGGGGAGATGCTGGGTGCAGAGGGTGGATTCGAACCACCGACCTTCTGGGTATGAACCAGACGAGCTACCTGACTGCTCCACTCTGCGTTATATGATGCCTAAGTGTCACCTATCTCGCAATCGTGTGCGCACCACAGATTGGTCATAGTTTGACTTCGGACTTGTCTCCAACCGCGAATTGGAGACCATTTTGTTGGCACGTCCATCCCGAATTGAACAGGAAACACGCGGTTTTGGAGACCGCTGCTCTACCAAATTGAGCTATGGGCGCATAAAACCTACCTTTTAGCCGGTGGTAGGGAACCGATAGAGCCATGTGACAACTTCGAATTGCCGTTCCCGATGGAGTCGCTTTTAATGTTTACGACTATACTGCCGCCATCAGAGTCCTTGCCCCTGAACGAACATGGCTATGGCGCTGCTGATCCGATTTGGACGGATGAATGGGTTTAACCATTGGTGGTTTTCAAGACCACTGCGTTAGACCAGACTACGCTACAGCAGCATAATAGCCCCACTTTCCATATATTGCTGCTTCTTGTTTTCGAAGAGTAGGGAGTAGCAATATAGTCATGGAGATGGAAGGACTCGAACCCTCGACCTATCGGGTTGATCAGTATCCCGTGCTCTAGCCAACTGAGCTACATCCCCATATAAAACAAGCATCCATCAAGCTATCCGAGCTAAGTTGAATTGTTCTCGTGTTGATAAAACGCTTGTTTTAGACTTTTAAAGCTTCGCATTAACGTAGCGAAACACGAATAGCTTATCATTTCGTTCTACAGAACTACTTTGCATCCAACCATCCATAGATTAAGTTGGTCTAGGCGGTAGCAACTATTGACCGCACAGCTTGGAGCTGGTGGGGAATCTCGAAATCCCGACTTCGACATTACAAGGGTCGCCCTCTACCTCTGAGTTACACCAGCATAAAACCCGTAGACACTAGCCTACGGGCATAGAAAAGGAGACAATAAATGATGTCCCAAGCAGACCTTGCGGTCATACTTCTTTTTTAGATCCCCGTTTAGTGGTAGGGGCTCACCGCTTTTTAATTTAGACGTACAATGTGCGTCTTATCTTCATTTAGCCTTCCGAATTTATCCTGATAGACCAAAATAAATCCTTCTCGCTGAGATGGGGTTAATTTTCCATCTGCGTAATCCATTTTTGACGTTTCACAACAACAGCCCTGCTCATAAATTACAGAATTACCGATATCATAGTGACCTGTTTTATGAGTGTGTGCCATCACGATAGTATCAAAGAAATAATCATTATCCTTGAAATACCGATATGCCTTTTCTGCCGTTTTCAACATACCGCTGGAGTAAGCAAGTGGATGCACAAAAATTGTTTCACCAACAAAACTAAACCAAGTATCGTTATAAACAATCTCAATACCACTGTCCTTGAAAACATCAATCAAAGGGTCGTAATAAACCTTAGTATGAAGCTCCTTGTTGTAATGGTTAAAACCATCAACAAAAATAAGCTCCAACGATGTCTTTGGCATCAGTTCAAGCAAGTCGGTGTCCAGATTCTTAGCAAGATAATTCTGGAAGCGTAAGTCATGATTGCCATAATTGATAACAACCTTCTTAGGCTGAAGCATCTCAATCAGGTCAATCATATACTGACGTGCAATCAGAATTTCCTCCATTGGACTCTTGCGATACACCTTGTTGAAACGAGAAATGGCCTGCGCATCAACCAGATCGCCGTTTACCTGAAGAATATCAATCTTTCCAGCGTACTCACTAAAAGTCTCAATGGGCTTCTGGAATGGAATATGTAGGTCGGAAATAGACAGAATGCAGGTTCCCACATCTCTATTAGATAAGGACTCCTGATACTGCATACCCGCACGGAATGCCTTAAAACGCTTGCGATATGCGCACTCACCAAAATTCTTGCCCAATTCACCATTGAGCACCTTGGATGCTCCATCCCAAGTCAACTCTCTAGCCAGAACAGCATTCCCGATTCTTACAAAGAAGTCATCACTCGTTTCTTCTGGCCGTTTATTATAGCAACCCATTGGCATCAAGCCGGATTGCCCAGCAGCTCATCAGAAGTAGAAATATTGATGGTGACGCCCTCAATACCATCCCACTTTGCCAGAGCTTCCTTCAGATTAAAGACGTTCTCGCCGTCCTTGGTGATCTCGGTGATAGTGCCCTCTGCAGTATCAATAATAGCGTTCTTAAAAACAACACTCTTTTTAGCAACCATAATTTTATTCTCCCTTATATTTTATTTCAAAATTCCAACATATCCGCCCACTGACTAATCCACCCACGATGGTTGGTTTTCAGTTCACACACAGCAGCACGTTCTTTATCACGATAATGTTCAAGATAAATTTTAAAACCTGAGTTTTGCGGGTTTTTATATAGGTCACACTGACCAGTATGGCCCAAACATACGACCTTACAGCTATCGTGACACCGGGTAAGAATTTTCTTTAAATCTTCCCGATATACGTTCTGACACTCATCAACTAAAATTACTTTGTTTTTAAAATTGATGCCGCGCATATATGTATGAGTTGTTGCTTGAATATAAGCACCGTATTTTTCACTCTCCGGGTCATCTTCGCTTTTAACAACTCTTGACGGATTGATTCCTAGCGTTTCAAGTGCCTCAAAAAGAGGTTCCATGTATGGCGCACTTTTCTGCTCTTGAGTGCCAGGAAGATAGCCCTGCTTTTCCTCCTGTGTCGGTGACGCGATGTAAACAATCCCATTGTATCGCTCATATTGCACAAGTAGGTTTGCCACACCAACAGCAATCGTAGTTTTGCCAGTGCCGCTCACAGAATTCGTAAAAATTACGTCAATATCTGGACTCCACAGCATATCTCTATAGTGTTTCTGCTCATCGTCGAGCGTCATGCCATAAAAACTAGAATAGATATCCAAACTCTGAGGGACATCCTTCTTGATACGCATTTCAGTCTTGTCAGAAGCCATATATTTACTCTCCCTTAATTGAACTCATCCACATCATCGCAAATCTTATCTACGATACCAAAGTTGACCTGTTCAGTAGCATCCAGATACCAATCCTTAGCCTTATTCTTGGTCATGGTCTTCTTGTCGATAGTAGAGTGAGCCATAATATACTCACGCATCTTCACAACCTGTTTCTCGTAGTAGTCCATAGCCATCTTAGACTGCTCGAAAGTACCCTGAGTACCGCCAGAGCCACTGTGAATCAGCGCTGTAGAGTGAGGCAGAGCAAAGCGCTTCTGACCAGACAACAGCATCACAAGAGCAGCGCTCATTGCAATACCTGCATTGATAGTCCAAACAGGAGTCTTACTCAGCGCAACAACATCAATAAAGCTGAACATGGCATCCAGCTCGCCACCATAGCTATAAAGCTTAATAGGCTTACGCTGCTCAACAGGAGTATCCTTATCAATACGGTTGTACTGCAGAATCTTTCGCTCAATTTCAATCAAAGATTGGTCAATCTCAAAGTCGATAAAGAAGATGCGATCCTTCTCATCAACATAGAAGTTCATCATCTCAGGAGAGGGGAGACCGCCACCATTCATCAGGTTGGTGATCTCTTCTGGCAGTTGAATTTCAAAGTCCAATAGTCTATACCTCGTTCTTTCAAAGATTAGTAACGTGCGTTACGCTGCATCTGCTTCAGCATCTCAACGGCGGCAATATTAAAAGGAAGTAGCTCAAGATATCGAGCAGACTCTTCCAGATACCGCTTATGACGGGTCTTTGCAATGCAAGCATGAGGGAAGACCTTTCGCACGGCCTTCGCTTCGGACTTAGTAATTTCAATCATTAGGTAAAAACACCCTTTCAAAATAAAATAGGTAGGGAAGAGAGAATGCGTCCACGCTCTCTTTCCTACCACAACTATCCCGTAATGGTTTTATGAAAATATGTAAAAATACAACGTACTTACGTCAAAATAATGCAAAAACACGTTATTTATAAATCAAACATTTTTCTATTTTGTATGGTTTTCTCAATGTTGATGCTTCTTGCGCACTTACGACAATATTTTTGCCTTCTACCAGTCTGTACAACTTTTTTTCCGCAACATTCGCACCTGATATATGGCTTACCACAATACTGGTTCCATTCAAGACCGATATTCTCAAAATCACTCACAAAAAACTCCTGTGGCGAGTTTTCTTCAGCTATCAAAACATGGATATTCAGATTGTCAATTTTTTTCAAGCTGGCAAATCCAACATATCCAAGATTACGCAGCTCGCAAATCATCTCATTCTGTTTTTTAACATTTACAGAAACACTTGCCATTCTAAAGATATCTCGTGTATCTTCTGTCACCCAATAGCTATTTTTTTCATTTATAGCCACATGATATTTTGCAAGACACAATAGCGTCAGCATCAAACGTTGCATTGGCTTTTCATCAAGAGCCTGAATCTTCTCGATTTCAGCCTTCGTAATAATGACCCCATCAAGATCAACAAGTTGCTTTCCTTTAGAAGAAGCGATAGCTTGCTGAATCAAATCCTCGTCAAGAACCCGGTTGTATCCGTCCATGTGAGAGAGGAGAAAATCATCCAACTTCTCTTTAACCTGTTCTTTCTGGTACCCATTAGAGAAATACAGCTTTGCAATGTAATGTAAAGCATGTCCTGCAGTTCTCCACGTTACATCTTCTCTTAGCAAATCTTCCGCATATTCACGCTCATTCAGCACCACTACCATCGACATCCTCCTTTTTATTCTCACTAATATCAACAACCACATCCTTATAATGCTCTCCGCAATACTCAATATCGCCGTTATCCTGCTTTACGAGAGTATGCACCTTGTTTTCGTTCTTCTCTAACAGTCTCTTGATAATCACATCAGGGAAGAGGGCCCATACAATAGATACGCTGGACGAGTTCTTTTTACACATATCTAAAAGGATGTCACAGAGCACATTGTCATCTGAGCACTTTTCATGTAGATGACGGAGTATACTCTCGTTATACATCGCCAGTTTCTCGGTACGATCTACGCCAGTCTCCTTATTCTTCATTACGGAGTTATCAATGACAGAATTGCCACTAGCGTATTTTAAGTAATCTTTGTAGATTGGACGGATACCATAATACTGAGAATTTTTATAGGTCTCGCCAGACTTTAGCATGTCATAGTCAAAAACACGATGAGTTTTCAACTCTGCCATGTGTTTTTCCATCTCATCCTCGATAATCCAGCACAGCCGGTTCATTGTGCAGGAATTCACTCCGACAGGCATCCGATACAGATAATACTGAATGACCACCTCATCATACTCACTCTTGACTTCCTTCTGTATGATTTCATCCAGACCAGTATAGCCCTCCCATTCAATGCGCTTACGCGCTGCAGCCACATATTTCTTGTAGTCTCGCATCTGAGAAGGATAAATATAACTCATAAAGTACGGCTTTCGATAAGCACAAATACGAGCCCAGAATTTTTTATCCTCGATAGTATCTGGGTTATCATCTTCGCTTGGGACGCAAGCTTTGTTGTCATACCAATATTTTGGCATAGGTACGCAGGAAATTCCCTTTATGCGATCGATCGTGTCCTGTTGGTATTTCTGACCTGAAATAATACGATATGTAAGTTCTTTATATTCTCTACTTTCTGGCTCAAATTTGCTCTGTACATCAAACATCGTTGTAATACGATTAGTTACCTTGCCGATATCATCACCAAATCCATTGATATTAGAGTCAATGAAATCCTGCTCGGTTGGAACTTTCTTTTCACCTTTTTTCTGAGCACAAAGAATTACAGTCTCGTCTCTCCATTTATCAAGAAGGACTCTGTTATCTGTGCTAAAGATGAGATCACCATCCCAGTCCATTCCGTCGAGTGCTGCACATGTGTTATCAAACGCACTTACGATAGCTACCGTCTTCATGTAACGATACCAGTTCTTACATTCGTCACTCGAATTTAAATTCAAACACCGAATATTTGCCATTTGACTCATCGGTGCTCTGAAACAGGCTACCCGCTTAACATCTCGGTCGTTCCAGAATCGGCTGTAGACCTCGCCAGCTTTTAACAGTCCAGTGACTTCCATCTTAAACATGGATTGGCAAAGCGCATATGGGTCTCCGCTCGCTACTTGAAAATTCCCTCGTACCTTCACAACACCCGTTTTTGCCTGAGAGATTCGCTTTTTAATAAAGTATCGAATCCGATTCTGCACATAAGGGTCGTTAATCATTTCCGGCTCAATCATAAGAGCCTTAATGTAGTCGTTTTCCAGACTATTTATGTAATTCGGGTCATCGCGCATTCCACTGCCACGCAAATACAGCAACGCATCACGCCAGTCACCGCCCATGACACCCTTGATTTCATCCAAAGTTGGCTTCACGAGTTCCCGAATCTCATCATTCGTAAGCTGATAGCTTTGGATAAACTGATAATTCAGATTGCGCTCTTCATCAAGCTCTAACTCACAAGTCTTTGTTACAGAGAAATGGTAGTGATTTTCCTGACAATTCTCGAAGTAGTCCTCACAACTATGGTAACTGTCCCATAATTTGAGCATCGACCCAGTGAGAATCACCTGTACGCGATTAACATCCTTGTAGTTCCCCCAAATATCGCGTACCATATTCTGTTTTGCTACCTTTTTAGCAAACTCACGGAAAGGGAATGGGAACAACATGCCTTTGCAGAACGCATTCCGCACACAGAAGCCGGACGCGGTGGATGGCAACTTCAGATCCTCACTCCACTGCTGTACAAGGTCGTAACTGATGAGTCCAAAACCGTCGCTTGCGCAAAGTTCACAGTCCTGCTCAGGATTCTCTACCATTGTAGGTTCACCAGACACTCCGTCATCCAGAACGATTACATGATCTTTAAAATGCGTGAAACAATCATCTACAACAAGCACGCCGTCAGGGTCAGTAACTGGAATGGAAGCTGAACAGGCGAGTGCCCGATATGCTTCCAGCTTTGCCGGAATAAACTCCATTCCTTTATTACGGCCATTATCAATTCGCTTGCGGATCTCGTCAACAAGACGGTCGCTCACAAATACAATCGTGCTATTTTTAACGCCACCAGTGGTTCCAACCAAACGGCGATACGTGATTCCATTGATTTTGAACCCCTTGGAAGAACATGCCCGGCGGTAGTCGTTCTTCTTGTCAACCACCAGACACATATAATCCGGCTTAAACTGAACTGCGTCCAACTCAGTGTATAATCTCCGAATCTCCCGGCGGTTCTCCAAGCAAGATGGTTCATTCCGCAGTATCTTGATTCTACGCTTGATACTCCGTGCTTTAGCCTCTGCGTCCGTAACACCATTCAACTCATCAATCCATCGTAGAACAGTGCTATCAGCCAGCGAAATAATCTCGTGATTTCGTCTGGCTTCATCTAATGGTAGAGTTAAATCCCATTTTGCTTTAACCAGACGCTTCGTATGGATCTTAAAAACAAACTTCTGGCAAGTTTGCTGCTTTGCCATTCGGCAGTCACCTCCGTATTCCCTAAAACGTATCCTGTATTGTATAGCTATGAAGAAAAAAATATAAAATTAGGCTTTTACAGATAGCAGCTTTCGCCATCTTCCATAGCCTTGAGCCAAAGTCGTTCACGCTCCTGATAGAGCTCATCCAGCATATCATCAGCAGCCTCATACTCGCTGCGTGTCAGACTTGAACTATTCATGTCACGCACAAGCTGCTTAATCTCTGCATCAACATCCTCGTAAGTTCGCATCATTCATCCCTCAACTTCCATTGTAACCATGCTGATTTTACGATATGGACACAAGACTTGCATACACCGATCAACATCATCAAATACGACATCTTTTCTTCGACCACGTTCTGTCTTTTCGTGTTCAAAATATTGACAGATATCGTACAGACGAATCTCAATCGATTCTAACGCACCATTGTATTTGTGATGGTTTATGATTACGGAATCAACATAATTAGAATAAGTAATCCTGTCTATTTCCAATGAATCGAATTTTTCACAGATGTCTTTGATAATATATTCCAAAGCTATTACACCAGATCTATCTGGTGCTACAATATCACAGTCGTGTTCAATTGCGTGTTTGCAAGCATTATATGAACGTCCATACCCACGAGGTAAAAGAACTTTCTCCATTATTTGCCCTCCTCAGCCACCCGGCGAATCGTCTCATCAATCTGTTCAAGCTCTGCCAGCAAAACGTCCACAGTATCAGCATCACTCTCGGAAATATTTAAATCCTTAATCTTATGTAAAGCCCATTCAAGGTTCGGGTAATAGCCGACCGTAGCCTCCTTTACGCCGGTGCCCATCTCACCAGTCTTTGGATTCTTGCCAGCTGGCCGCTGCTCAACGATAACGAGATTTCTCTCATCACAGTTTTTAATAATGTATTTACCAATTTGCACTCGCATCTCTTAGCCCTCCTTAAATATTTCTAGCGGCCTCAAATGCAGCCACATCGTTCATGAAATCATTGATATGTAAATACTTGTCAGCCTTCCGCACAGTCTTAGGCTTAAACTCTTGACACTTGCATCGCACCTCATCACAAGTCGTAAAACACGGAATCTCGTACCTGCATTTCGTACAAACATGTTTCTTGTGGAACTCTGGCAAGCGTCCAGCAGCTTGGTAGAATTCGTAGGTTACCTTTAAATCAATCCAGTAGGGGTTATCAAAATTCATTTGCGGCTACCTCATTATAAATATAATTTTCACATGGAATTTTTTGTTCATTTGGAATGTAAATCAATGCATACACTAATTTTTCAATAACAGTTTTACTTAAAGATTTCTCAACATAATCACTACACGTCTCCGCACCATTTTGAGTGTATACGATGTATTCTTCTCGTACTTTTCTTCCGCGCTTTATATTTGCTAGTTTCGGAATGTTCTCGCAAATGGCGTCATTTAAACGGTGGACACACTCTAAACAGGTTTCCTCATTTGTATTATTCCGCATACGTTTAATAGAAGTTGTATCAATTATAATATGATACATAGAATAAACTGAATCATACGGAAATATATCTGTAAATTTATTTTGTAATTCGTTATAAAAATACGATGATTTCCCACTCAAGAAAATGTCTTGCTCGTTCTCACATTCTTCACATGAAGATTTTTTAAAACTATGGATAACCTTGCTGAACAAATTATTATAGTCTCGTAGCTCTACTTCTGTAGGAATATGAAGCTTATCACAGCCTAACTCTTTACTAATAAAAACAGGAGTATAATTACAAGAGATGAACTCTTTGTTTTTCTTCATTTCTTCCAATGCATAATAAATGTATTCTTTAAGTGAACTGCGTACCTTTCTTTTGAAGTTAATAATATCCGTGACTTTTGCTTCATCACCATAGACTTTAGTGTAAGGCTTGTCGAAATCTTCATTTATCATTCCGCAAGCTTTTGCTATATTATCCAATGTCCAAAATACATCAATATTACCATTTTCAACTTCCGGTGAAATTTTAGATAACTGATACCGAATGATTTCTTTGATGTTTGAACCGTATTTGTTATTCCCGCCCTTTGGTCTAGGAGATAAAATTTCAGTCTTTGGACGAATCTTTTTTACAGTGTAGCAGAAGCTTCCTTTTTCTTTTTCTAGTACAACATATCTGTTTAATTCGGCCATGATCTGTCTTTTGCTATTACCGCATACCGCACATCCGTTCCTATCCAAAATATTTAAATATTCAGACAATGCACGGAAATTTTTAAAAACCTGGCCTTCATATAATTTATCAGCCATATCTTGTGTTATATTATAAATTTTATTCATAAAGTCTCCTTATCTCTTATAAGACCCATACCATTTAAATCCAGCACGAGGAATTCCAGAATTCGCAGGAACACGAATCATTCCATCTATAAAGAGCTGAAGAACCTCATCACTTAACTGTCTATGCACAAAGCGAAACGGTGGTTGAGAAGCATCATTATAATATTCTGGATTTTCTTCCAACACCGCTCTACCTCTTCTGACGGTAGAAAGCGTTGGAATATTCTCACACATAGCATCATTCATCTCGTGAAAACTTTGCTGTTGCAATTTATATTCCGTCCGTGCCGCAGATCGCTTCAACGAGTTCGGCTCAATCGTAATATGATACATCGGTCGTGCTAGGTCATATGTAAAGATTTCCTTGAATCTATTATCTAGCTCTTCATAGAACTCATGAAGTCGTCCGGTCAAAAATACGTCTTGCTCACTCTGACACACTCGCCCAGACGATGTGTAAAACTCATGAAGCACATTCGTATACATCTTCATATAAATTGCCTTTTGGTCTTCAGAAGGAATGTGGTATTCTTCTGGGTCATGGTTTATAAACACGGCAGGGCAGTCTTCAAAAAATATCTCCTTATTTTTTGCCATAGATTTAAGCGCAGACTCAATGTACCCAACCATCGTAGATTTTGTACATTGCTGAAACGTCTCAGCATCCGCTACTAAATTCTCTCTGAACTCATCCATTTGCTCACGAGCAATATTTTCTAATGGTGTGCCAATTATCTCAGCCCAAAAGGTATCCTCGCCATGTAGGTCTTCTGGATATTGATAAAAATTCTTATTGATCATTCCACATACTCGTAATATTGCAGCAGGTGTCCAAAAGAATTCCATCCAACTACTGCCGTCACATTCTCTAAGTAGGTGGTAAGCAATCTGGTTCTGTAAACGCAAGGAGAACTTTCCTTTGTTTCTTGTCGGTAGAGGAGGAAGTACCTCATTGTCTGGACGAGTCTTTACAATGATAAAGCGCTTTCCTTCCTTTTTAAACTCAACGAATCGATTTAACTCTTCAAGGAAGTGTTTTTTGCTAGTTCCATCTAGTGGCTTTCCATTTTTGCCAAACACATTAAGATAAGTGGATAGTTCTAAAAAATTAGAAAAAATCTGACCATCCTTCAATTTACCTATTATCTCCGATGTGATCTCGTATTTTTTCTTGTCCATATAACCTCCTACTCAATTTAGTTGGATTGACGAGTCTGTATTATATATATGTATGAAGATACATGGTCGTCAGTCCAAGTACAACTATCACAAAACATCTCTTAATGGTTTACTCGACTTGAAGCTATGGAGCGTAAGCGACATAGATTCAATTTGAGTAAACCTACGAGCGTCCGCAGACGCGAGATCCATCTCCCGCCCTGTCTGGAAGACTACTATAAATATCCACCACAACCATCCTAACACCATTTCTTTGCCGTATCCTGTATTGTATAGCTATCTACACTCATTATACCATGAGTTTGCCAAAAATTCAATAGCTATCTAATACAGGAAACGAATATTCCTAGAGCCTATTATAATAAGGTATGTTTCTAGGAGTGTTGTTCTCTATAAAGGACATCCAGATGATATGTGTGCTCCGTACAAGCTGCCAGAGGCCACAATCATGCTCCTTGTAGGTCTTTGGAGTCTCTGAGAGTGTTGCTCAGATGTTAGATTAGTCCATTTCTGGCGATAGGGGAGTACAGATTGGTACAAATAGGCACTTTATGCTCCGAAGAATGGTTATTTTCGGTACATTTATGGTACACATCGGGAAAATCCGCATGAAACCTAGACTTTTCGGCTTTTATTGAGTCAAAAAAGAACAAAATAATGGGTAAAAAGGTATAAATAAAAAGAAAAACTAGCCAAAATATAACGCAAATACGTTAAATTCTAGCTAGTTACCGAATAAGCTACCGATTGAAAAATAGCGATTTTAAGCTATTTTTAGGTATTTTAGAGAGGAAAGTGAGTGATTTATGGGTGTATGTAGGAGAGGGTATATGGTGTATTTTTTGGATGATTTTGGCAGGGGAAAGTATACCCGGGGTAGGGGAGAAGTGTCAAGAAATTATTTATTGACAGATTGGGAAGGATAAAAAGTAGTAGTGTTGGCTGCCAATAAGAGAGGTATTTGGTGGGATTGTTGGGAATTGTTTGGAATTAAAGATAAAATAATATGTAAAATATTGCGATAAAACGTTTTTAAATCGTTATTTCTTGAGGATGAATAAGAAAGATGTACTGGGGGCTCGGCCTGCTGCCGGGAACGTCCAAAAAATGGAAAGTACGCCCCATTGGTGCGAGTGCTGGAAATGCTCAAAATACGGCACTCATTCATAGTGCTTTACTAGGAATTTTTTGGTGCAGATTCAATCCCTAGCATTTTACTAGGATATCAACAAGTTACAATTCCTAGCACTTTGCTAGGATATTTGATTTAATTCCTAGTAATTTGCTATGAATTGTTCGATTATTCAAATTTGAAATACTTTAACAATTTAGCACTTTACCATACTAAAATCTTCACCTTTCCAGATCAGGCGTTTTGCTTTATCACTTTACCACGCTAAAGCATCCCATTTTCCCTTATAAGGTAATTATAATATAAAGCAAAAATCCATTTGTTGCGTGTGCAACATTTACGGTGAAACCGCTTGACTTTCTACGGTGAAACCGTTATACTAATGTCAAGCTCAAGGGCAACACCGGAAAGCGGAAAACATGATGGTTCTGAAACACCGAAAAATTTCAGTTTCCACTTTTTGACGTTTCACCGTTTGAGCGGTTCAAAAAATAGAGCTTGACAAAACGGTTAAACCGTGATACAATACAGTCAAGCTCAAGGGCGAAAGCCCAAAAGCAAAACCTAGTTTCCATAGCACATTGACAATTCAAAACTTTTAATCTTTGCCGCTTTGGTTTTCATCCATCCTAACCGATGGATAAACCATACAACAAAAGTATAGGTTAAAAGTTTATCATCTAATTAAACCCTAATCGGTTTGATATGTTGGTTAGAATTGTCAAAAAATCAAGCACCTTGAAAAAACACTATCTTTGTAGTAGGGGCGGAAACGCACAACCAAAAGCAAGAAAAGCGCACAACGCATAGTTACCCACACTAACGGGCAAAGTGGGCAAAGCGGGTTTGATCCGAAACAAGCAATCAAACACCGGATAATGGCCGATGTATAAGCAAACCATGTTGCGATGGTTCAACGTCAAAATACCATCCGTTACCCTCTCACGGGAAGTAAGAGGTGGTGCGTTTATGGCAAAATCCATAATATCAGACACAACAACACGCTCATTCTAACGAGTAAAGCGGGGATTAGAACACTACTTGTCTAGCTACTGTACGGCGTGGGCAAGCACCTAGGAGATAGCCATAGGTTTATTTTGGCACAGTTTTACAGGGAGATTGCATGATTTCAAAATGCAGGGATCTTCATCAAAATCCAAACGGTTATTGCGCAAGATCGGGGAACACTATGCAAGACGCATAGTATTGCGCACAAGGACGGTCAACAGTATGCACCTTGTATCAAAAGCGTACTGTACCAGAACGGCAAAAGCCGCTTGAACGTCACACACTCATTATATCATATCAAAGGAGATAATACTATGTCTAACCTGTCTAACGTCTGTCTATCCATCCGTAGCTCTAACCGTATCACGTCCGAAAAGCGTGGTTATGCAAGCGTTGGCAAAACCATCATTAGCTTTACTAACAAACCCGGCAACGGTGGTGTTACACAGCTCAAGGCATTCCCTAAACCCGACAAAATGCCGTCTTATATGCTCATGAGCAAAGAAGAGTATGAGCGTTATGGCAAGGCTGTACAGTACGTCTATAACAAGGCTTGCGCTGTCAACCTGTCTACCACCAACGGCAAAGATACTTCTATCATCAAGGTTCACACGGACGACTTTTATAACTGCCTGTCTGATCTGGCTATCATCGTTTTCGGTGAAACGTTCTCTATGCAAGAGTATCCTAATTTTGGCACAGAAGTCCTTGCCATGGCAAAAACCTATCTGCCTACCAACATGGACGGCGACACAAGCCCGGCAAATATGCCTATCAATCGTTTCGTCAAGGCTCTTGAGCCTATGATGTTGGCCGTTGCAAACCACAGTGTTTTCCTCAAGGACTATGAGCGTGATTATAACCTTGCTGTCAAACGTTGCACTGCCCGTATTAACAAGGCAACGGTACAGCTTGACAAGGCAACGGCAGAATACGACAAGGCAAAGTCTGATCTTGACAAGGCAGAGGAGCAGGTGCGTAAAGATGCAAGCGATACCACCGTCAAGGAAAGTACCAAAAAGAACCATGCAACGGCACTGTCTAAGGCACAGGCAACGTTTGATGAAAAGAAGAACGTCCTTGATACTGTCAAGAACACTATTGACACATGGAAGATCAAACTGGCTGATGCTGAAAAGACTTACAAGGCAGCAAAAGCGGCAGATTCTGAGAACTCTTAAAATCAAACCCAAGAAGTTAGTCTAAGCATACCAGAATGCAATACATAACACGCCTGACGACTAGAGGTACAGGGGAAGAAGTAACCTCTACCAACGGCAAAACGCCGTCACAAGATACCATGAAAGAGGTGAAATATCTTGAAATCCTATCAGAATACGATGGGAGAAGTGCGTCAAAACACTTCTGGGCATTCTATCATCTACAACGGCACAGAAGTCAAAGAGCTTGATCTTTACGGCACATTTGACGGCGTTGTATTCGTCAGTCGTCCGTTTATCGCAATGAAAACAGGCTTTATGCCTATGTACGTCAAAACGTCTATGGGATGGACTTCTATCCATCCTTGCAAGATTGTTGACTTCCTCAAAGAAGCATACAAGGCAAGAAGTGTTTCCCTTTATGACTGGAATGCCTATCAGCAGAGCAAGAAAGAAAAGCGTCTTACAATGGAAAAGGCCAAACAGCAGCAGAGTGAAACAGCTTTTCTCAGAGCATCACAAGCTAATGCAGATGGTTCTTTGCGTTATCATAAAAGCAAGAAACGTCTTGACGATCGCTATAATGAAGTGGGTAAACCAGTTCAAAAAAAGCGTTCTCAGCGTGTTGTATTTGGCTCTAGTGAATACGTCACAGTTTCCGGCTGGATCTACGGTAGAGAAGTCTTGATGAATAATCATAGCTTCCGCATGGATGAAAGAACGTCATACTATATGGACGGCACTGGATGCTGTGCCCGTGATTTCGATAACAGAGATATGCGTCCTTTGAATGACGTATTTCCTGTGAAATCTGGAAAGAAAGCAAGGTGATAATTTTGAGTTTGACAGCAATTCGTCAGAATGATATAATTGTACCATCAAGAAAAGGCGGTGCAATTATGGCAAATCGTGATTATAAAAAAGAATACGCCAGAGAAAAGGATCAATCGAAGCATATCGGCCTGAAGGTTGAGCCTACTCTCTTTGATGCGTTCACAGCAAAAACAGAGCTGAATGGAACGACGAAAAACGCCGTTTTGAAAGCTTGTGCAGAAGCATACACTTATGGCAATCTCATCATTGATGAAAACGGAAAACCTAAGATTCTGAAATGATTTTATTGTAGAAATCTTTGTCATCTTTTTTGATTTTTTCTAAAATTAAATCAAAGTAATCTCCATATTCTAAAACAAAAGCAGCAAGCTCTCGTATGTCATCTGGCACAGTTCCTTTGGTCCCATCAAAATGAAAGCCTGTTGTTATGTAGTGATATGCATCAGACAAATCATAAAAATTAGCATTTAGAAAAACCTGTGAATACTTTTTAGTACGACCTAATGCCCAATAACCACAGAGGCAATCTAAACAGATTTTGAAGTCATTATCCATATTGTTGTTTTGAGAAACATGGGAAATATTCAATTTTGCTTCTTCAACCTTTGCAAAAACATTCGTCATAAATTGAATTTTTTCTGATTCAAGATAGTGAATGGCTATACATTTGCTTCCCATAGCAAGGACTTCCTTTCAAATTATGATGTCTCTATTCTAGCAGAACCGAATACTCACGTCAACAAACACCTTATGACCTAAAACTCATAGGGTGTTATTTTTATGCCCTAAAATGAATATTTATGCAAATAATATTCAGAATATTCAATGATGAGTACAATGAAAACACGTCAAAAACAATTATAAAAGAGGAGTTCTACCATGGCAATTTTAGCAATCGAAAGCGCATTGGATGTTGCAATCATGTTCAATGATACGGATATGATTGCAATTTATAAGCAAGCCCTGACAGAAGCCGGTGTTGAATACGTCAGCACCGCAAAATGCTGGATTGAATAAGAAAGGATGTCTTATTATGGATTATTTCACCGCAAAAGAAATGTTTGTCCTTGGTATCGTCCTGGGCGCAAGCCTTGTTTTGATTTTCACGCTGATTCTGAAGGGAGAAATGTAAGAAATGAAAAAAGAAGATCTTGTTGTTCTTGAAACTGGCAGCGCCTATACAGCACTGTTCAATAAGGCAAATTATTACACACCATACATTGTGGCGTGGCATTTTGACCCGGATTCCTACACATGGGATCAGGGTCATTATTTTGAATCCCTAAAAGCTGCAAAGAAATTCTTTGCAGAGCAAGAGAAAGAAAACGCGAACTGTCGGTATTGTGAGAATATCGACTGTCCGCACCGTGACGCACTCAGACGTTTGCCCCGTGAAAAGGGTGGTTTAGGTCTTTGTAAGAACTTTGAGTAAAGGAGAATGAAAATGGATATTACCAAATTGGTTGAGTTACTCCCCAGCAGTGTAAAATGTGACACGATTGATTTTATCACTGTTAAGCTGAAAGATGGTAGAATCGCAACTCGTGTACTTCTTGACCGCCTGTTGACGGCAGAGGAGAAGAAGAGCATGAAGAGTAAGCACTTTGTTGGTCTTGATTGCGTTGCATATTATCGCGATGCACCTGAAATCAAGAAGTCTTATTTCTATGTTGTGTAAAGGATATGTTTTAAGGAGAGTTTGATATGACCGCAAGAGAATATTGTAAAAGCCATCCTGTAACCGCTTATGATAGCAGCTATGGCAGATGTGGTGGTTTCCAGATTCATGGCGATATCGAATACGGCATTGACGATTATCTCTATGGTATGTCTGGTGTGCTGTGTGATGATGAGAAGTATTTTCACTATCACCATTTGAAGATCATTTATACACCGTCTGGCAGAGCATACGTCAAGTGTTTCGGTAAACGAATCTATCTTGATGAGTGCATGAGAGTGTAAAGGAGAAACGACAATGAAAAAGGGTCAATGGTTCATGAACGATGAAACAGGTGTTATCACTAACATTCATCGTGAAGCTGTCGAGTGGTATCGGCAGGGTGCAAACATTTCCATCTGGATCAACGGCGTTGTTGTTTGTCGTTGGGGTCATTGATAAGAAAAGGAGAATACAAAAAATGAAACTTACTCAAAATAAGCTGTCTGTTGTCCTAGCTACTATTGTGGCTGGTGTTTCCATTTTGGCAAACTGCACGACCGCTAATGCAGCAGAACCTGTGAAAACTCGTTTGCAGAATCGTTACGTTTTGGTTGGTCATGTAAATGAGATTGAGGTATTCCGCAACGGAATCAAGACAATCCATGTTGTTGATGAAAACGGCGAGGAATGGTTATATTCTTACGCAAGCATGGAAGAAACCCCGGCAGATGGTCAGAATGTGACCATGATTATGAACAGCAATGGAACAGAAACCATCTACGATGATACCATCGAGGATGTTCTGTGGGCACGGCCTGATGAAGTGGATGTTGATTGATATTCACAGAATGGTAACGAAAATAAAACGTATTAACGCATTAAAATGTGACGTTAATAAAATCTACATTTTAGTGCTTGACAAAATCAGCAGTATCCTGTATTATGTAGCTAGAAAAGGTAAGTCCGTCATAGGACTTTTATTTTTACCGTATAGCTATATAATACAGGATACGAGAGAAAAGGAGAGTCAACCGCTATGGCTATGTACAAAACTAAGAAGGATGCAGCTTACGCATGGGTTCAGGAATTTAATGCGATTCCTCAGAGCGTTATTGAAAAGCTGAATAAAGTAGACATCGAAGAAAACGGTGAAGGTGTTGTTGAAGTCACACCGCCGACTGTGGGTGACCGTGTTTCGTTGTTGGACAGTGATTACAGCGGAGAAGGCGAAATTGTTGGTGTTGAATGGCACGAAGATGATGAGCCGGAATACGTCATTGTCCCTGATGTGGATACCAACACGAAGATTTATCTTCACGAAAACTGCTTTGATGTAATTCGTGACGACTTTCTTCCGATGTGGGGAACGATGTGGCAGTTTAATGACCCGTGTGATACATGGCGTATTGAGGAGACTCAGTGGCGTCAGAAGATGGCTGATTGTGGATTCCGAATCTATACGCAAGAAGATTACGGTTACATCTTTGGCATTGATGGGGCTGGCTACGATTTTTATTCTGATCACTGGATTCCTCTTTATGAGAAGTGGGGTCTGCATTGGGATGATGAGACTGTGAAGGAGATGAAAGAGAATGCATAAGTACACTCAGAAAGAACTGAAGAATATGGTTGCCCTTGGAATGGCAGAGGATGTTACTCGTGCAAACGATGAGGATTATGAAAAGATTATCAAAAGAGAAGATTATCTTTCTCAGGTCGGATATTCCTCTGGCGTTTATGGTTGTAACGGAATGTTACTGAGAGGTTATAAAACAGGTGGTTATTATGCAGTGACTTCAAGAACGTCAGCCATTTATCTTTTTGGTTAAGAGGTTAAAGCTTTGATTGTTGATAGCATTCTCGATCGCCGGGACGGAAGGCACTACAGTGCATACGACTTCTATCTTGAAGTCAGAAAGTATGAGCGTCTGGGTGTTGGTACACACGGCGATGATATCTCTATCGCCATGGATTATGGTGATAACAGAGATGTGCAGCGTGTTCTGTGTCAGTACATCCAGCGCAATGGATACCCGGCAGACATTGAGAATTACATAAGAAGTCATATCTGGGTAGTGTGAGCAGCAGATGCTAGGTGATTAGCGGTACTAGGGCAGACATAACCGCTACCAATGCAAAAGCATAAAAATATAAAAAGGAGTGTTAGATATGAATACATGTGAAAGAATTTATAGAAAAATGGACGAGCTTGCAAAAGAAAATGCCAAAGCAGCAAGTCGGGAAATGAAATTATTTCTTAAAGAAACAAGAGCTGGGCATAATGAAGCAGCAGAAATTCATTGGGGTAACCGTAAACAACTTAAAGCAGAACAAAGAGGAATGCGCATGTTATTCAATGAGATAACAAGAATTTTCGAGGAACAAGGGGAAAAGTATGAGTTTGATATCTAAAATCATGCTTTTATTGGAGGTTTATTTATGACTGTTTCTGAATTTATTAAGAAGTTGAAAGAGTTTGGCTATGACGAAAATACCGAATTGGTTTTTTGGAATGTATACCAATACTGAATTCGGAGACTGGAAAGAACTTCAGGTCAGGGGAGTATCAAAAGGTGTATGTTTTTTTGACAAAGAAACATATCCTGATAAACCTTTGATCGATGTGATGATGGAGCTGAGGTGAATATAATGCTTGTTTACGATCATCTGAAATGCCCATTTTGTGGCACACTGAATAAGTTCACTCGTGGTAATGGTAGAGAACTTGATAAGTTCAAATGTTTTTATTGCCATAGTTGGTTTGAAAAACAAAATGACAATGAATATATTGCCGTGAATGACAGAAATGAAACAAAAGCAGCAGAAAAGAATTTTATTTATACTCCTGAATCATGTGGTGTTGTTCTTGCAGTAAAGATTGAAGGTAATAAAGAAAAGCTTCCTGATGCAACGCTTTCTTTTGCTTTTGGAGGAACTTATAAAACAACATGGTGTCCGAGTACACTTGACAGATTCAAGAAAGGAATTAATTCGTACACATTGTTTTTTGATGAGCGACTTACAAAAGAAAACCGTTTTGAAGATTACTGTATTAAGGGGTGATAAAAAATGTATTCGAAAAAGGAATTTATTGAAGCGTTTTGCTGGATGTATGGCGTGTCTAAAGCGGAAGCCGATAAAGCATATACGACCAGCAGTAAAAAGCACATTAAAGCAATCATCGATTGTTATAAATCGAATTGTAAGAAGGCATTTTACGAAGATTGAGGTGATAAAAATGACTGAGAAAGATAAACGGATTCTAAAATACGCAATCGATAATCTTGTTCTTAGAGAAATCGAATTATGCAAAGGGAGTTGTAAAAGCAACATTGAAAACAAAGCGAATCGTGAACGAGATCGTGATTTGATTATTTATGGTATTCAAAGCGTTTTATATGAAGTTGAGCGTCTTGAAGAACAAGAGAAAGAGATGCTGGAAAAAGTCAAACATGAAGTGGTTCAGTTTTGATTGAGGTGATAGAAAATGTATACTAGCGAAACTGTAAAACAAGTTACCGATTGGATGATCAAAAGCATTTCCGACTGGATGGTCGAAAGTGGAACAAGAAGTACCACCGAAGGAAATTGGATTATTCATGTTTATGAAATCACTAGAAAGTTCAACGTAACAAAAAACTGGATTACTGCATTTCGTGACGAGATTGTGGATGCTCTTTATGAGCATAAAGCCGTTGCGGATGTACTCTATGATTTTTTTCCTGATGGCGATGTGGAAAGTTTCGATATTGACTTTTATTTAAGTTTTTGTCCGAACCTGAGTGATGAAGATTGAGGTGATAAAAATGGATACTAACATAAACCATTTTAACAGTAGAAAAGAATACATGGAGCTTATTTATCACAATTCTAGTCCGTTTGATTTTTGGGAAGAAGTGCGAAAATTTCACAAGGAACGTGAGCAGGAGGAAAAAGAACATGACCAACACTGAAAAGAATATTATTCTCGCAGCTCTTTCTTCTTATCGGCGTAAGCTGATGGATCAAAGCATTAGTTTTCTCAAGGCTGGCAACCATGAGGATGCTAAAGTAAGTACGATGGAAGCAGCCAACGTGAATGCGCTGGTGATTAAGTTTACAAGAGAAAAGGAGTTTGCAATATGAGAAACCTGTCTAAACAGAACCGTAAGAAAATTTTTGATTTGATCAAACGTGATTGTACATTTGTTGGCTCTTACGATTTGGAACATTCTGAAGAAAGTGTTTTGACTTATCTCCCGAAGCCCGGCACACAGATTCACAAAGATGTTGAAGAGGTTCGTGTCATAAAGAACCGCAAGACTGGAAACTGGGTTGAATCCGTTGTTGATGTGCGTTGGTATTACGGTATGACTTGCGCTGATGCAGAGATGATTGAACGCAAATATCAGTGTAAATCTAACAAGTGAGGGTGTGGAATATGAATAGCGAAAATAAGATTGTTGTTACTAGCTGGAATGGTAAGTCTTGGGAGATGACACCTGAACAGATTGAAGCAGTATATCGTTACAAAGAGCATCAGTATCGTATTGAAGATGCAGAGAATCAGCTCGAACTTAATGCAGACTGGATTGAAGAAAAATATGGCTATTCATACAATGAAATTATCGAGTTTTCGGAAGAGTTAGCTGAACGATTTCAGGATAATTTCGATTGCAATGAATCAGAAAATGACGCATGGATTGACCGTATCACAGAAATGTTTGACAGCCTTGGAAGAAAGGAGAGCAACGATGACTGATCCTTGCCGTTACTGTGTGGCACCGGAGCGTTATCCTGGTTGCCACGACCATTGCGAAAAGTTAAAAATCCATCGTGAAAGTGACGAGTATAAAAAGCTGTGCGAATATAAGAATACATACCTAAAAAGCCATTCGACAGCAAGTTCTTCCCAGATTAACAAAGCGATGCGGTATTTCAAATATAAAGGTTATAGTCTTTATGGATTCAAGAATGTTGGGAGTGTTTGATATGAGAGAAAGATACGATGAAGTATTAGAGGGCTATATCATACTTGAAGATGAATTAAAAGAAAAATCGGAATCTGATCGGTTGATGGAGAGTTCGTATCAAAAGTGGCTTGATACACTTGATGAAAGAGTAAGCGATTCATTAAGAATAATGGATATGGAGGTTTAATAAAAATGAGAGAATTTGAAGGTTTTATTTTTCCTAACGGAAGAATTGTAGCGATTCCTGAAGAGGAATATATGGCAGCTATCGAAGCAGGAAAAGAAATTCTTGTGTTTTGTGGTGGATGGGCTGGTGGATACGCTAGAGCGTTTGGTGCAGATAAGGAACAGGATCTTTATGAGCCTGATAAAACTTGTTACATGGTCTATTCGTATGATGTTATGGATAAGACCTTTACGCCAGAAGATATGAAGCGGTTCGCTAAAGTGATTGTCACGGATGGTATCCGTGTGTACATGAAAACAGGTGAGTCGGCCAGTGATTATTATTCTGGAACCTTCTGTGACTGTGGTACGAAAGACAGGCTCGAAGAACATTATCCTGACACTTGTAGCAATGATATTGAACAATACGATTTCAGTGATTGTCAGACAGTTGATTTTGATATGACGGTTCGTATGCTTGGCGCAGATGATAAAGATTACGAAGGTATGGTAAAGATGCTCAAGGGGATTTTGAGGTGATAAAATGTGGGTTTTAGCTAAATGCCAATATTCGGATGATAACAAGATTGGATATGCTGTGTTTTACGATATTGATAAGCTTGGGTGTGTGACACTTATGTTCAAAATATATGAAGATACAAATTCTATTGAGTTCTTTTATTGTCTATTAGAAGTGAGCACTCGGCTAGAAAAGAAAACGTGTGAGAATATCTTAAAAGCCTATTTGAAAGAGAAAGGGATTTTTGTAGAGGATTAACCATGTGGGATTTAGTTGAAAATGAATATTCTAAAAAATATGGAATTGGGTGCGCAACCTTTTTTCGTGACAAACAATTAAAAACAGCGATGGTTATGTATAAATATAATGGCCGTAGCGTTATGTTTTGCTATTCCGAGTACGATAATAAGATTCTATCTGACGGTGATAAAGACGAAATTGAGATGACAATCAAAATGAAACTCAACTTTTGGAAGGATTAACTATGTGGGATTTAATAACAAATAATTACCACGAAGAAGATGGAACAGGTTACGCATTGATGTTCAACACAAGTGATAAGTGTTATCTTGATGTTATGTACAGGTGTAGGCCGTTATACAATTCAATTCGTGTTTTTTATTCTCTTAATATTTCGGAAAACGAAAAAGAGGATATTGAAAAAATACTTGTAGAAAAACTGAAAAACAATGGAGTTTTAAGGAGTGAAGATTATGTGGGATCTGAGGGAAGTTCACGCTTGTTTTGATGGTGAAGGTTGGGTTTGGAATGAATCTTTTCATCACAAGAATGTGTTTGTAGGTGAGAATGAAGATCCGAAAGAAATCTTTTGGCAGGAATGTCAGATGTTCTTCCTTCAGGATTATCTAAGCAAGTGTGAGATTGTAGATGACGGCGACATTCTGGAACTTCAGCTGAAAGATTCCGGTGAACCGGTTCTCGCTATGATGATTACAGAGTAAAGGAGAATGAATTATGACACGGTTTTATCTTAACGCAGGTGCTCTTGGCCGTTGGATGCACCAGAATAAAGCACAATACACTGGTGCTTACGTTGAGGGTGTTTTGGTTGATAGTTTTGTCGTTGAAACAAAGCGTGGTGTTGCAGCTATCTATGAACACTACCTGAATGAGTGGACAAGCAACTATTATGTTGAGTTCGCACCGTACAAAAACGAGACAGAGGTAAACGAACTCTGGAAAGAATGGAATGAATTTGAAGAAAAGGCAAGTGCATAAGAGGTGAGTAAAATGTATGTGCTTCTCGCTTACGAAAAGGATGGAGGCTATTATGATGAACTCTTCAGAAATAAAGATCTGAAATATGTTGAAGCAACAGGTATGGGTTTGATGTCTGTTCTGAAAAGCAACAAATTACGAGCTTGCAACGGAGAACCTTACGATTGGCTTGAAATTTGGAATAATGAAGTTGATGATCTTGAACCGTTGTTGATTATTACTGCAAACGGGTGCTTATAAAAGGGAGATTTTAGATATGAAAAACCTGTGTTGTTACGATAATGAAATCATAAAGTGGACTTACGGCGACAATCTGTACTGCTTACATATTCAGCACGATGACGTTGCAGATAATAATCCTCGTTGGTGGGATGACCATGATTCTGTAATGGCTTGTTTTCATTCTCGTTATCGTCTTGGTGATAAGATTGATGCGAGTACGGCAGAAGAGTTTTGGAACAATCTGGTTTACGAGTATTGCTCTGATGAAGAAATTCTTGATGCACTTTTTAATATGAAGTTGGAAGATACCTGTGTCGTTGTTGATGAAAATTATAGCGACGAAAAACGATATGCCATCTGCGGTATTGGAACTCTTTTTGATAAAAAGGTTTCTGAAAACCCGATGTATGTTGGTTTGAAGTATAACGAAATTGCTACATACGTTGCAGGTGAATTCTCTATTCGTGATTGTCAGATTCTTCTGGACAAGCATATTGCATGGCTTCCTCTTTGGCTGCATGACCATTCTGGCTTGTCTATGGATTGTGATACACGATTCAGAGGTTCGTGGGACGATAGCAATGTTGGTTGGATTGTAACCGCTATTACGGATGGTTCGGATAATACCAAAAATGAAGCAGAACGAATCATGCGTGATGAGGTGAAAACTTATAGCGATTATCTTTCCGGTGAGAACTACGGCTATATGCTTTATCGAGAAGAACACGGAGAATGGAAGGAGATTGATAAAGCATTCGGATTTATCGGTTCCGATGTGTTTGAAAACGGTATTGTATACAGTGTTGGTTGTAGTCTTGAAAAGGCATTAAAGGAAGATCGGTGCCGTATCGGTGATGCAGAGAAGGTTGTGACCGTCACTTATAACTTTGATAAATGTTGAATTTTAGAAGGAAAATAAAATGGATGACAACATGATGGAACGTCAAATTGCTGATTATATGGTAAAGCATGGCACTGAAAATACGGATTTTGGGGCTTGGGTATTTGAAGTGGACGAACTTGCAAAGAGGTTTGGTATCGAAAAGAAGTGGATTCAAGAACACGATGACGGGATTATGTCGTGGCTATACCTTAGAGAAGAAGTTATAGATGTAGAACGTGAACTTGGTGGTGATGATTTTACTACGCAATTGTTTGACGTTCGTTTTAGTCCGTGCTTTTGCTCAGGTTTGGAAGATTTTTGAAAGGAAAAATATCATGAAAAAGGCTTTATACACAAAAGACGAACTTTATAATCTCCTGAAAAATGGTGCTATTCTTGATGAATTGCTTGAGATGAGTGATGGGCAAGAATGTACGATATTTAAGGCTGATTATTTTCCTGAAGAAGATAATTATAATATCGTTATTTATATTCCTGACCTCGATATGAATGGTGTTATCTATGACCGTAAAATGACTTTACAAGAACTTGCAGACGCATATACGAACTTCTACACTGCACAGGATATTATTGATATCTGTGAAGGTGATGAAAAGAAAGCAAAACGAGTGTTTTACAATTGTGATTGGCAGCATCCATCCACTGAATTTACAGAAATGGAAGCATTTGATGAAGAAGATGATTGCGATACTCAGTATTATTTTGCCGAAACTCGTTGGTGTATCGATGACGTTATCGATACAGCGAAAAGAAAAGGTATTGTATTGAGTCCGCAACAAGCTGAACAGTGGTGGCAGAAGAACGAAAAGTGGTTTAAGGATACTCTTACTGAGTACGGTAATGAGATTCTTTTCAATGCGAATTTTAGTGAGGTATAAAAGGAGAGTTTTATTATGAAATATGACACTCAAGCGATGGCCGAGGTCCTTTGTAAAACAGCAGGCGTTGAATATAGCTCTGATTTGGAAAAATTGCTGTACCATTTAGATGTTCAAGCACAAAATCCTTACAATGCAGATTTTCGGCGTACAGGTTTGGCTATCATTGCAAAAGTGTGTGAGGAATTGGAAAAACGATAATGTATTACCATCTTGAATATTCTGTCAGACATTTTATGTACGGCGATACATATAGAGGACATGAAATATATCCAACAAAAGAACTGCGTGACGCAGAACTTGACTGGATGAAAACGTGTTACAGTAAGCCGACAGAGCTTGTCTATACGACGTATGAAACCGAAACGCTCAGTGAAGATAAGATAACAATATAAAGGAGAATGGATATGACAGCACGAGAGATTGCAAGAGATTTTCTTTCTAAGATGAATCCTTCTGGATGGAATGGAATTGGTGATAAACCAAATGATTTGGATACAAGAATTATCACTTATAAGATTGATGATGATGTGGAACTTGATTTATCTATTGAAAATATTGCTTTCGAGGACGATGAAGATCCTGAGTGGACTACTTGTTGTGAGCTTCGATGGTGCGATGATGGAGAATTGCTTGAGATTTTTAGTTCGGATAGTATTTGTGATGAAATGGAGATTGCTTTTACTATCGTGGATTGTTGTGGACGCGAAAGAATTTCTTTTGAATAAATAAAATCGAGGAAACAAATATGACGGCACGTGAGATTGCAGAAAACTTTATCAAAACTATGAATCCGTCCAGGTGGGATGGTGTTGGTCAGAAACCTGATGATTTTGATATGGAAACTAAAACTTATATTATTGATGGATTCTATAATTATAAGATTGATATTTTCTATGATAAGAATGACAAACTTGGTTACGTTGTTATGCTTGAAATAAGATGGGCAGACGATGGAGAGCGAATTTACGTTTATGATATTCAAAGAATCAATTCTGAAGATGCAATCGAACACTCAATCGATTCTCTTGTTAGTTATTTTTAATAGAATCGAGGTTTTAAAAATGTGGACTTTTAATAGGATTTATCTTCGGGAAAGTTGTATTTTGCTTGTTGAGGAGGACGGAGAAAAGAGTGCAATCACAACAAGTGCATATGACTTAATAAAAATGTACAATAACGGCGAGAGTGAATGTCCTGGTGATAACGCAAAGGTTATTTTTTGCTCGATTTTTAATGTAAAAATGAAATGTAAAACGTTCAAAGAACTTATGGATATGCTTGAGAAAATTGTAGCTGATTGTTGTTGAGGTTTTAGATATGAAAAATAAAGCAGTGGTTGTTGTTTATGACGATACGATGTGTAATGGCCCTTGCCGTGTAGAACACAAAACAATGGAAGATGCGGTAGAGTCTGTTAATAATGATTTTGAAAGTCTGATGAAAGAACTGCGAGATGAAGGCTATGAGCCTGAATGGATTCGTGACGGCCATCATATGCTTGAGGTTTATGTTCCGAATACGTCTATTAACGCATGGTGGGATTTTGAGTAAGGAGAATTGAAAATGGATACTAACGAAATCAAAATGTTTGAGCAGAAGATGATTGACAGTGCATTTATTGACGCTGTTGATTATGATCCGAAGGTGGCTGCACGAGCTGTGGGAGCACGTAAGATGAAAATGAAGGGTGTATGCTCCTTTAATGAGTACATTAGCTATTTGCAGACAATTACTGGTAATGCAAAGTTGTTTTGGAAGTATCAGTTTTGAGGTGGAAAATATGTATATGCTTTTAGATGTTTATATGCAGAATCTTGCTATTCCTAATATCATTGGAAAGCGAATGTTTGATACTTACGAAGAAGCAAAAAACGAAGCTATAAATCAAGCTGAAGCAGAATTTCAAAACTACTATCAGAAAATGTATGCAGGAACTGGATATGAACCTGAAATTACAGAGATGGATGATAGCGTATATATTTCTGCACCTAAAGAGAGTGAATGGTGGACTATTGTTGAAGTTTGATAAAACAGTTCTTTTAAGGAGAAATAATATGATTGATAATAAGACTATGCTTTGCGCAATCGCAGGCAAACACAACATGGAAGTTCTTGAAGGAGCACTTGATACAGTCAATGAATTTTTGGATTCTGGTGCTGTTATTTATGTGAAAGTAAAAGGAAAAGATGGTTTTGTAAAACTCGAAAAAATTGAAACCAGAGTGATGATCATGCCGTTTGTTTAATGAGAAGGAGTACGTTAAATGAGCCAGAACGAAAAGCAATTTGCAATTGATACACCTATCGGAAAGATTATCGCAGAAGGCATTGCAGAGCCATATCCTGAGATTGTGATTTACCTTAAAAGAAATGATGGCGAAACAATTAACCTGTCCAGTATCAATTACGAAAGTGGTGGTGATATTGAAAATTATCTTTGGATGGATGTGCTCAGTGACGAGTACACAGATCATAAGAGTTGGCCGTCCGAAGATTTGACCGCAGATTTTTCTTAATGAATGAAAAGGAGCAAAACAAATGACTACTAATAATCCTATGACTGTAATAACCTCTAAGCACTTTGGTGCACTGAATGTAGATGTGTACCAGAATGACAAGCACCAGTATTACATGACACGTGAACAAATTGGCGCAGCGCTGGAGTACAATAATCCTAATAAGGCAATTCAAAACATCCATGTTAAGAATACGGATCGTCTTGACCCTCTTTCAACTTTCCTCAAACTGAGGAAAGTTGAGGGCGGAATCACGAAAGAACGTGAATATATTGTTTACAGTCTGCGTGGCGTAATGGAAATCTGCCGTCTGTCTCGTCAGCCGAAGGCTGATGCGTTCATGGATTTCTGCTGGGACATTATGGAATCTTTGATGCGTGGTGATTCCGTTTTGGCTACTCCTAATATGGATGCAGCACTGAGTAAGGAGTTTATTGATGTAAGACTTCATGCTCTGTTTGATAGTATGAAGAATCTTCAGAGTGAACTTGATTCCACCCGTAAGAATCTCAGTGAACAAATTGAGGAAGCTCGCGCCACCAGCAATGAAGCGCTGAATGTGATTAGCAGCGTATCTCAGTGTGTCCATCAGATTAAGGACAAGCAGATGGATGATGCAATTCGTTCTACCAGAAACTTTACTCCTCGTAAGGATGTGATGAGCGACTGGCGTAAGAAGATGTATGAACGTATCAATGTGATTGCCGCAATCAATGAAATGAAGGTTCAGGATGTGTTCCGTGATATTTACGAATATATGAATCGTGTCTATACCTTCGTTATTGAGGAAGAGCGCAGAAAGTATTGTGCAAGAACCGGTCGCACTGGTCACATTTCTACGATTGATGTGGTTGAAGCAAGTACGATGTATAAGTCCATCTTTGGTGCCTTGGTTGAAGATTCGTATACTGAAGCAATCAATAAGAAAAAGGAAGAGACCGCTGATCAAAAAGCTCTGCCTGAAGCTAAGGCTATTGAGGCAGCTCCTGAAGTGGATGTTTGTGTTGCTCCTGTGATTGATGTAGAAGCCAAGGAAGTTGAACCTGAGCCGGTTGTAGAGGAGAAGCCTAAAAAGCAGACTGAAACCGCAAAGATTCTTTTCCCGATTATGCTTCCTCTGGCGGAAAAGCTTGGTGATAAGCCGCAGTACAAGCACACTTACACTCTGATTTATGAGCGTATTGGCTATAAGAAAATGAATAATTTGTTTGTGGCTTACGAAAAGGCACACGGTAAGGCACCTCATCCGAAGACTAAGGTGTTTATCGAAAATGAAAAGAATTTCGCGCTGTTTAAGAAAACTGTAAAGCAGCTGATGAAAGAGCAGGAGAATAAGTAATGTATGTAATCTCGAATGGTCATAACTACATTATGAAACGGAAGGGAGGTCGAATCTGCGCCACCTGTGATATCAATCTGGCTTACAGTTTGAATCCAAGGGACTGGCGATTTGTGAGATCAACAAGCTTCCCGCCGGGTATAAGAACGGGCACTATGCACCGAAGTCTATGGATGAAGCTACCATTGCAGGCAAGAGTCCGAATATAACGGCTCCGGCTGTAAAGTCAAATACATATGCATTTCACATGGAAGATTCTGAATGGCTGGCGGAACTTAAAAAGAATTTGGTTATCACAGATAAAACCATGTGTAATCTGAAAGAGATGTATTCAAAAGTGTACGGTGATTTGACTTCCGCAAGTGATGAGATTGATGATCTAGAACATGCTATTGAGTTTAAGACCGTGAATGCAGCGCAAGGTTATCAGCTTATGGCAGAGCTTAAAAAGGCTCGCCGGAAGCGTAGAGAAGCTAAGGACGCAAAGCTTTTGCTTGAGATCGTTATGAATACAGAAACCAGAGAATGGGGAGATGGCAAGCTAGAGACTGCTATTGAGCAGCTTGGCACTCGTCAGTTTACTCCGAAGGTTCGTAATGATCTATTTGAAAAGAATTGAGGTACATAAAAATGCCTACTATCAGAGGAAACGGACACTGTAAGGTTTGTGGTGCTCCGGCTACTGTAAATCATGAGTATTGTGATCATTGCCGCAGGATAGTAAGAATCGAAGCGCGACAGGCTTATGAAAGAAAGAGACGAGAACAGGAACGAAGCAAAAAGCCAATCTTGACATTCAGCGATGTTATTAAACTTGCGGATGCCGAGGGATTGTCTTACGGAAAATACTGTTTGAAGTATGGAATTTGAGGTGAATGTAATGAACGCACTTGAGAATGAAAAGGAAAACGAGAATACTGTTGCTTTTGATTTTTCTGAATATGATTCTTCCAAGGAAGAAAAACACCAGAAAGTAATCAAAAGGAATTATAACTTGACTCGGATCGAAGCGAATCATGGAACGGTTCATCCGATTAAAGACAAAGAAGATATTAAACGTGTTTCAGAATATTTCTGGATTAAACGTCAATATCGTAACTGGTGTCTATTCAATGTTGGATGCTGTACAGGATTTAGAGCAAGCGATTTGCTTCGCTTAAAAGTTTCTGATGTAGCAGTAACAGATATGAATGGAAATGTTGTGGTGAACCTTAACGCAAAACTTCGCGTCAAAGAAAAGAAAACAAAGAAGTATCGCATTCTTAAAGTTCCAGTTCCGGCGCTAAAATGTATTCAAACTTACATCAATGTTGACGGGTTATCTTATGATGATTGGCTTTTCCCGTCTCGGCAAGGTAGTTGGAAAAGCTCTATGAGAACAAACGGTGGAACGAGCGTAAGTAAGTCTGATGTGTTCCGTAAGTACGATGCAAATCCAAAAAAGACGGGAGATCCGCTTGATGTGGATTCTTTTGGTAGGATTATGCGTCAAGTCGGTAAGGAATTAAATCTTCCTATCCAGCTTGGTTCTCATAGTTGTCGTAAAACCTTCGGATATCAGTTTATTGCATCTCATCCAAATGATATAAAAGCCTTGGCCTGGTTACAGCATAGTCTTAATCATAGTAGTCAGGCAATTACGCTTCGCTACATTGGTCTGGATGAAGAAGTGGATGATGAATACTACTCTGGGATTGATTATGGCGTGGACTGCCATGAAAACTCTTGAGGTGTGCTATGGCTGATACTTATATTAAAATCTGGGATACTTATGAGAGCTACTTCGAACCCCTTAGTGCTGCTGAGGTGGGGCGTCTGGTACTGGCGATGATGAAATACAAATCGTCTGGAACGGAGCCTGAGCTCAACGGAAATGAGCGGTATGTGTGGCCTGCTATCAAGAGAGATTTAATTAAAGATGCCGAATACATCGAAGGTAAGCGCATTTCTGGAAAGGCTGGCGGTGAAAGCAAGCGCAAGCAAAACGAAGCAAACGCAAGCAAAGCCAAGCTAGAGAAAGAAAAAGAGAAAGAAAAAGATAAGATATCGTCTTCGTCTTGTGATGAGACGACAACGACGAAACCTATCGAGGATGTTTTCCGAGAGAATATCGGGAAACTTGGCGCTACTGGTCAAAAGGCTTTAGCAGAATATGTTGAGCGCATGGGTGACGAACTTGTGCTTGCTGTAATTGGTAAGTGTTCTGATCTCGGCGGTAGCACATGGGCTTATGTGCGAAAAGCTCTGGATGAAGCAGAATCTCTTGGTTGTAAGACTGCTGATGATTATCGCCGGGCTTGTCCAATAGGGAGCGGTCGTAACACAAGAGTGACTAGGGAGATGCCTAGCTGTGGTGATTGGCTGAAGAACGCAACGCATAGACGTCAGCTGATAAAAAAAGACGCTTAAAAGTAATATTTTAGGAGGAGCTTATGGGTAATTGGTACAAAGTATCAGGTCAATACGATGACGGTTGTAAGGTGTATAAGAAAGACTATATCGTCTTTGCAGAGTCCAGCTCTGATGCAGAACAAAAGATTTTTCACTTGAAATTGCCGTATGATTGTTTTTTTTTTTCCTTGCACGGTAACTCAGTTGATTAAAAATATTATTTATGAATTTTAATAAAAGAGTGATTTTAGGAGGCTTGATTATGGATTTTGAAAAAATGTACCAGCATTATGTTATTGCCGACCATATCGATTCTGTTATTACTTGGCTTGAGAAGTATGGATACGATTTTGTTGAAGAAGAGCGTCTTGGCTATGATGTGACTCATATCATTGATACTTTAAGTACGTTGGTTTATGTTCTTCGGGATAGAAAATAATGTGAAACTTGGAGGTTTGAATTATGGGACTGTTACTTGGTTTGGGTTTGCTTGGAGCGGCATTTGGCATTGATGCAGCAAAGCAAGCACCGTTTGATAGAGCGTATCGCCGTCTCGAAAATGAATGGGGCACTTGTACATCGGAGGAGAATAAGCGGTGTAACGCTCTTGAATACGCAGTCAAGAATGGTTTGTATTTCGAGGATGAGAAGAAACCTGTGATTGAGTGGCAGAAGCTGAGAGATCTTCAGTGGAAGTACCAGTTAGCTGGTATCTCTTGGCCGAGAGAATCTGCGATTCGAGACGTGTGCCGTCTGGCGGCTCGTGACCGTGGATTTGAGTACAAAGGGTATCTGCGAAACACGTTGACGTTTGGTTATATCACTGATCCGAAAAATATTTGCAAACTTGGTATCGTAGATTGAGAGGAGATTTGAAAATGAATAACACTCGTAGAAAAGCTATCCGTAAATCTATTCAGGACATCAATGAAATCATTCCAAGAATCAATGCACTGGCTGATAGTCTGAAAAGCATTGTAACAGATGTTGAAATCATTAAAGCTGACATTGAATGTATTCAGTATGATGAAGAAGACGCTCGTGATAACATTCCTGAAAATTTGCAGGATAGTGAACGGTATTGGGCTTCTAATGAAGCGTGTGATAATCTATCGGATGCAGTGACTGAACTGGAAGATATTTTGGACAATCTGGACGTTTCGTTTGATGAAGTTATTGAATATCTTAATGGTGCAAAAGAATGATTAAGGCCACGTATCCATTGAAAAGAAATGCGTGGGCTGTGTTCTTGTACAGAGGTAGGCAAGTTTGTTCATACCTACTGCGTAATAGCAATCTTGGGGACAAAGAACGCATGGTAGAGCTGCTGGCACGAAAGTATATGACAGAGCCTGAGAATATTGTTGTAGATATTGAATTTAGAGATTGAGGTGATAAAGAATGACCGCGTTTGTAATGTTTACTTTCAATGTGGCACTGATAATAGCAGTGAATAGTAATCCGTTTGCGTTTTAAGTGGAGGCATGAATATGAAAGAACTGGAAGAAATTTACAATCGATTATATGATGAATACATTGACGCTAGACGAGAGCATTTTGAGTCTGCTCTCGATATGAAAAAGAATGGTGGCAGAATATATCTACATGGTAAAGTGCATGGGTTAGAAATTGCTATTAACATCGTCGATGAAGTGCTCGAAAGGGTTAAGGCAGAATATACCAAGGAAGCTTTTAACGTAGACCCATATAAAACCTAAATTCTTTGGAGGGAAAACCAAATGATTGTTACTATGTATCGAAGAAAATGGAAATTCTCGGTGATGAGTGCAGAAGATGCAGAAGACTTTATCCGACAGCCACATTTTGAACGAATTCGGTTTATCTCAATCACTGAAGCTAATGGTCATCATATTGATTTTCATAAGTGTGAAGGTAACATCACATTCCTGCCACTGAAGTTTGATGATTGTACTACTGATTTAGAAGGCACTTGTATTACTGAAATTCAGGCCAAGAACATTGTGAAATTCGTTCTGGACGATCATGAAGCAGATAAAACTGATTGGTTCTGCGTGAATTGTGGCGCTGGTGTGTCGAGATCCGCAGCTGTATGCGCAGCCATTATGAGAATCCTGTGTAATGATGATATGCCGGTATTTACAAACAGCTACTTCTGTCCGAATATGACGGTGTATAGAGAGGTGCTGAATGCTTGGATTAACCGTCTGTCTGATGAAAATGAAAGTATTTCGACTGAGATATGGAATACAGTGAATGCAATGGATAAAGATTGATAGAATCTGGGTTCTTGTGGATACTTAACAAAAGGATGTGCAGACCGATGATATAACTATTGATGACGTAGGATTATTAGTAAAATTTTGGTAATTTTGATAATTGTATTGTATTTGATCTTTGTGCGGTGTATGCTTGAAACAACCTCAATACAAACGGTCAAATTAAAAGACATGTGAGGTTAATATAATGTGGATTATGATAATTTTGTTTATGGTATTGAATGCTGTGCACGCACTTGGTATGTTAGAAGCGCTTTCTGATGCTGATGATCAGAGTGAGCGGTTGGCGATGGAACAGGGAAAGGATAGTCGAAATGGATAATTTGAAACCGTGTCCGTTCTGCGGTGGAGAAGTTGCCATTGCCGAAACAGGGACTGATATAAAGAAGTGGATGTTTATTTCGAGAGCGCACGGAGAAAACAAATGCACTTGCCGTGTTTTTATGGAAAGCGGAGAGTATTGGTTTGATTGCTCCGAAAAGGATAAAGAAAGAATTAAAGCCGACCTTATCGAAGCATGGAACAAACGAATTTATAAAAGTTAAGATTTAGGAGGATATATGTGGGTTTATGTATTTGACGAACCAATTCCAGAATACTTCAAAAACGGGAGATCGTATCTTTTGAGTTTATATTTTCATAAATGTTATGGGTATGAGATTAAGAAAGAAACGGATGTTGTTATTGCATATTGGGATAATTCATGCGGTTGTTTTCGTGAGTCCACAACAAAGCTGGAAATTGATTCGAGAGATATTTCAGAATGGTGGAAAGACATTTGATAAAAGCTGAGATTTAAGGAGTGAGTAGTTATGAAAGTTGGAGATAAAGTTTACGCTGAAGATTGGTGCGAAGGCATTATCGATGAAATCGACGGAGATACTGCCATTGTTGAGTTTGATACTTCTTGCGGAGGTGGAAGACTTTCGTTTTCGTTGGAGGAACTTCAGTTGGCGGAGTCCGATAAAAACTAAGTTCTAAGGGGAATGGTTTTATAATGATTTTTACCGTAACAATGATTGACTCGTTTAAGAACGAGCAGAATGCGAAATTTAGTTCGCCAGTGTCAAATACCAAAGGAATCTACTGGATGCCGGATGACAGTTGGATCGCCGGATACTTCACGGATTTGAAAGAAGCTGTCCAGTCTGTGATTGACAATGTAGCTGATGTCTTTGAACACTGCTACAATTACGCGGTGATCGAAGGGTATGAGGAAGGATTCTATCCTGTGGCCGAGCTGACGAAGTGGTTCAAGTATGATGCCAAGAGCGACAAGGCATTTGAAATTGAACCGCCGCTGCATAATAATGTGCGTGGGTATGCTTTTTGAAGAAGGAGATAGATATGACAAGAAATGAATTGCTTGGAGCGTTATGCTTTCCAGAATATAATTTTCTTCGGGAGAATGAGCATCTTGGCAAGCATATGATGTTCGTAACGGTCGGTGGCAGTCATGCTTATGGGACAAATATTGAGGGCTCGGATCTTGATATCCGAGGTGTGGCGCTGAACTCGAAAGAAGACCTTCTTGGTCTCGGTGAGTTTGAGCATTATGTGGACACTCAGACTGATACAACGATTTATAGCTTTAACAAAGCTGTGAAATTGATGTGCAGTGGAAATCCCAATATGCTGGAACAGTTAGGAAATGCCGATGAACTCGTTATTAGCTATAACCCAATGACGCAGCTACTTATGGACAACAAAAACCTATTCCTTTCAAAGCGTGTGATTTACTCGTTTGGAGGTTTTGCAGGCAAGCTGATTCAGAAGTCTGATACATTAGACAAAGATCCAATCTACCATAATTCAAAGAAAATGCACAAGACGGTAATGAATGCAGTTCGTGTATACCTGATGCTCTTTGACATCTTGGAAAAAGGTGAAATTAAAACCTATCGAGACAATGATCATAACTTCCTGACGCAGCTTCGCAACGGTGAATATGATTACAAAGAGATTCGTCAGCAACTGATTCCGGCCTATGAAAGCAGATTGTCAGTTGACAAGAGCGAGACTTACCTGCCGGACAATGTTGATTGGAAGCGGGTCAACGAGCTTGTGATGACTGTAAATGAGGAGTCTTTAAAGATTTGATAAAACCAATATTTTTGAAAGGAAGTGATTTTTATTAACTCTAATTTGTTAATAAATCGTGAGCAAAGTATTGCTATTGTGTGTATTATGTGCTTGCTGGCAGGGAATCTGGTATCGAAGATCAGTCCGGTGGCTCAGAAGCAGAGCAATTCGTACCTTTATAATAGTAGTCCTCCGGCAGTGAGCATTGTGCAGCAAGAGGAAAAAGAGCCAGAAGTCATTGTAGAGACTGTTGTTGAGACGCGGATTGTGAACTTCAGCCAGGGAAAGCGCGAACTCACTGACGATGAGCGTGCTCTTGCAGAGCAGATCGTTGCTTGTGAAGCAGGTGCTGACAGTTTGGAAGGCCAGATGGCTGTGGCCCAATGCCTTTATGATTCCGCTGTACTTGATAGTCTAACCATCCAGCAGGTCTTTAAGAAGTATGGTTATAGTTCCTTATATAATAGGAAGGTGACGGCAGAGAACGAACTGGCTGTGTCTATGGTGTTTGATTACGGTGCTAAGATTTCAGACAAACCTATTCAATGGTTTGTGACCCCGGCGGCAGCTCCAGGCAGTTGGCACGAGCGCGGAGCAACCTTTGCTGGACAATTTGGCGCACACAGGTTTTATTATGACGCGAAGCTGGTTGTGGATGATGCTGAGTAAATGGCATCATCTAAAATTTCGATAAATAATACAACAAAAAGATGTGTAATATATTGACGAAAACAAAAAGATGTGTATAATATATCTTGAAAGTTGTTTATGTGAGCGGAAGGCGGTATTTCAATGAGTGAGAAAAAGGTTTTGGAAATTATACAGGTTGAAAACTTTTTGAAGTACATAAGAAAAAAGCGAGTGTGGGTCTGCTTTATTTGCAATGGTGTGGATGTTCACATGATCTGCAAAAAGATGGATGACATTGGTGTAGAGACACATGGGATTGTCAAAGGCATTGAATTTTTTGGAAACGAAAGTCATGTTGAGTTGCGGCAAGAATGCTACGAAGTAAGGAAGATAGAGCTTAGGCCGGGCAATAAAGAGAAAGTGTATGAGATGATCTTCGATGATACCAGCGTGTTCGTATCAGAGAATCCAGAGTTGTACGGGCACTAAAAATATTTTCAAAAACCTCTTGACTTCTGTAAAGGTATCCTGTATAATATAGCTATGGAACGGAGCTACACTATTATAGAGGAGAAAGACTATGGATAACAATATTGACCCAAAGGTCGGAGAGGTTTGGTTGGTTGATCTATCCAATGCGACAGGTCATCAACAGCGCGGTATTCGACCGTTCGTTGTGACAAGCAACAATAAGCGCAACTTCTTCAGCCCCACAATTAAGGGAAATCCGTTGTCTTCCAGAATATACAAGCGCTCTCCGGTTCATGTTCTACTCTCAAAGGAAGACTGTGATTTCCTAGAGGTTGATAGTATCGTTCTCTGTGAAGAGACTGATACACTTAATAAAGGGCAGTTCATCAAGAAACTTGGTGTTTTGTCGGAGCGTCAGATGAATATGATCGCAATGGCAAGATGCAAGGATGAACCGTTTTTGCTCGCAGCATTCCTGAGCGGCGTACAACATACCATGGAATTTCAGAATTTTGCCGCATTTGCTTGATTTTTTATAAGGGTTAATGGTACACTACATATAATAAGAAGGAGTGTGCCACTATGCTTACTGAAGAAAAGATCAAAGCTTTTGCTGAAAAGTATTCTGATAGAAGCGGTGAGTTTGTTGTATCGACGCTTAACCATGTTCTGGATTACGAGGCCGAGCGTGGGTATGAGTTGTTTGACTTCACGAAAGATGATTTTGTAAAGATGTTTGCCAAATATAATTGGGTAAACTCAAGTCGTTCGTTTAAAAATGTGAAGTCGATAATCACAGGCTACATCAAAAGCGAAAACGAAACAAGTATGTATGATCTGGCTGAGTTCTCTGAGAGTGACGTAAGTGCAGACAATATGTACGAGGACAAGTATTTTGCGTCAGTTGATGAATTTGTTGACTTCTTAAATAAGTACGAAGAGTCATATCAGATTCGTATGAACGTGATTGCTGTGCTATACTGGATTGGCCTTACTTCTGAAGAAGTTTCTAATCTGACGATTAACGATGTCGATTTTGAATCTCGTACCGTTCTTGGCAAAACTGATGTTGACGCGAGGCTGATGAATATCATCAAGCAGTGTTATGAAATGAAACAATACGATGCTCCAAATATGGGAGGATACAGAACATTTTATGTCATAAATGGTGATTACATCCTTCGCAAAACAGAGGATAGAACTGGTGCAAACAGTGATCCAAAGATATCTACAAACACAATTCATAGTTATTTTGTGCGGTTGAATGATATTCTTGAAAGAAGATATCATTCGAAGACTTTAGACAGAAGACATCTTGTCAGAAATGGTGAGTATGTGAAGGTCTACAACTACTGCCAGAACCACCCAGAATATAATTTTATAAAACTTGGTTTTGATAGGGGTGGGGATTCTCTTGCAGAGATTATTGGAAGAGAATGTTGCAAGACGGCCTATCTTAGTTTCCGGCAAGGATACAAGGGCTGGGTCGAATATTTTCACAAAAATTAAAAACAGGGGGCTTCGGCCCCTTGATTTTAACACGTTAGCTATATAACACAGGATACTGAAAAATAGTATTTGAATGGAGAATAACAATGTCTGATTTCAAGAAATTTCGTGCACTACTGCAGGATCACTTCAATGAGATGGTGAAGGGCGAGAGTCCACTGTTTATCACGAATGCAGACGAGGATGAACTGTACAATATGTATCTCGACAGTTTCCCAGCCGGCACGAATGAGTTGTTCCGTAAGCGGCGCGAGTATGACTGTTCCTGCTGCCGCCGTTTCGTGAAGAATATCGGCAAGCTGGTAGCGTTTGATGCGGGTCGTAATCTGGTTTCTATTTGGGATTTTGATGCAAAGTCTGCCAAGTATCAGCCTGTTGTGGACGCTCTGGCTACTTACGTGAAGAGCTGCACTATTGTGAATCCGTACTTTGTCAGTCGTAATATGATCGGTTCTGGCAATATGTTCGGCACTGAGATGAACTATGAGTACGATGAAAACCACAAGGATGTGCATACTTGGGACCATTTCGCAGTCAAGATTCCGCAGCGTTTCGTTGTGCGGTCTGATGATGTGGCTACCAAGATGGCTCAGTGGCGTGATTCCGCAAACGTATACAAGCGTTCTTTGGAAGAACTGACCATGGATGCTGTTGATACTGTTCTGGAGCTGATTGCACAGAATAGTCTGTATCGTGGCAAGGAATTTGAAAACGCCGTCAAGGTATTCAAGACTAACAAGATTGAATACAATAACACTCCGTCTGAGAACAAGGCCGCTTATGTTTGGCTGGCACCGGCGTGGAGCGATATGGGACAGCTTCGTATCCGTAACACCGCTATCGGTACTTTGCTGGTAAATCTGAGTGAGGGTATGAACGTGGATGCAGCCGTTACTGCCTTCGAAAAAGTTGTTGCTCCTGCAAACTATAAGCGTCCCAAGGCGATTTTCACCAAGAAGATGTTGGAAGATGCACAGAAGACTGTCACCGAACTTGGCTATATGAGCAGTCTGGGTCGTCGGTTTGCTACTCTGGACGATATCACCGCCAATAATATCCTATTCTGTAATCGTGACGCTGCTCCTCGTATTGCTGGTGCTACAAATCCGTTTGAGGCAATGGCTAAGACTGTTGCGATTGATCCCAAGAAGTTTGGACGCGCAGAGGAAATTGGCATCGACAAGTTTATCAAGGATGTGCTGCCGACCGCAACTGGCTTAGAACTGTTTATGGAGAATCGTTTTGAGAAGAATATGATGTCTTTGATTGCGCCGCAGGATAAGAACGCGCCAAGCATGTTCAAGTGGTCCAATGGTTTCAGCTGGGCTTATACCGGTAATATGGCAGACAGCGATATTCGCGAAAACGTTAAGAATGCTGGCGGCAAAGTCGATGGCGTGCTGCGTTTCTCTATTCAGTGGAACGATAAGCCGGGCGAGTGGGATGAAAACGATGAGGATGCTCATTGCATTGAACCTGATAAGAATCATATCTATTATGACGATAAGTGGAATCCTCGTACTGATGGCCGCCTAGATGTTGATATCCGTTGTCCTAATCAGGGTAAAGCTGCGGTCGAGAATATCACCTGGCCTGACATCAAAAAGATGAAGGAAGGCGAGTACAGCTTCTATGTAAACTGCTACGCTAATCGTTGTGGTAAAACTGGTTTCCGTGCTGAAATCGAATTTGATGGCAACATCTACTCGTTTGACTATGATAAGCCGTTGCATCAGTGTCAGAATGTCGCCGTGGCAAAAGTCACGCTGAAGGATGGCAAATTCTCTATCAAAGAGCTGCTGCCCAGTTCTACTAGCACCCGCGAGATCTGGGGTGTAAATTCCAATCAGTTCGTGCCTGTGTCTGTGGCGATGTACTCTCCGAACTACTGGGATGAACAGACTGGTAATGGCAACCGTCACTACTTCTTCATGCTCAAGGATTGTGTTAACCCTGAAAAGCCCAATGGCTTCTACAATGAATTCCTGAAGGCGGAACTGTTACAGCATAAGCGAGTATTTGAGGCTCTTGGTTCTCAGATGGCAGTTCAGTCGGTAGATGACCAGCTGTCTGGCGTTGGATTCTCTGAGACGAAGCACGATTCCTTTATTGTCAAGGTTCAGGGCGCTACTGAGAGAGTTCTGAAAGTGGTTATCTAAAAGGAGAAATAATTATGGAAAAGAATCTGTTTGAAATTGCAACCCGTAATCGCTATCGCTTTACCTACAAGGGTGTTATGACCGTAGAAGATTTGTGGGATCTGAATGTTGAGGCTTTGGATGCAATCTTTAAGGCTCTGAACCGCCAGAAGAAGACCGCAGACGAGGATTCTTTGCTGGCTGTCAAGAGTGCCGAGGACGCCGAACTGGCAAACAAGATTGAACTGGTGAAGTATATCGTGTCTGTTAAGCTGGCTGAATCTGAGGCTCGTGTGAATGCTGCCGAAAAGAAGGCGCAGCGCGATAAGATCATGAAGATTGTGGCAAAGAAGAAGGACAAGGAACTGGAAGATATGGATGTCGAGCAGCTGATGAAGAAGCTGGAAGAGCTGAATTAAAATAGACATTTTATCGTGATTTTCGTTAAAATAATTAACGAAGTATCGTGATGTTTCTTCCTCCGAAAATGCCCTGCGCGGGGCTGACAGCCGGGAAAGACCGGTAATATGGGGATATGGTGAAATTGGCAGCCACGCTTGATTCAAACTCAAGTGTCGAAAGACGTATCGGTTCAAATCCGATTATCCCTACCATGAAGATCAGTTGTTCTAGCTCGTTCGGGGATTGGCCGTACATTGGCGACCGGAAAGACGTCATACCGGTAAAGGACGTCAAGCCAGACAAGAAGAGAAATAAGGTGTAAGCCGACTAGCTATCGGATAAATACTCTTCGGTTCGCCAGAAAACTAGAATGTAAAATGAATGGTTGGCTGTTTCTGATCTTCTTTTATATGCGCCCGTGGTGGAATCGCAGACACAGGAGACTTAAGATCTTCTGCCAGAGATGGCGTGCGGGTTCAAGTCCCGCCGGGCGCATTTATATCTGGGCGTAGCGAAGTTGGTATCGCACCTGTTTTGGGAACAGGGGACCGCAAGTTCAAATCTTGTCGCTCAGACCAGCCCGAAAGGGCATGTAGAATTTTTCATTCACATTATTCCCGGCTCTCTGGAAACAGAGCAGTGTGGCGCAGCAAGCCGGGTGGATGATGCGCCATCGCCAAGCGGTAAGGCAGAGGACTTTGACTCCTCCATCGCAGGTTCGACCCCTGCTGGCGCAATTTATGCGGGTATGGTGGAATGGCAGACACGCCAGATTTAGGATCTGGTGCTTCGGCGTGTGGGTTCGATGCCCACTATCCGCACCACGGTCATAGAATGGTTGCGTACCGTTTTGTTGATCTCCTTTGACTGCCACTATTATTCCCGGCTCGCCAGTGATGGTGCAGTAGTGCTTTGTAAGCTGGGTTTCATGCAGCGGTCGTACAACGGTTAGTATATCAGCCTTCCAAGCTGAGGATGAGGTTTCGATTACCTTTCGCTGCTCCAATCTAGTATGGGTAGGATCTTTAGCGATCAGATCCGGTCGCGCCTGTGCGAGATACCACCCCGAAAGGGGCGAGATATAGGAAATGTGCATCACTGTTATTCCTTCCTCTTCTATATGATATAGATGCAATAGTGTTTTATAAGGAAGGTTCCCAGTTGAATGGTTGCAGCTGTTTGACTGGTAATATGGGGTAGTAGCTCAGTTGGTCAGAGCTGGCGGCTCATAACCGCTTGGTCGCGAGTTCAAATCTTGCCTGTCCCACCAGCCCGATAGGGTGAATACATAGAAGGAGTTTTGTAAAATGGCGGATAAATATCTAAGCATTATTACAAATTTTGGGTGCCATTATAAGTGCCCAGAATGTATTGTTCGTAATAATAATCTTAAAATGTCACAAACAGACGAACGTTCATCTTGGGGACGGTTAGAAAGTGTCCTTCAAAATATGCCTGACACAAATTGGGTTTCAGTTTCTGGTGGAGGAGATCCGTTGTTTCATTGGTGGGAACATCAGTTTTGGTGGAAAGGTTTCTTCCATATGTGTCAGCAAGAGAACAGAAAGATGGAATTACATACAAGTTATTACGATGCCGCCTATAATTCTCAGATGCTGATGTTTCCGCTTTATATCTTTGATCGTGTTGTTTACCACTGCCATTATCCAGAAGACCTTGATTATGTTGGGCGAGTCGGAAGAGAAATCGTTCGTGTTGTTTTCGTTGTTGATGATAGTATGACAGAAGAAATTATCAATGACATTGCAAACTTTGTGAAAACGTCTGATCAGATTGACGAATTATCTTTTCGACAGAGGATCGATGCCCATTATCAGCCGACCTATCATCTGCACGATTTTCTGAAGGCCGGTCATCAGAAGCGCTGGTGGTATATCGAGCAGTGTGATTACAACACTTACTATCATAACGGTGATTTGTTTACAAAGTACACTGATATCTTTGATAAGTACCAGTAAATAATCCATCTAAATCTTTTGTTTTATAAGCGAATGAATAATACGACGTTAATACGTCTATTATTTTTCGCTAATTTTTAAAGTTTTAGCTATATAATACAGGATACGAAAAGGAGGTGGTTTGGTGAAACATTATGGAAGTATTTGCGAGATTGATGGTTCTAAGATTGAGCCTGTCTCGTGTATCACTGGTGGTTCACCTTGTTAGCCAAGACCTTTCTATTGCCGGTAAACGAGCGGGTCTGGCTGGTGAACGGTCTGGTTTGTTTATAGAAATGATTCGTGTGATAAAGGAGATGAGGGAAGCCACCAATGGAAAATATCCAAAATTTGCAATCTGGGAGAACGTCCCAGGAGCCTTCTCTTCAAACAAAGGAGAAGACTTTAGATGTGTCTTGGAAGAATTTGCACGCATTATCGAACCAAGTGTTTCAATTCCTAGACCTTCGGGAAAAGAAGGAAAATGGGCAAAAGCTGGAGCAATCGCCGGAAACGGATGGTCCTTGGCGTGGAGATTATTCGACGCTAGTGGTTGGGGCGTTCCCCAGCGTAGAAAACGTCTCGCGCTTGTCATGGATCTTACAGGACAACGTGCCGGAGAAGTATTATTTGAGCAAACGGGCGTGTCAGGGGATCTTGACAAGAGCGTCAAGACGTGGAAAACCATTGCCCGACCTTCTGAAGGATGCACTGCAGGAGATGATTCATTGGTGGGAGATGAAAGATCCTACACTTCGAAGATTCGTTCTGGCTGCGCAGGGGGGGTAAAGGAGCACTCGTGCAGAATGAATTGAGTGCGACTCTCTCCACTTTGCAAGATCAGACTTTGTTCTGTGTAAAGCATTAAGGAGGGACCGGATTGGAAAAAGAAACCAGTTTACATAATTTAAAACAAAATATTTCCACAGCGGTATTTGAAAGCCATAGTCAGGATGCTCGATACACTCAGCAAGGTAATACAAGCCCAGCTTGTACAGCTCAATGGGGTACTGGTGGTAATAATATGCCGCTTGTCGCTGAAAAGAAAGCCTTTGCTATGCAGCGTATTGGTGAATATAAGGAAAGCGAACAGGCCAGCACAATGAAATCTCGTGATTATAAAGATGCAACTGATCTTGTAGTTGAAGAGAAAGAGGTGAAATGTGCTGGATTTCCACTTGGATTTAGAGCAGAAAATACGAAATGCTACGATGAAGTGGCTACTACGCTTTGTAATGGTACGCGGCCTGGATTTACTACTGGATGTGTTCTCAATTGGATTGTTCGCCGCTTGACTCCTGTCGAGTGTGAACGGTTACAGGGTTTTCCTGATGGATGGACCGATATTGGCGAGTGGGTTGACGAGAATGGTAAAAAGCACAAGCCAGCCGATTCTCCTCGGTACAAGGCGCTCGGCAATTCGATTGCTTTGCCTCAGTGGTATTGGATTTGCCAGAAGATGGAACCGTATATTGGTGAAAATCCTACGCTTGGCAGTCTTTTTGATGGAATTGGTGGCTTTCCGCTTGTCTTTGAAAGTACGTATGGTAATGATACTGCTATCTGGGGATCTGAAATTGAACCGTTTTGCGTTGCGGTGACAAAGAAGCATTTTCCAGAAGACTAAATGAGTTCTCAGAGTACATTGAAAATGAGGTGAATTGATGCCAGAAAACAAAGGATATCTAACAGCTGACCGATCTGCGGCAGGCGATGAGCGATACACACCGGTTTACGCGGTTATTCCATTGCTTGAATTTGCCCCCCCGTCGAGCGAAGCAGTGATTTGGTGTCCGTTTGATAAAGAGTGGTCTGCCTTTGTGAAGGTGTTCAGAGATGCCGGGTATAAAGTAGAATGTAGCCACATTGATAACGGGCAAGATTTCTTTACATATGAACCGGAACATTGGGATGTTATGATTTCAAACCCTCCTTTTAGTAGGAAGGATGAAGTATTGCGTAGAGCCTATGAGCTTGAAAAGCCGTTTGCTCTACTACTTCCTGCAAATAGTATTCAGGGTAAAACACGATTTGACATCTTTAGAAATGATGTACAGATGCTGTGTTTTGATTCTCGAATCGGATTTATGGACCCTGAACATACTGACAGCCCTGTTGAGGGGGTATCGTTTGGAAGTGCGTACTTCTGTAGAAATTTTCTTCCTAGTAAGTTAGAGTTGCGGAAACTCGATAAGAAAATCTCATAAAAGGCTAATTCAAACAAGAGGTGACACGATGAACAGCAAAATTCCTATCAATGTAACCATTGATTCCGGTTCCTTGAGCCTTCTGGCAAGTCCTATCTTCCAGAAGGAAAAGAGCACATATCTCTGTCCGTTCTGTGTGACAAAATTAGAGAAGCTTGAGCCGAAGTGTCCAGAGTGTCATCACAAGATGGATTGGAGCCGATGGACTGATAAGAACGTCAAGCGTGATTGCGGTTTTAGTGGAGGTGAAGTGCTGTGAAAGTCGGATACATTCAAGAGTATGATTTGAAGCTCAATCCGCATCTGACCGAGAAGTTTAAGTTTCGTGAGGAATCGTTCACTCGTCATATTTCAAGTCATAGCGACAAGGTTCGTAGCAAGATGTTTTATGGCTCGATTGATTATGATGAAATCAAGACAAATGCAGACATCATGAAGAAGAATCCAAAGATTATTTTGATTCGTGAGCCATTTTTACTTGACGATGAACTTCGTGAAAAGGTTGTTAAGTGGGTCGAGTGGGCAAATAAAGCCGACCCTAGTGAGTACAATCCTTTTGCAAAGAAGGAGTGACACATATGAACATAGATTTCTTCCAACGGCGCAAGACACAGCTTGAAGATACGCTTCTTTTGAAAAACCAGGCCGTCGATATGCTTGATTATCTAAAGACGCATTGTATCAATAGCGACCAGTATTGTGCCATTCGGGATTACATTGAAGAAGCTGCTAAGATTCTGGAGAGTGACCTCGAATACGCAAACAATAAGTTACAGCTCACATTCAGACCTAAGTATGGCCGGAATAACAGATTAACTCGTACTCAATCTAAGATGTTCCGTGATAGAGAATATTAAAAATGGGGTGATGCCGTATGAACACATGTAAGAAAATATGTAACTGGTGTGGTCGTGAAATCAAGCCGATAGGTAGCGAGCAGGGAATCAGTTTTGAGCATCAATACTCTTATGGTAGCCAACTTGACGGTTCGCTTTTGAGTTTTGATTTGTGTCCTGAGTGTTCAGAACGGCTCCCAGTAGTGCTCGGCGCAATGTTTGTACATAATCCTTTAAAGGACGATTTCTAACGGCGAGTGCCGTATGAAATATAAGCCATCAATAAGACAGACGGAGGATAATACATAAAATGAATAGTGCGTGAATTGATCCAAGACAATAAAAAGAAACATAAGTGATTATCAATGAAACAAAATTACATAAAGGAGACTTGATATGGCAGATAGAATTTTTAATCTTCCTCAGACCCGTGGTTCTTTTGAGATGGCTGGTAAGGTCACCGGCACCCAGCGTAGTAACTTCTATAACGAGAAGGAGACTAAGAGTGGTGCTATGCGCCGTGTCCTGAGCTTTGGCGTTCAGACTTCCAATGAAAACACTTTCTATATTGATCTGGCTGGTATGCCTCGTGATAAGGTTTATTTCTTCCGCCGTGCCGATAAGGACAAGGGCATCGAGAAGGACAAGAAGGAAGTCGCTTGGAAGGATCGTCTGACTTATGTTGCACCGGAAGGCTATGACATGATTGGCGTTAAGGTCGGTGTTACTAAGAAGACGAATGAATCTGGTAAGGTCGTCAATGACAACAAGACTCTGACTGACTTCGATGCAGCTAAGGAAATCTCCGAGAATCTGCATGACGGTGACAATGTGTATGTCCGTGGCAATATCGAGTACAGCACCTATAACGGCAAGCACCAGATTCGCTTTGTTCCTACTCAGGTTTCTCTGAGCTCTAAGGAAATCGACTTTGACGCAGAGGGTTTTGAGGAGCTGGCTCTGTTTACTCAGACCATTGTTTACACTGGTTGCCGCAAGAGCGATGAGTGCGATGAGGTAGTTGTCGATGCAAAGATTGTGAATTACAACACCATCGAGGATGCAGAGTTCTTTATTGACTATAAGGAAAACACTCAGAATAAGGTTCTGGCTGATTCTATTCGTAAGCGTCTGAAGCCCTATACCAGTTTCGAGTGTTTTGGTCCCATCGTTAATCAGCAGAAGGTTGAGGAGGTTGAGACTGAGAATATCTGGGGTGGCCCTAACAAGATGAAGCGTCAGGGCACTCAGGCAGTTCGCAAGCTGTATATCGAGGGTGTTAATCCTGATTCCTTTGATCCGAATCCCGGCGACAAGGATGCAGAACCCACTTATACTGAGGACAATATCTCTGAGGCACGGGCAAAGATTGCCGCTAATACTCAGGCCAAGAAGGACTTCGACGGCAAGGCTGCTGAGAACGACACTTCTTGGTGGGGCGGTTCCAACAAGTCCACTGCAGCTCCTGCAAATGAGGAAGAGGACGACTGGGGCTAAAAATTTTAGTCTTAGCTAAGCAACACAGGATACATAAGGAGTTTAGTTATGCAGAATACTCTTGAGTATACCGCCTATAATGGCATGAAGTTTTACATTGTTTATATCGAGGCGCTTGAAAAAGAGCCAGAAGAAGATTCTCCCATGACGTCTATTGTGTTTACTACGCATCCTGAGATTATTGCAGGAGCCAAAGCTTATGCGGAATGTAATGACGATGCCGTGCCAGTAGGGTGTAAAGACCTTCTGGTTGATAGCGTGGATAGCATTACTCGTCAGTTGGATTATGTTGCTCATGCAGTTGAAACGGGTGATCCGTGGTATGAATGTTTGAAAGTTTAATAAAAGAAAAGATTTAGAGAGGAATTTACATATATGGCTATTGTTTGTGATGCGTCTGCTATTCGTAAGAAGCTTCGTATGCTTGTGTATGGCGAGCAGGGAACTGGTAAGTCTCGATTTGCTATGCAGTTCTGCTACATGAAGACTCCTGAAGGTCGTCCGTTCCGTGTTCTGTATCTGGATACTGAGTCTGGTTCTATCGACGATTATCGTGAGGAACTGATGGAGAATGGGCTCGACCCGATGAATCTCCGTATCGTTTACACTCAGTCTCTCGCAGAGGTACAGGATTTCATTCATACCGTTGCTGACAACGAGGACTTCGAAGATGAGGATGGTAATGTTTGGCTGGACGCTGACGGTAAGCCTTTCCGTGCCGATGCTATCGTTGTTGACTCCGCAACCATTCTTAATCTAACTACGAAACAGGGCTTGACTAATTTCTCGCAGAAGCGTGCGAAAGTTAAGGCTGCAGCACAGGGTCTGACCGGCGACGAGAAGTCGGTGAAAATTGAGGGTGCTGGTATGGAGTTGAAGGATTATCAGCAGCTGAACTTTAAGGGTCAGTCCCTGATTCTGGATCTGAATGCAACTGGTGTGAGTTACATCGTCATTTGCCGTGAGAAGGATGAGACTGAAACCAAGCTGGTGAATGGTTCTTCTGTGAGCGTTTCTACTGGCCGCAAGATTCCTGATGGCTTCAAGGGCCAGGAGTACAATGTCGGCACCGAGTTCCGTATGTACCATCCCGGCGATGATAAGTCTATCAACTTTGCTTATTTTGATAAGGATCGTACCGGTGTTCATAATGGCGGTGAGGTTGTCGAAGACCTGACTCTGCTTGAGTATCAGGAATATCTCGACCGCTCCGCAAAGAATCGTGAGGTCATTATCAAGAATGGTCTGAACGATGCAGTCAAGACGGAAATGAAGCTGCGTGCTCGTGAGCTTGGTCTTGACGACAATGATATCAGTGATGATGCTCCTGCAGAGAATACCTCCGAATCCAAGGAGCCTTCTCTGGACGACATCAAGGCAAAGCTGAATGACCTAATTGCTTCCGCTTCTCCTGTGAAGAAGAGCGCCGCACAGAAGGCTGTTAAGGCGGCTGGCCTGTCTACCGCATTTCGTTCCATGACTGATATCGAGGAACTGAAGAAGGTTGCCGCAATCATGGAGAAGGAACTTTCTTAATGGAACTAACCCGTAAATGCAAGATTTGCGGGAAGAACATTTTCATCGAGCGAGACCGTAGCACTTTTTTCTACGACAAGACTGGTTTTTACCATAAGGATTGTTTTGTAGAAAAAAAGAAAAACCAAAAACGCCCTTGGACAGATGACCTGCTAAGGGCATTTTTTGACAAAGTGAATGACACTACGGACAAAAAGGTCGATGATCTTCTTTCCAAAAAGAGAGAGCAAGATCACAATCGTGAGCTTGCACATATCAAACAGGAAGAGAAAAAGATTCTTTTCGACCATATTCGAGATATATACGCCCCGGCGGTTGTTCCGGGTAGTTTCTACTCGAAACTTACGCAACTGATTTCCGGTAATTATTACAAATATAGAGGTTCGATTCCTCCGCTAGAACTCTACGATATGTGGGTTCTAGCGAAACCCCGACTAGATAAAATAATTGCCGAGAAAGAAGCAAAGGGTTGTGATATGAGTCAGCGATGGAATTACGATTTGGCTGTTTTATTATCTCAATATCCTAGTTATCTCGAACGAAAAGAAAGACTAGCTTCGATTCGCAGTGAAAGCGAAGGCAAAACGAAGGAAAATCTGACTGAAACGGTACTGAAACGAATAAAAACAGTACCGAAACAGAGTAAAAACGAGAATGAAATTGATATAAATGCAATTCTCGATGAGATATAAAAGAGGTTGGTAAATGGATAATACAGTTCATGATGCTCAAAGATTGAAGGAGCTTCAGGCACTTCCTCTTGAGCGAAAGATTCAAATCACTCAAAATCGTATCCAAGAATGGTATATGCACTACGACGGTGGTGTGTATGTCAGCTTCTCTGGTGGCAAGGATTCTACTGTACTTGCTCATCTGACGAAACAGTTATTCCAAGATGTTCCGCTTGTGTTTAGTAATACTGGTTTGGAGTATTCGTCAATCCAGAAATTTGCACGAGACGCAGATGCGGTTTTTGTTTATCCCAAGATGGGATTTAGTGATGTGGTCTCTACATATGGTTATCCTCTTATCTCTAAAGAAGTGGCAGAAGCGATTTACTACGCTAGACGAATCAAAAATAGCGGCGCAGCTACCATGAGAGAGAGAGTAAGAACAACTCTCAGGAAAAGACAAGAACTTCTGGGTTTAAGGACGAACTGTCCGGGAGGTGTCTTTAGCAACCCGTGGCTTTACGATGAAACAGGAGTCTTTCAGGGAAATAGACGGACGATTCTACTTGGTAATGAACCGGGAGCTGAAATGCAGGCTGGAACAAAATCCATGTTCAATAAGGAAAAATGGTTGCCAGTAACACAAGAACTTCCGTTTGCAATTTCTCATTACTGCTGTTCAGTTATGAAAAAAGGTCCAATGAAGAAGTACGCAAGAGCAACCAAGCGTAAACCCATTATTGGAACGTTGACAGATGAAAGTCGTGTTCGCAAGCAAGCTTGGATTCGACATGGGTGTAATGCTTTTGATAGCAAGTCTCCAACAAGTCAGCCTATGAGTTTTTGGACTGAGCAAGACGTGCTCACTTTCATCAAACAGTCAGGAATTCAAATTGCAGATGTCTATGGCAATATTGTTCCTACGAGTGATAAACCGGATGCGCCATTGTGCTGTACTGGGTGTGATCGTACCGGATGCACGTTTTGTGGATTTGGAGCTCATAACAAGAACGATAATAGATTCCTGACACTTGCCGAACTTGACCCAAAGAAGTACGAGTATAGTATGAATGGTGGTCAATGGGTAGATAATCCAAAGTATGATGCAACTGCACCAGAGTATGATGGCGTATGGAAGAATTGGAACCCGAAGAAAATCTGGGTGCCAAGCAAAGAAGGTCTTGGACTGAGAAAAGTTTTCGATATGTTTAATGAACTGTATCCAAACAACAAAATTCAATATTAAAAAATATAAAGGGAGGTGGATGAGTGGAACTCATTTCAAATATCCCGAACGAAATTTTATTTGTTGGCGCAATTTACAAGCATCCTGACTATCTGGTCGAGTATGGGCATTATGTCATAAGTAAATTTGACTTCTTTGACGAAGGAACCAAGTTTTTTTATGACGCGGCTGTAGTCCTATATGAGACTCGCACGCAGGATTTTAACAAAACATCTGTTTTGACATTTATGGCCGAAGATGAGTCCAGATTATCTCAATATAAGCGGTTAAAGGGCTGGTCAACCATTGAATACTATATAAGTCTCGCTAATATTGATGATATTAAAGGATATTTTGATATTTTAAAAAAATATTCCTTGCTTCGTGAGTATCAACGCAATGGGTTTAATATTGAAGGCATTGTAAAACATAAAAAGTTTGAATTGTTTACAGCGCATGATATTTACAAAATGATTCGTGGTAAGGCCGACAAGATCAATACCGTCATTATGACAAATAGTGATGCTGAGATTTTGAATAATGGTCTGCTGCCAATGGTCAATGAACGTCTGAGCGTTCCTGATATGGGCTTGCCGTTCCAGTACCCCATCATGAATGATTTGTTCCGAGGATTGAAGCTGGGCACTGTGATGTTCAATGGTATGCCATCTAACGCTGGTAAGACTAGATATATGATGGCGATTGTTGCCTATGTCACATTGGTTCAAAAGCAAAAAGCTCTTCTGCTGCTAAATGAGATGGATCTTGAGTCAGTCCGGTATTGCTTACTGGTCACCGCCATCAATAATCCTGAGTTTCAAGAGTTGCATGGTCATCGCTTCCACAAGGATGAGCGAGAAATCACCCTTGGAATGTACCGGGATGCAAATGGAAACTTCATCTTCCGAAAGCAAAACGAAGACGGAGAATACATAGAAAGCATTGATGAGTTTACCGCCCGTGTCTACGAGGAAAGCGAAGAGTATCGCAATGTGCTTGATGTTTGCCAGTGGATTGAGAGTGAATCACAAGGTTTGATTATCGCAAAAGATGTTTCTGCTGATTATAGTGACAAGTCCCTACGATTTGAAATCCAGAAGGCAGCTCTCACTCAGGGAGTTAAGTATGTGTTTTACGATACTCTAAAGAACGACATTGCATCGATTGGTGAGTGGGCAGCATTTAAGGTCACGGCCACCGAGCTTGAAGAGATTGCGAAAAATCTAAAGATCTTTATCTACGGTAGTATTCAGTTGGCTGAAAATGCCCATGAGTATCTTCCTGATGAGCTGAATTCAAACAACATTGCTGAGTCAAAAATGATTAAGCATGTTGCTTGGACGATGGTTCTGTTCAAGGAGATTCCAAAAGACAAGTTCGTGAAATATCAATATATCTCTCATGACCCCGAGTGGGGCGGTGACTGTGCCCATCGGCTAAATCCAGATAAGCGGTATTATGTTGGAAATATCGATAAGAACCGCTTTGGCGAGAAGAAGAAAATCATGTTTGAAGTAAATTTGAACCAGAATGTCTGGAAAGAGGTTGGTATCTGCACCAGAAAGTAAGGAACTACAATGGTAAATATCGCAGATCTGAAAAATTACATTCTTGAAGAACAGCAGATTGAACCGATTCTGGAAGAACTTGGTTGTCATCATATTAGTCACAAGACTGGTTATTACCAGTGTGCAAATCCAGATGGTGACAATAGAACGGCACTTTGCATTTACGAGAATGAAAATCTTACTGCGGTAGATTACACACGAGATATTGCCAATGGAAAGACCAGTTATGATTTGATTTCTGTCGTCCAGTTCTTTCTGGAACTGTCTTTCCCAAAAGCTATTAAGCAAATCTGCGAATGGGTTGGACTTGACTACTATCACAACTTCGAGGAAGACCTTCCTAAAAGTATGTTGATTCTAAAAGAACTCATCGCCATGCAAAATGAAGGTGAAGAACACGAGGATGACCGTCCGATAGTCCCCATCTCCGAAGCCATCCTCGGTTATTATAAACCTTATGTGAACCAGATTTTTGCTGACGATGGGATATCTTATGAGACGCAGCAGGAGTTTGAGATTGGCTTTGATGGACTGACAAATAGAATCACGATTCCAATCAGAGATGAAATTGGCACTCTGGTTGGTGTAAAGGGAAGATATTTTGGTAAGCCGCCTGAAGGTGAATTGAAGTATCTGTATCTTGAGCCGTGTGCCAGAAACCGTATTCTGTATGGTCTGTTTAAGACAGAGCCGTACATCAAGAATGAAGGTCTGGTGTATGTTGGTGAAGCTGAAAAGTCTGTCATGCAGATGTGGAACATGGATGTCTACAACTGCGTAGCGACTGGCGGCAAGAAGGTTTCACAAAATCAAATTGAAATTTTGACACGTCTTTGCGTTGATATTTGTTTTGTTTTTGATAAAGATGTTCAGCTTAGTGAGCTTATGGTTCTCGCCAATCGATTTGTTGATGGCGTAAGTGTGTATGCTGTAGTAGATGATAAAGGGATTCTGGATGAAAAGGAAGCCCCGACTGATAATCCTGAAAAATTTAAGGCGTTGATTGAGAACTGTGTTAGGAGAATTAAATGAATGTAAAACTCTGGAAGGGGAGTAGGAACGACCTATCAGACCCGGTTGGAACGATTATGGAGAATAGAGGGGTTGAGGATTATAAGACATACATGAATCTGGATGATTCTTGCTTAAATTCTCCGTGGATGCTGGACAACATGGAAGATGCTGTCAGGCTGTTGAACAAACATATCTGGAACAAGTCTATTATCTCTATCCTTGTAGACTGTGATGTGGATGGATTCACAAGTGCTTCAATGATGTTTCAGTATTTGAAGACGATTGGTTATTTTGGGAAAATTAATGTTCTGCATCATAGTGGCAAGGAACATGGACTCTCTAAAGAAATTGAGGTTCCACCTGAAACTACCTTGCTGATTATTCCTGACGCTGGTAGTAACGATGTTGAGCAATGCAAGGAACTTTGTGATAAGGGCATCGATATTCTGATTCTTGACCATCACATCTGCGACAGAGAGAATCCTTACGCAGTAATCGTCAATAACCAGAATGGTACATATCCTAACAAGGAACTGTCTGGTGCTGGCGTTGTGTATAAGTTCCTTCAGGCTGTTGATGAATATAATTGGACTGATGTTGCAGATAGGTATCTTGATCTAGTGGCTGTCGGAAATATCGGTGATGTTATGGATATGCACTCGCATGAGACAAAGCGCCTTTGCACAAAAGGTCTGGCACGAATTGTAAATCCGATGATTTGTGCTTTGGTTGAGGCGAATAGCTTTAACATCAAGGGCGACCCGACCATCAATGATATTCAGTTCTACATCGTTCCGATGATGAACGCGCTGATTCGTGTTGGTTCATCTGAGCAAAAGAAGCGGATGTTCCGTGCGATGGTCGGTGAGGAACAGACGTTCCAGTACACTCCAACTCGTGGTAAGAATGCCGGTGTCACGATTGATGAGACTCTGGCGCAGCATGTAGCTCGTGAGTGTTCGTCTTGCAAGTATCAGCAAAACAAGACCAAAGACAAGGCTGTCGCAGAGCTTCAGGAACTGATTGAAAAGCATAATGCAGACCAGAACAAGATTCTCTTCTGCAACTCCACTGGTATTCTTGACAACACTCTGACTGGTGTTGTGGCAATCAAGCTGGCTGAAATGTATGCAAAACCGTGCGTATTGCTTCGTGCATTCGCTGATGAACCGGATTATTACGGCGGATCAATGAGAAATCCTGACGGCTCTCCGATTGAAAGTTTAAAGGAGTTCTTGATGAGTACCGGAGATTTTGAGTCAGTTCTTGGTCATGATAACGCTGCTGGTGTGAAAATCAAGAAAGAAAATGTGCCAAAGGCGATTGTGGATTGCAATGAGTTGCTTAAAGATGTCACGATGAGTAAGGCAATCGTAGTTGACTTTGATTTTGACTATAGTAGGCTGACTGTTGCATTGCCGAAGACCATGTATGAAATGCATAAAGTCTGGGCTCAGGGTATTTCTGAGCCGTATTTCTACATTAAAAACATTCCGCTAATTCATAGTGGATGTGCTCCGATGGGCAAGAACGGTAATATGTGGAAATATTCTGATGAAGAAAAAGGCATTGATTTTGTGTGTTTTGCTGATAATGGCCGGATGATTGGCTGGATCAACAATGACTTCTATGATGGTCAGGAAGAAAAATACATCAATGCTGTATGCCGGTTATCTTTAAATCAGTATGGAAACAAAGTAACTCCGCAGGCACAGATTGTTGATTTTGAGGTGATTTGATATGGGAAATCGGAAGCGTGCTATCGCCATCGACTTTGATGGCACTCTATGTGAGAACAATTATCCCGATATCGGTGAGCCAAACTGGAATGTAATTTATGAAGCAATTCAGGAACAGAAGCATGGTGCGGGTTTGATTCTATGGACTTGCCGGGAAGGAAAGCTCCTATATGACGCAATGGAAGCTTGCTTTGATTGGGGCATTCAGTTTGATGCCATCAACGAGAGTCTTCCTGAGTGGAAAGAGCATTTTGGTACTGCTCCTAGAAAAGTAGGAGCTGATGAATATTGGGATGATAAGGCTAGGGTTGTAAAGAATGGGGAGTTGATTGACAATGAATAAAGTAAATAGTTACGATTTGTCGATAAATCTACTGGATGGCGTATATCAATTACTTGCAAATGCTTCAAAAAACTTAGAGCTACTTCGAGAAGGCACAGCATTTAATCAGATTTTAAATGATGGTTCTCATATTATTGAACCGGATGAATTGACTCATATTCTTGATAAATTTGCAGAGCAGCATCCAGATTGGGAGATTTGTATCGAAACTGACCACGGATCGGTTAGTGAGAAATTCAAGATAGATCATGTTTTCTATGAAGGTATGGGAGATATGATTGTTCTTGATTTTGAATGAAAAATGGAAAAACGACGATATAGATATTACAAAATTGATTACCGTACATATAATTATACGCTCAAGAAATATCACAACTTACACAGAGAAATCTACGCTGAAAATGCAAGAGATGCAGTTAAAATGCTAAAAAGCAAAGAGTGTAATCGTGAGTTTGAGATTGTTAAAGTCTACTTTGTTGATATTTTCGGTGATAGAAACGATAGGTTTTACCCACGAACTTATGTGATTGATAAAGAAGATTTTGAGTGAGGTGAGTATATGGTTTACATTACAGGTGATATTCATGGTGATTTTAATCGGTTTTTAGAATTGGAAAAGTTTTGCCATGAACACAATCTTGGAAAGAATGACTGGATTGTCTGCCTTGGCGATGTCGGTTTGAACTATTTTGGTAAGGACGACTCTCGTGAATGGAGTATCAAGACTATCGCCGCAGATATTCCGGCAAATCTATTCTGTATTCATGGGAATCATGAACGCCGCCCATCTCGTAAGGATGGTTATAAGGCAAAGGAAATTCATGGTGATATTTGCGGTAATGTGTGGTATGACCCACATTATCAAAATCAGTATTTTGCTATTGATGGCGAAGTCTATCAAATTCTTGCTGATAGGGAAGTATTAAACTGTCTTGTTTGCGGCGGAGCATATTCTGTGGACAAATATTATCGGCTAGAGTGTGGATATAATTGGTGGCCGGACGAACAGCCGAATGAGAAGACTAAGAAAAAAATCTGGAATATTACACATGACCCTCAAATCGATGATATTGATGTTATGCTCACGCATACCTGTCCATTCAGGTTCATTCCAACTGAATTGTTTATCGGTGGTATTGATCAAAGTACAGTAGACAAGTCAACTGAAATATTTTTTGATAATATATACGAATGTTATCCTAACGATTGTAAACCATTCTGGTATTTCGGTCATTTTCATGGTAACAAGTACACCGATGACTATGTGATGCTTTTCGACGATATTATTAAGTTTGGAGATAAGGTGAAGAGTGATGAGTGAATATCATGTGAGCTGTGGTATGTTTGGTATTTACGCAGGAACTGTTAAAAAGAATGGAACTGAATGGAAGGATAAAACCTGTGTCACGGACGAAGCTATTGAGGCGGTTCGTGATTGGCTTCTTTCTGAAGCTCAATCGGATAACAGAACTTCTGGTGGATATGCATGGACAACAAAAGATGGTAAGACTGTAACTTTGAGAGTGTCCATCGAAGATAAGGAGCAGACAGAATGATTAAAGATAAAAATTTACGAGTGCTTGATTATATTGACGGCAAGGAAATCCTTATTCAGATGGGTGAGGAAGGTTCTGAACTGTCGAAAGCTGCGATAAAGTTTTATCGTGCAATCGACATGAAGAACCCAACGCCTGTAAGCATTAACGAGGCTTATGAAAACCTCGTAGAAGAATTCGGTGATGTGCTGAACTGTATCTATGCATACTATGATGATGACGAGGATTGCATCTTGGCGTTTACATCGAAAGCGAATGAGATTGCTAACGAGAAGCGCAAGCGCTGGATTAAGCGTCTGAAGGAACGCGACCAGTTTTAATGGTGAAAGGAAAATAGAATGCCAAGTAGTTTACATACGCATAGTTATATGTCACTTTTGGATGGATTCTCTTCTCCTGAAGAAAATCTAAAAAGAGCATCAGAACTCGGTTTAAAGGCCGTTGCTATTACAGAGCATGGTGAGGTGACAAGCTGGCCATACTACTCAGAACTGAAGGACAAGTATCCGAATGTAAAACTTCTTTATGGTATTGAGGCATACGAGTGCGAGGACAGGGAAGTAAAGGACAAGAACAGTAAATACTGGCACCTGATTATCATCGCAAAGAATGAGGCTGGCCGTCAGGCCGTTAATCGCTTGTCTACACTCGGTCATCTTCATGGTTTTTATAGTCGTCCTCGTATCACAAAAGAGGATATCGCTAAAGAAGATACGAATAATTTGATTATTCTGTCTGCTTGTTTGGCAAGTAGGCTGTCCAGAACGGATGACTACGACACTTGCGTTAAGCTGGTTCAAGAGTATAAGAGCTTGTTCCCTCACTATTATCTTGAGGTTCAGGCTCACGCAAACAGTGAACAAGCAAAATATAATCAGAAAATCATGCGGTTGGCAAACGACACTCATACAAAAGTAGTCGTCACAAACGATGTTCATGCAGCTACCAAAGAGGATCTTTATTATCAAGACTATTTCCTTCGTATCGCACATGATACGGAAACTGCCGCAGAAATCTATGAAGGATGTTATTTCATGTCTCGTGAAGAGCAACATGAAGTTCTTGATAGTCAGATTGGATACGATGCGGCAGAATGGTGTATCAACAATACCGATGAGATTGCTGACCTATGTGATTATGTGGATATGCCTTGGCACGAACCTGAACTTCCAAAGATTGAGATTCCTCCACAGTATTCTAACTCAGCAGCTTACCTGAAAGATCTTGTCAAAGAGGGATGGAAGAAACGTGGTATCGATAAGTTTTATGTAGAAAAACAGAAAATCTATCGTAAGCGTGTTGATGACGAGTTATTTGTCATTGAGAAGAAAGACTTCTGTGACTACTTTTTGATTCTGGTTGATTACATCAACTGGTGCAAGCAAAATGATGTCATTGTTGGCCCTGGGCGTGGTTCTGCCGCTGGCTCACTTGTATGTTACCTGATTGGTATTACACAGCTTGATTCCATCAAGTACGAGCTTGACTTCGGACGATTCCTTACCATTGAACGAAAAGACCTTCCTGACGTTGACGTGGATGTCAGTGACCGTGCTAAGGTTGTTGAATATCTGACACAGAAGTATGGTGAGGATCGAGTAGTTCAGGTTATGAATATCGTGTACACTACTCCGGTCACTTCGATTCAGGATGTTGGTAAGGTGCTCGGTTTCCCGTATGCTGAGATTAGAAAAATCAGTGAGAAGTTCGTTCAAAAAACATGGAAAGATTGCCTTGAAGCTAATCCAGAAGTAGCTGAGAATCCGAAGTATAAGGAACTACTTGATATCGCAAGTCATATCAATGGTCGTCCACGTGGATACGGTATCCATTCTGGTGGTGTTATTGTCTGCCGACATCCTTATTATGAGTATATCGGTATCCGGCATGGTACTGATGGAGAGCACGTTATTTCCGTTGACAAGGTGATGGACGAGAAGATTGGACTTGTTAAGTTTGATATTCTTGGTGTTGCGTCGCTGGTTGCCATTGATGAAGCAAAGCGTGAGGATAATATTCCAGACTGGGAAATTGATATCAACAATCCTGAGTTTGAAAACGACAAGGCAACTTACGATTTGATTTGCTCTGGCCGGACAGATAATCTATTCCAGATTGAATCGTCCGGCATGAAAGATCTGGTTGCGCAGCTTCAGCCTAGGTCGATTGAAGAGTTGTCTGCTCTGATTGCTCTTTATCGTCCTGATGCAATGCCGTCGATTCCTACATACGTTGATTGCAAGTATCATCCTGAACATATTCACTACTTCCATCCTGATATGGAACCAATTTTCCGCAGTACCTATGGCGTGAACATCTATCAGGAACAGAGCATGAAGCTTACGAAGGTCTTTGGCGGTCGTAACGATGCCGGTGCTGATAGAATGCGTAAGTGTTTGGCAAAGAAGAAACCTGAGAAAGTCAAGGAAGAAGTCGAACTTCTTCATGATGAGATTATTGCGAATGGATACGACAAAGCGACCGCCGAGTACATTTGCAACGAGTTGTCAACGAAGGGCGGCTATGGTTTCAACGCCAGCCATTCTCAGGCGTATGCCGTTATCTGCCTTCAAACAGCATACTTAAAAGCACACCATCCGCTTGCATTCTTTAAGGCTATGCTGAACCTAAATAAAGCAAAGGTGGGCAAGGTCAACAAGATTATGGTGGATGCACGCAGTTTTGATATTCAGATTCTTCCGCCGAGTATCAATCGTTCCGGTATGGATTTCACTGTGTCAAATGGCAAAATTCTGTTTGGCTTATCTGCTATCGGTGGTATTGGCAATACACTTGCTGAGGCTATCATTGCAGAGCGAGATAAGAATGGAAAATTTAATGGGCTTGAATACTTCACGAGTCGTGTCCGTACAACGAAAGCGCAGATTATTGCATTAGTTAAATCCGGTGCGATTCCTACAAAGAACAAACGAGTATTCTTGGAAAAGTACATTGCCAGCGGTTTGGAACAATCTGAGTTTAAGCCCGTCAGTACATTGCCTACCAAGGCAGTTTTGCTGAGTAAGTGGGATATTGATACAGAGCATTATAAGGTTGGTAAGAAGGTTGATAAAGAAACCGTCCTACGAATCTACAATGAAAAGCGTCGTGTCGTGCATGAAACCGAGAAGATGAAAAAGAAAGAAGCATATATGGCCGAGCAGTCAGAGAAGTATTTGAAGGACGAGCAATTCTGGGAGTTCCAGACGTTGCAGACATTCATCATCGATAAGAATCCATTTGAAAAGGCATACGAATACATTCAGGATTTCTCTGAAATTGAGGAAGGTGATTCTTGTGTGCTTGTTGGTATTATCGCAAAGATCCAAAAGAAGAAAACAAAGACTGGTATGCAGTTTGCATTTGTAAATCTGTATTCTGGCGATGGTATCATTGAGTTGACCGTATGGCCGAGAGTCTTGTCAGATTATCAGGATTTAATTGTAAAGGGAAGTCAGGTAGCTGTGCTTGGAAAGAAGGAAGATGAATCGCACGTTATTGCAAGCGACTTCAAACCCTACAAACAGTGGCTGCATGATAGAGAGATAAAGCAATGAATGGTGTTTTATATACTATTGACGGAGAGGTTCTTTGTGAATTTCCTGAGTTTAAAATTGATTGGTACAAAGATAAAACTGTAATTAAGATACATTGTACGAATTGTTGCGTCGTTAGAAAAGTTCAGAAGTGGAAGTTTGACTGCGCAGAACAATGCGAGCTTACCACAAAATGGTTTTATTGCAGAGTGTGCGGAGGACTGACAGAATTTAGATTAGGTGCATAATAAGAGGGTTATAAAGTGGCAGATAAGAAATTTAATGAAAATATGATCCGTTGCTACATTAGGATAAAACGAGTCTTTTATCCGAAAGATGGGAGGGAGGTGGAGCCCGGCGGCTTCGCCACTTTCTCTGCCGAGGTGGTAAAAGTCAAGCAGGGACATCCTATTATGAGCCGATACAGCGACCTACGGCTAAAAGGCAACGTTCCTAGCCTCGATATGAATAAAACTTATTCGTTCTGTGGTGAATATGTTCATCATGAAAAGTTTGGTGATCAGTATAAAATCATCTATATGAATGAGTTTCAAGAGATTACTGACCCGGAAGAACAAAAAAGCTTTCTCCGTTTTATCTTGACCGACCATCAGTTTGAGATGCTTTATGAAGCATTCAAGAATCCGTATGAAATCATCAAGAATGGTGACATCAAGTCTCTTTGTACTGTTAACGGTATTACGGAAGGTCGAGCACAAAAGATCATTGACTCTTTTGAAAACAACATTGATAACAGTGAAGCGTACACGAAACTGATTGAATATGGTTTGACTCCAAGTGCTATTGAAAAGCTTGTTCGTCAGTATCACGGTGCAGACATTCTGGTAAAAAAGATTGAGGAGAATCCTTATGTCTTGATTGATGATGCGTATGGCATCGGCTGGAAAAAAGCTGACGCTCTTGCTTTAAATATGGGCTTAAAGCATAATTCGCAATTCAGAATCGAAGCTTACGTCATGCATTTTCTTGCAGCCCGTGCCGAAGAAGGTAACTCTATTATCCAGGCAAACCAGACAATCAATAGCTGCATCAAGGAACTTGATTTGAATGAGGGGGACCAAGAAGTAATCAAGAGGGCACTTTTCCATCTGCACGATGTCCGTGAAACACTTTGGTGGAGTGATGACCGTCAGGAATTTGCTTTAACTAGAGTGTGGAATCTGGAAGATGAAATCGCAAATGAAATCAAGCGACTGGCGGATGCACCTGTTGAGCCGATTGGCCGAAATATGGATGCAGCAATCAATGAGGCCGAAGATGCGCTTGGCATCGAGTATACCGAAGAGCAGAGAGATGCCATTAAAAAGGTATGCTCTAGCAACGTCTGTATCTTAACAGGCTACGGCGGAACTGGTAAAAGTACCGTCGTCGCTGGTGTCTTAAAGGTTCTTCGTGGTAAGTCTTTTGCTCAGACTGCGCTCTCTGGTCGTGCCGCTGCTCGTATGCAGGAGATTACTGGTCAGGACGGTAAGACCATTCATCGTCTTCTTGGTTATGATATTGAGAATGGTGGTTTCATCCATGACAAGGGCAATCCTCTTGAAGAAGACATTATCATTCTGGATGAGACCTCTATGGTTGGAGCTCAGTTGTTCTATGACTTGATTCAGGCTATCGAGACCGGAAAGCGATTCATCATGATTGGTGATGACGGACAGCTTGAGAGCATCGGTATGTGTAACATTTTCAAGGATATGCTTGCATCTAAGGCTGTTCCTGTGGCTCGTTTGACTAAGATCCATCGTCAGGCAGCCAAGTCTGCAATTATCACGGAGAGCATTAAGGTTCGTAACGCTATGCAATTGGTGCCTTATGGCTGGGCTGGTAGTGAGATTCGTGGTGAACTTCGTGATTTGGAGCTTGATATCTATAAAGACGCAAGTGAGTCATTCAACCACATCATCAATCAGTACCGTACCTTATATAATAAGGTAGGAAATGATAGTGCGAAGATTCAGATTGTACTTCCACAGAAGCTGCGTGGCAGTATCTGCACCTACGAAGTCAATAATGCTATTCAGGAAATTGTGAATCCGAGTCGTGGTCAAGCAGAAGCGAAGGTCACAATCTATGGTGATGGCAAGGATAGAGCGTATACTCTGCGTGAGGGCGATCAGGTTATTATCAACAAGAATAACTATGAGCTTCACACATACAATCTCAAGACAAAGAAAAAAGAAGAGAAGTGTCCGGTGTTCAATGGAAACCGTGGCATTATCCGAAAGATTGAGAGTAGTTTTATTCTGGTTGATTTTGACCAGTGGGGAACGATCTTCATTCCTCATTACTTTGGTGGGAATAACATCTGGGCAACGCTTGAACTTGCTTATGCTTTGAGTTGTCATAAACTGCAGGGCAGTGAGGCTCCATATGTGATTGTTGGCATGGACAACTCCGCATATTTGATGTTGACAAGAGAATGGCTCTATACGGCCATCACTCGTGCCAAGAAGTATTGTGTGATTTGCGCCGAAACTCATGCTCTTGATCGGGCTGTAAAGACTTCGAGAGTTCCATATAAGCGGACGTTCTTGAAGGAATTTTTACGGAAAGAATTTTCAGAAAAGCATTGACAATTATGTGCGTATCCTGTATAATATAGCTATAAAAAGTCTCCATCCCGGAGGCTTAAAATTCTCTCTTTAGCTATACAATACAGGATACGAGAAGGAAATGGCTTGCTCGTAACGACAAGCCTTTCTTTATTAGCTATAACTATATAACACAGGATACGCAAGGAGGCTTTATGACAGATAAAGAGCTCATAGGTAAGCTTGATACAATGGTTAAGGCATTGCAAAAAGCAAAGAAGAAGACGGACAAGACCCGCATTTTGCTGGATGCACGAAAAGATTTTGGAGATGATGCTGACGAGCTGATGGCATTCTTCCGATTCTTGCTTGACCCGGCGATTGTGACTGGCCTGTCTGATGCAAAAATCAATAAGAAGGTAACTGCAAAGCCGGATATCGAAATTCAATATCTCAGATGTGGATACCTTTATATTATGGGCGCTGGGCACAATACCGGCTCTGATGCATCCATCGCAACAATCCAGAATTATTTACATAAAAATCCTGAATACGAAGAGTTTCTGAAGCGACTGTTCACTAAGAACTTGCCGATTGGAGTCGAGGCAGCGACCATCAATAAAGTGTACGGCGAAGAGATTATTCCAGTCTGGGAGGTCCAGCAGGGATATCCGATTGATAAGGTTAAGCTGAAGATGGGCACTTGGTTCAGCCTTAGCCAGAAGATGAATGGCAACCGGGGCACCATGCATAAAGGCGAGCTCATCTCTCGGCAGGCTCAGAAGTTTAAAGGACTCGACCATATAAAGAATGACCTACTTGCTCTATACGATGGAGACGCCTCAAAGCGAGATTCTTGGGTATTTGATGGCGAACTTATCTATAAGAATCCAGAAGGAATGTCAGACGGAGAGGCTTTTCGTTATGGCACTGGTCTATTGAACTCGGATAGTAATGACAAGACGGGTATCAAGTTCGTTATTTTTGATGTCATCCCTGTTATCGAGTTCGACCGCAGTAAATGCACGGTTCCGTATCGGACGCGCCGTGAGTGGTTGAATTGCCTTCGTGCAGAGATTGCTCATAAGCACCTTGAAAACATCGAAATTGTTCCAATGGTCTATGAAGGCACTGACCAGAGTGTGATTTCTCAGTGGCTTGATTATGCGGTTGAGCACGATTGGGAAGGTCTTATGTTAAACACGGACGTCCCTTATCGTCGGGCTCGTCACAACGGATGTCTCAAAATTAAGCGTTTTTATACTGTTGATCTGCGAATCACCGCGATTGAAGAAGGTCAGAATCGTTTGGCTGGTACGATGGGCGCTCTCGTTGTGGATTATAAGGGTAATGAGCTTCGCATTGGTTCTGGTTTTGATGATGCTACGAGAGCTGCTGTGTGGGCGAATCCCGATGACTACATTGGCAAGATTGTTGAGTGTAAATACAAAGAGATTAGCTGTGATAAGAAAACTGGTACTGAGTCTCTGCAATTCCCGACGTTTGTACGATTCCGAGATGATAAGAACGAAGTAAGCTACGGCTAAGGAGAAAGCTATGAATCTTTCTAAGAAGTCCATTAAACACATTCTTCGGATTCTTGATAATAAATGCGTCGAGGTTCCTCCAAAGACATCCGCTTATAACAGTAGTGGATGTAGAATTTTGACTCGTGATTTTGAGCCAAAGGAGTCACACGGAATGAATGGCTGGCAACGGATCGTCTATGTACCGTCCGAAGGATATTTCTACGGAATTTATAACGGAAAATCGGAAGAAGATTGGGATATTCCAGATATCTGGTCTCCTGCACAGCTTGCCGATTTGTGAGGTGTAAAATGCTACTTTTAACACTAGATGGAGAGATTATAAATCTTGACCGCATGGCAATCATTGATACCGCAAGCCTTAATGTTTATGCAAGGCAGGGCATGGGTGAGCGTGGAATTGTTCTTGGTAGCTATAACTCCGAAAGTAGATGCTATGACGTTATTGCAAATATTTTTGACTGCTATCGAAAAAATGAGAAAGCATACATAATGCCAAAATGAATGATTTTAAAAAACTAGCCATTCCAAAGAAAGAACGACTCGAAGTTCAACTTACGGATGACACAGAAGAACACAATATATTGTACATAATTACATCTCTAGCCACTATTAAAGGTGCTGAGATTTTTAAAAATTTTCGTTTGTATTCTGTAGGCTCCGCCGGGGAGCTCAACTTATTAGAGAAGCGAGACGGCGATCCCTACTTTGATAAGCTGAAAGGAACAGAATATGAGTAATTCGATGAATCGAGAAGACCGGCGCAGAGAGCAGCGTAAGGCACGAATCCTCGCCAGGCGAATCAAGAAAGCTGGTGGTCCCGACTTTCTGGCTGGAATGCCCGCAGAGGAATGGGAACCAAAGATTGGTGATGAGGTCACTATTAAGGTAAAGAGGATCCAGGGCAAGAAAGACTTCTTTAAGATGAGTCCTCAGTATCAGGACTTTATCAATAGCCTTGAGGACGGAAAGCCTTACAAAATCACTAGTACTGGTATGAAGGGTCAGGTTTACGGCATTGACGCACATCCTTATTTCCAGATTTGGAAGGGTGATATGGAACCCTACAAGGAGCCCTAATGAAGCAGATGTACTTCAGGACGGACTACAAAGATACGCTTCTCCCATCTGGTGCATTGCTTATGAAAGGCCATTGGTATGATGTGCTTGATGATTATGATGAAGGTTATCTGATCTGTAATATACCAGAGTGTACGAAGAAGGGATTTCGTCCGTCTGAGATGACTGTGATTCTAAAAGAAGATCTTGAGGATGACGTCTATGTCGTGACCGGTAAGAGTGAAGAATTTAAGGAAGGAGATGGGGTGATATGATTGGTATTGACCATCGTGAGCAGGGGCGTAAAGAACGAGCCCTTGCAGAATATTACAGAATCTTGGCTCGATATCCTACCGAGTGTGGAGAGCCGATTACATATCAGCTGTCAGAAGAGCAACTTAGACATGTTCTCTGCGGAGATGTTACTGTTGATGAACTGATTGAAAGAGGTGAGGTAAGTGGTAGTTGACGCAAAGAAAGATCCGATTGAAATTGGAGATGAAATTCTTCTGGCCGACATTGGTGTTGGAAGTATTCATTGGAGTAAACGCACTGTAGTTGGCTTTACACCGTGTATGGTAAAAGTAGTTCCTTGCCGTTGTTTGAATGACAAAAAGAAGGGCTATTCATTAGTTGTTCCGCAGCGATGTGTTGTCATTAAGAAGGGAAAAAGTAATGACTGTTGATTTGATCGCGTACACACAGCGAGTTGTTCCTACAAGTGATAAGAATCCTTTAGATATTGTGGAGGAAGCTGCGAGTATTTGTTACGATTCTTCAATGACTGACGATTATAAGATTGCCAAGGGATGTAAGGCAAGCGGTCACTATTCTGTGCTTGAACACATCAACTTTACGTTCTACGTCAAAGATGTAAGCCGAGCACTTCTGGCACAGATTAGTCGTCATCGACATATTAGCATGAGCTGTCGCAGTCAGCGCTATTGTCAAGAGGATGGGTTTAAGTATGTAAATCCGTTTACCGGTGAAGATGCTGATGTTTTCGATAATATGATGTCGGACATTGATACCGATTATCAGATTCTCAAGAAGTATCACAACGCCAAAAACGAAGACGCCCGTGCAGTTCTGCCAAATGCTTGCTGTACAGAGTTTTACATTACGATGAACGCTCGTGCTTTGATTGAGATGAGTCATCTTCGACTTTGTTCTAGGGCTCAAAAAGAAATCCGCGAGATGTTTACAGAAATGAAGAAGGAAGTTGCACAGGTTTGTCCTGAAGTAGCAAACTGGATGGTTCCTTCTTGTGAGGCTAATCCGAAGTATCCGTTCTGTCCAGAGGGTCGTGGCTGCTGTGGTCGTCACCCGAAGCTGGCAGATGTTTATAAGCCTATTGAAAAAAAACAAGGAGGTTATTGATGCAAACACTTGACAAAATTAAGAAGAACGTTGAGCACCCGTCTTATTACGGCGGTGTAGACAATCCCTATGAGGCCATCAAAGTGCTGCGAGAGTGGCAACTGGACAAGGATGCTTATCTTTGGAATGTTGGCAAGTATCTGAGCAGGGCAGGACACAAAGATGGCAATTCTCAGCTTCAAGATTTGGCGAAGGCACGTTGGTATTTGGACTATAAAATCCGGCTTTTAGAGGAACAGCAGAAGGTTGCTGAAAGTGTCGCAGATACGCTCAAGAAGATTCCTGATAAGGTTAATGATAAGCTGGCTACGATTCCAAAGAAGGACATTAACGATTATTCTTATAATTTGGTTTATCGCCCTGATGATTCATTCAAAGAAAAGCTGGCAAAAGCAGAGCCGATGTGCAACATCGAAACTGCCGTAGTTCCTGATTGTGTCGGTGAGGTCAAGTTTTAAGAGGTTTACATAAATGAGATACAACTGGAAGTTACCTATTATCGTTATTTGTGTTGTGTTGATTTCCATTCTTGGCATGACCTTTATTGTGCAGGGGCCTAAGAACACGGCCATCTCTTATGAAGAGCAGATTCAGGAAGCTAAGTCTGGCATTGGGAATCAGGAGAAGCGCAGAGCTGATCTGATTCCAAATCTGGTTGAAACCGTCAAGGCTTATGACCAACATGAGTATCAGACTTTGATGGATGTTGTGAATGCTCGTGGCACTTCCGGTCAGACTGCTCAAGAGATTACGACTCAGATTGCAGCTATTGCGGAAGCATATCCTGAACTGAAGTCTAGCGACAACTACAAGGAGCTTATGAATGAGCTATCCGTCACTGAAAATTTGATTGCAAACTATCGTGGCGATTACAATCGTGTCGTGAAAGAATATAAGCAGAGCGTTCGTAAGTTTCCGAACTCCTTTCTGCTGGGTCTGACTGGATATGAGGTTCAGAATTATGAGTATCTGTCCTATGAGGGGAATGGGGCGGCACCGGCAGTCGGTGACCTTTTTGGAAATCGGTAATGCCGAAATTACTTATCGTGAATTGATCGTCAGTGTTGGTATTGTGTTTATTATGTTGATACTTGGTAGCGTTATCGCTGGAAATATCACCAGAGATTCGCTTGAGCAGAAAAAAGAATATAATACAGCAATTTCGATTGAGTCCGAAAATATGTTCGATTATGGAATGAGAACCAACGTAGGTAATGCGTTTTGCCAAGGCGCACTAGAAGCAGTAGATACTGTAAGCGATCCACGTATCGACGGTCAGTGGATGTATATCTATTGCGAAGAAAAGCATTACACGATGCATACACGAACTGTCACTACTACGGATAGCAAAGGCCATACAAAAACAAGAGTCGAAACGTACTGGACTTGGGATTATTACAGTTCTGAAGAACACAATTCTAAGAATATTACGTTTCTTGGCAAAGAATTTGAGTATGGTGACATTAAGATGCCATCCAGCAAGTACCTGACTACGGTACAAGTCAGTTCTCATGTAAAGTTCGAGTTTTATGTCAAAGATGTTCGTTATGATGGTACATTATACGCGAATTTGAGCGATAAAAGTATACATAATGCGCAGTTCATTAAGGATAAAAACATCGAAGAAGCACGAGACTATATGATTTCTGCAGCTGGTACACGAGTGATTTGGTTTTATGTATTCTGGATCGTATTGATTGTAGCTATGGTCGGAGTTTTTTATGTGGCCGAAAATCGTTGGTTGGAAGATTAAGAGGTGATTATATGGAATATGTAATTAAACGCGATGGAACGAAAGTTCCTTTTGATAAAAGTAAGATTGTAAATGCGATTGAGAAGGCGATGACCTGTACGCCGGGTGGTATCGACGCTCGTGTGTCGAATGCGATTGCTGACTATGTCGCAGACATGCCGGACATTCTTTCTGTTGAGCAGATTCAGGATATCGTAGTGGACAGTCTAGCAAATAGCCCGTTCATTGATGTTGCAGATGCATATAGTCAGTGGCGGCAGTATCGTCAGGAAATTCGAGATAAAGAGAAAACCAACGCAAGTATTCTTGAAATTCTTGATGCTCAGAACGACGCAATCAATCAGGAAAACAGTAATAAAAACGCAACCATCAATAGCACGCAACGTGATTATATGGCCGGAGAGGTATCTAAGGAACTAACTGACAGACTTCTACTTCCAAAGGATATCCGAGATGCACACAAAAATGGTTTAATTCATGTGCATGATAAAGATTATTTTGTGATGCATTGCCATAATTGCGATCTGGTCAATCTGGAAGATATGCTCCAGAACGGCACCGTCATCTCCGGCACCTATATCGAGAAGCCACACAGCTTTTCCACCGCCTGCAACATTGCCACCCAGATCATTGCACAGGTGGCTTCGATGCAATTTGGAGGTCAGAGTATTACACTTTCACATCTGGCTCCATTCGTAGATGTTTCCCGCAAGAAGATCACAAGTGAAGTACACCAAGAATTTTACGAGATGGTTCAGAGTAATGAAATCGATAAGATGCCGGAGTCTGAAACTATCAATCGAATTGTAGAAGAGCGTTTACATAAAGAAATTGCTCGTGGCGTGCAGACCATCCAGTATCAGGTTGTCACTTTGATGACGACAAACGGTCAGGCCCCTTTTATCACCGTGTTTATGTACCTCGATGAAGTTCCAGAAGGTCAGACTCGTGATGATTTGGCTCTAATTGTTGAAGAAGTGTTAAAACAGCGCATTCAGGGTGTAAAGAATGAAGTTGGTGTATGGGTTACTCCGGCCTTCCCAAAGCTCATTTATGCTCTTGATGAGGATAACATTCATCCTGATTCTAAGTATTATTACCTGACTGAGCTGGCGGCTAAGTGTACTGCCAAGCGAATGGTTCCTGATTATATTTCCGCAAAGGTTATGAAGGAGCTTAAAGGCGGTGTGTGGCCTAGTATGGGTTGTAGATCCTTCCTTACTCCTGACCGCACCACTGAGAACGTAGCTAATGCCAAGAATTGGGTTAAGGGGCATAAGTATTATGGCCGCTTTAACCAGGGTGTGGTCACTATCAATCTGGTAGATGTGGCTTGTAGTTCAGAAGGGGATAAGGATAAATTCTGGAAAATCTTCGATGAACGACTCGAATTGTGTCATCGAGCTCTACAGATTCGTCACAAGCGTCTACTCGGCACTCCTTCTGATATGGCCCCTATCCTGTGGCAGTACGGTGCATTAGCTCGTCTAAAGAAGGGCGAGAAGATCGACAAGTTGCTCTTCGGCGGCTACTCCACCATCAGCCTGGGTTATGCCGGTCTGTATGAGTGTGTGAAGTATATGACGGGCAAGAGCCACACTGATCCTGATGCTAAACCTTTCGCTCTCGAAATTATGCAGCACATGAATGATAAGTGTAACGAGTGGAAGGCCGCTGAAAATATCGATTACTCCCTGTATGGTACTCCTTTGGAGTCCACTACATATGAATTTGCACGTTGCTTGCAGAAGCGGTTCGGTATGATTCCAGATGTTACTGACCATGACTACGTAACAAATTCTTATCATGTCGTTGTCCGTGAACATATCGATGCTTTCACTAAGCTAAAGTTTGAGAGCGAGTTCCAGAAGCTTTCTCCCGGAGGGGCGATTAGCTATATCGAGGTGCCAAATCTGCAGCAGAACATCCCGGCGGTGCTTAGTGTTATGCAGTTCATTTACGACAACATCATGTATGCGGAGCTGAACACCAAGTCCGACTACTGCCAGTGCTGTGGTTACGACGGCGAAATTAAAATTGTAGAAGATGAGAAAAACCACAAGCTTGTATGGGAGTGCCCGAATTGTGGTAATCGTGACCAGAACAAAATGAATGTCGTAAGACGTACCTGCGGTTACCTGGGAACCAATTTTTGGAATCAAGGGCGCACTCAGGAAATTCGAGATCGAGTAGTTCATTTGAGCGACAACTAAATAATGTATAAGTGGTGGGTTGGTGGGATTACATATGAAAGAAATTATTGTTTTCTTTGTGATTGTATGGGTTATCGCCTATTACATTTTAAAAGATAACTACAAAGATTGAGGAGATACTTATGAAGAAATTTATGGCAATTTTTGTTGCATTCCTCGTTGCGGTTGGCGCGGTGATTTGTACCGAGCGAGTGCATACTGGTTATGTTGGTGTTGTTTATTCCGCGAAAGGAGTCGAGCAGCAAACTATTTCTCAGGGCTGGCATTTTATGAGCCCTCTGAAGCATGTGTCCGAGTTTCCGATTACTCAGCAGCGAGTGGTCTTCTCTAATGCTCCGTCAGACTATGGCGCAAAGGAACACGCAGATTGGCACATCGACGCTCCTGCTAATGGTGGTACGATTGCAATCAACTTGACTGTCAATTATAACTTCCTGCCGGAACATGTTATTGAGCTGTATACAAAGTTTGGTGGTATGGATGGCGAGAGCCTGATGGAGAGTAAGATTCAGAATGACATTATTGCTTATGTTAAAGAAGTCACTCCTCAGTTTAGTGTCATGCAGATTTATTCCGATGATCGTGCAGGTGTTAATACTGCAATCACCAACTACCTGAATGAGAAGCTGACCACAGAGTATGGTATCAATGTTTCTTCCGCGCTGATTGTTGACGCACAGCCTGACGATACCCTGATGCAGAAAATTCGCGCAAAGGAGCAGGCAAAGCAGGACGCAGAGATTGCAGAGCTGAATAAGCAGACCGCTCTGGCTCATGCGGAGACTGATAAGGTTAAGGCACAGACGGAAGCTGACGTTAAGATGATTGAAGCACAAGCCGAGGCTGATGCAAATAAGGTGCTTTCCGAGTCTATCACTCCTGAGCTGATTCAGATGAAGGAAGCAGAAGCTCGTCTGAAGCATGGTTGGATCACCGTTCAGGGTGCAGATACAGTCGTTACCAAGGGTGAGTAAACGAGGCTTTATAAAATGAAAATTCTAGCGTAAATGCGTTAATAAAATATAACATGTTATCGTTAGAAATGGAGGTGATAAATTGAACGCATGGAAAAATTTCTTTAAGGCACTTGGTTCTTTTTTGGGAATTGTTCTGATTCTGGCAGCTACATATTTTACCTCGTGGATTATCACGACTGGTATTATTTGGCTGATTTTTAAGCTGCTGAATATCACTTTTACCGTTAAAGTGGCGACAGGCATCTGGCTGGCTCTAGTTTTTCTGGAACGATTCATTAAGGGTAGCCGAGGTAAGTAAATAAACAAGCAGGGTGGGTGTGGTGGCATGAAAACATGGATGTGGAACGTATACGTCAGTTGATTCTCGAAATTATTCGAGTCATACAACAAGCGAACAATATTAGTCAAAATGAAATGGAAGATATTATTTCTGATGTTGAGTTTGATTTTTATAACGGTCGATAAAGAAAGGAGTCTTATGGATTATTGGTCTGTTGAAGTAATGTACTACGATGATGGGAATCAGGCATTCAATACATATATGATAAAGGCGCAGGATCAAAATGATGCTATGAACAAGGCGCATCATCGCTTTGAAAAGGCTCATCCTAATATGAGCTGTATGATTCAGAGCATTGAAAAGGCAGGTGACTGAGATGGACTTCAAATGTAAGTGTGGCAGTGAATCCTTCTTTATCCAGAGTAAAGGTAGTCAGATTGGTCTGTATTGCTCTGCTTGTGGTAAGTGGCAGAAATGGCTCACCAAGAATGAAGTAAAACAGTTTGAGTACGAGACGAATATGTTAGATTCAAAAGAAAACAATCCTGATGATGATTTTTATGAAAAATTCGCCTTAACTCCATGGGGCTGCCTATACTGTGCTTTTAGAGATTTTGGACTAGATCTTCCTGAAATTCCTGGTAAGATGGCTGATGCCATTATGGAAGATTTCTTCGAGACTATGGAAAGGGCTGATATTATTGAGAAGAAGGAGTAAAGATGATTAAGTTCTTGAAACGTCTACTCCGTTGGTTCCTTCCAGAATGCAGTAGATGTGGCGGTGTTATGTTTTACGATAACACTCATAGCTGGCATGATAAATGGCACTTTGTATGTGATACATGTGGTAGAGAAAAGTGGGGTGCATTATGAAAAAAAATCACAGGAGTTCTAAAAGCAAAAGGATTTGAAGACTGTAATTTTGAATTCTATGTTGATGACAATATGACAGAAAAACAAATTGAGATGGAAGTCTACAAACGTGCTGGTTTTAGTTTGGACTGGACGGAAGAAAATGGTTATGAACCGTATACTGTTACAATGTATCGTAAAAAGAGGGACGAGTAATGAATTACGGGCAAACACGTGTATATGGCGTAAGCCTATCGTACTTGATGGCTAATGGTTGCCGTGGTCTTTCATACTATGAGGTGCCCGCCGACAGCGAGTATGAAGCAATCCAGTATGTACGCGATCAATGGCATCGTGAGCATCTGTTTACTACTTACGAATCAGACGCAAGTGCTCAACTTTTATATACTGATTATTGGAGTGCTTAATTATGGAAGATACAGTTAATTATTATTCTCATATTGAACCTCCATTCAATTTGCCTGGTAAATACTTGCTTCTTGTAGAGACCGACAAATGGGCGTCTTGCGAGGTAATTGGTGACGATACCTATTACGAAATAGAAAGAACAGTAACATATCACTGGTCTGAAAGCAAAAACGGTGAAGTGTATGGAACGGTATTCAATCAAATCAATCAGGTGAACGGAGTTCCGCTAAGGAGTTTTTGTATAATGCCTGTTTCTGATAAAAGTGCCGTTTTGTGAGGTGAATATATGAAGAAATGGACAAAAGACCTTCTTGAAGCCAATGGATATGAGCTGAGAAACGCATACATTAAAAATGTATCTTTTGGAATAAAAGATTACGGATTCCTTTCTCTTGCACTCACTTTAGAAGGTGATGGATGGGGAGTAAATTACATGGGCCCTTCTATCGGTAGAAAATACTACATCAACGGAGAGTCTATTAAAGATGGTAATGCCGCAAATTTTGAAGGTTATAAGGGCGGAGCTAAAGCTATCGTAATGATTTTAGATGTTGTTGATTGTTCTGAACTTGAATCACTAAAAGGAAAATATATCCGTGCAGCTATCAAAAGAGGAGAGCCTGTGAAAATCATCGGTAACATCATCAAAGATCAGTGGTTTGATTACGGATCTTTTTTTGATGATATGGTAAACAACGCTGACGATGATAAGGGTACTGAGGTAGATTGACATGAAAAAGAAATATGTAAAAATTTTTAAATGCCGTGGATGTGATCGCTACATCACTTTTTATGATGTTGATTTATCTGCTGTTGAGGAATGGACTCTTTCCGAAATGTTTAAAGATGGGCATGAACCCGCTGAAGTGTCTGGCGGTTCTAGGCTTTCTGGACAGAATAAATTCCTACTTCATCGGTGTGATCCAGAAAAGCTTTGTATTTGTGATTTCATTGGATGGAAAGAAATCGAGGCTAAAAATGATTAACGATCCTTTTGCAGAAGATGGTATTATCGCTTGCCAATACTGCGGAAGCGGCGAATATCTTTATAACGAAGATGGGAATAGAAATAGCTACTGTGGCCAGTGCGGCGCTCGGATTGATTGGCCATTGATTGGCCGGAGGATAACGATGAAAAAAGTGACTCTTGAACTTCTGGTTGATGAAATCGACAATGAGAATACCAAGTCTATCGAAGACGATATTCGTATAGAACTTTCTAATTGTTACCACAATATCGAAATCTCGTCTTACAAAGAGGTTGATTATGACCCACGATGGATTCGAGTAAAAGACAGAGAGCCGGTTGTCAGCAACAAACTCCGCTCCAAAAATGTCTATATCCGATATGGTAACGACGGTCCAGTAGAGATTGCCTTTATGGCATGGAATACTCAGTGGTATGACTTGAATTGTGATGTAATCGACAAGCCAGACTTCTGGCGATACATAACCGAGGATGAGAAGCAGAAATAACAAAATAGAATTCCGCTTTTAATAGAAAGGAAAGGTATGTTTAAGATTTTCAAAAATACTGTTGTATGCGTACTTCTAGCAGCTGTTATGCTGACTGGATGCAACGCAAGTGTGAAAGACTCAGTAGGGAATGTAGCCAAAGAGAATGGCTGGTTCTATCGCATTGGTGACACTCCTATGGTGTACGATAAGGATACACACGTCATGTATTACTTGTTCAGTAAAAGTGGAGGCTACCATGCTTACGGCTACATGTCTCCTTATTATAATGAGCACGGTCAGATGTGCTACTACGTTGATGGTCAGGTTATTCCAATCGAGGAGGTGCTAATCGATGCTGACTGAGATTGCATGGTTTATGACCAAGGCTTATATCATTTTGATTTTCGCCGCTGCGGTAATTCGTTCTGAGCAGATTCTGTATGACACCTCTACATATATTTTCCGAGGTGATAAGAAAAATGGAATGTATGGCTGCGTCGCACTGAATATTTTTGTAATCGTATGTGCAAGTATGTGGACGGTGGTGTTTTAAATGAACTACATGAAACTGGTTAATGCTGATAGATTAAAAGATTGTCTTTTGCTGGAAGGAAATCTTGGACATATCAAAACTCTAAAAGATGTTGAACGAGTTATTGATTTTCAAGTAGATCGCCAGCCAACAACTGTATTTGAGTTCGTAGATAATTGTGAGAGCTCGGCATGGGTGTGTGATTATTGTGGTGGCGGAATTAAAGGGCAAGAGTCGCCAGAAAGCCTTGGCTATAATTGTTGCCCGTTCTGCGGTCTTTTAATCGAGGTTGGAAAATGAATTACGCTAAAATTGTTCCATGTGATATAGCAAATGGGCCGTCGGTAAGAGTGACACTTTTTGTGCAAGGTTGTAATCACCACTGCCTCGGCTGTCAGAATCCTACTACATGGGACCCGAATGGTGGTCAGCCATTCACAGAAGAAACGCTTGATAAAATTGTAGATTTACTTCGACCTGATTACATTCAGGGGCTGACTCTCACTGGTGGGGATCCACTCTTGCCGGAGAATAGAGAAGCTGTTGAGAAAATCGTCCATCGTGTGTGGACTGAATTTCTAAACAAAAAAGACGTCTGGCTCTGGACTGGATACAAGTGGGAAGAATTGTGGAATCAGGATGGACTTGTGGCTGACATTCTTGCTGACATCAACATCCTTGTAGATGGTCCTTTTATTGAAGCAGAAAAAGATATTTCACTTCCATATATGGGAAGTAAGAACCAACGAGTAATTGATATTAGTTGGAGTCTTGGGTATAAAGAGCCAACTCTTTGGTGGACTCCAGAAGATAAGAAAGGAAAATAATATGGATTTGGGAAATACAACTACTAATCTTGGTTACGGCGTGGGTCGGTTGCCGTATCGTCCAAACATCAAAATCAATAAACTGCACGAAGATGCTCATCTGCCGACTTATGGTTCTAAAAATGCTGCTTGCGCAGACCTTTATGCCTATATTGGTTTTGATGATGCAACGATGGTAAACAAGAATGGCGATCGTTGTATTATGATTCAGCCGCATGAGACCGTTAAGGTACATACTGGTTTGCGGATGGCTCCGCCTGAAGGTTGGTACATTCAGGGCTTTGCCCGCAGCGGTCTTTCCACAAAGCAGGGACTTGCACCTGTAAACGCTGTGCCGATCATCGATCAGGATTACCGTGGAGAAATCATTATTCCTCTTCACAACTATTCCAATATCCCTCAAATGATTACTCATGGCGACCGTATTGCTCAGATGGCAGTTGTTCCGTTCTGGCAGGCTGATTTTGAAGAAGTTTCCGAATTGGACGAAACTGAGCGTGGAGTTGGAGGATTTGGTTCTACTGGAAAACAGTAATCGAGGGAATTATGGGAAAGACGATCGATACGTCCGAGCTTTTGTATCGGATGGGCAAGTACGCAGAAATCGATGTTGGAGAAGAAAAACATGATGCGTTTATGCATTTCATGCTTCTTTTGACACGCACAATTGAGAAGATGCCTAATGCTGCATTAACTCATAAAAATCCGATTGATGATGAGATTATGGAAAATCAGTACAAGCTGGTGAACGCAATCTCACTGGTAACTGGACGCACTCGAAACGATGGCTGGTATCCTACTTGGATTGGCATGACTATGAAGATTGTGCGTCTGAAGGTCGATGAGTCTGCCGGTTTCCGGTACATCAAAGACAATGAAGGACATAACTATCTGGGCGCAATGCATACGTCTCACGTTACCGATTATTACATCTCGGATGACAAGAAGAATGTTATTGTTCAGACCGAAAACACTATTTTTAAATTTGAAAAAGTTGAGGAGGACTAAATTATGGCTAAGTATTTTTATGTTTACAATATCGCCGGTGTCGAGGATTCTATTGTAAAGATGTTCAACACTGATACTGGAGCAATGGGCGAAAAGAGTGTCAAGAAAGACCGCATGGATGGTTTTATTGATGGTATCAAGACAAGCGGTTTTGTTTTGAATAAGGAGCTGGCAGATGCTGATGTTGCAGAGGCCGAAGCAAAGCGTGTTCTTGCAGAGAAGATGACCGCTTATCAGGCAGCTCGCGATGACTACCACAATAAGAGTGAGACTCTAAAGAAGGTCAAAGCAAAGTACGGTATTAAGTAAGGAGAACACATAATGAAGTATTACACTATTGAATCTTGTTGCGAGAAAGAAGCTCCATTTGGAATTGCATGGCAAGTAAAACTGTTTGACGAGCACACTCTCTTGAAAGAGTACAATCACATCTTCTATAACGAGATTGCTGGCTACTGTAAGTGCCTTGAGGATATGGGGTTTATCGCTGAAGATTCTATGGGAAAGAGTCTCTTAGATACTATTAAAGCGCATGGGTCGTTGAAAAATAATGAACCTAAAATCGAGTATAAACCTAATTGTGGGCAGACATCTGTTACACTAATGAACTATTAAAAGGTAAATTTTACGGAGGATTTATGGAAGGAAATAAAATCGGTTTCCTGCAAGCGACAGACGGAATTTACAACGTAGATATTGGCGTAATAGTCTCAAACGATGCTGTTGAACTTGCATATTATAGTGATGCTCCAGATATGGAATTGAGTTCTGCAACGCTTACAAAAGAGAAGACAAAGACTTTAATTTTGTATTTGATATATGCACTTGAACAATTAGAGTAAATATGTTTTATGGGTGGGTGGGAGGAATAAATCAGACTCAAATTTGTAATGGCGATAACTGTACTCAAATTGGAATCATTCACAATGATGAAGTGTATACCATGCAAACGAGTTACCCGAAAAGAGAAGGTCCTGCGGAGTTTACATGCAGTATGCCTGAACAGAAACACTATTTAAAAATATCCTTTATAAGATTGTAGAAAAACTAAATAGTCTTATTGGATGGACTATAGATGCGTTTAACGATATTTGATCAAGGTGATAGTATGAAAGCACATATTCGAAAAGAAAAGAAAACGGCTCCATTAAAACTTGGCGATGGAATGTTACTTCAAGAGAAAAACGGCAAAATTTACAAAGTTTGTGACACAGTAGAATATGATGAGCTACATACAGACGATGAAGTTATCAAGGTTGCTTTATCTGAAGAAAATATGATTATTGGGACGAACTTTTTTAATACATCGTTTGTGTTTGCAGACTGAGGTGAAACGCTATGATTATGGTTGTCCAACACAAAGGAACACCAAAGAAAAAGAGATACGCTGCAAAGTTTTTATGTCCATGTGGATGTGTCTTTTGGGCTGATGATGAAGATATAAAGTTTCCGACCTATTCTGTTATGCGAGAATATACACTGGGCTTAAAACTAGCAGAATGTCCAGATTGCGGAGAGCAAGTTGCCTCTTGCCTCCCGGAAGTTCCAAGAGAAAAGATTTTTGTGGATTGAGGTGTTAGTATGCATAAGACTGATAGTTTGAAAAATCCGGTAATCGTATTTCCATGTAAGAACTGCGGCTGCACAACTAAGATTAGAGTGGCTTCTTTTGAAAATCCTGATTTGGATATTCCTGAGAATAATGTGATTGCGTGCTATAGATGTAGAGCGGAAGTTGCTGGATCTGAGTTTATTTCTTGGAAAGAAGCAACCAAAAATATCTTTACCGTGGAGGTGCCCGATGGCAATTAAAATTATCAAACATAAAAAAGAACCAGAAAAACTGGCTTATAAATTTTTATGTGATTGCGGTTGTGAGTTTTGGTCTGACGCAGATGGCGTGATTGAAGTTAGCTCATGCGGGTGTGTTTTTCTTTATCAAACTAAATGCCCTGAATGTGGTTGTACTGTTAGTATTGTGCCGAATCTTGGGCTTAATATAATGCCTAGAAATAAGATTTTTGATGAATAAAATGTATGTTTTAGAAAGAGTTAAAAATAATGGAAATTTGGGAGTTGAATCTTTTACATGATGGGGATATAGAACGAATATGTATGTGCTCTGACGAGCAACCACTATTTGAAATGGCAGTCGATAGAGCATTTAATTTATTTGCAAAAATAAATGAGTGGCCGCTTGAACAAGATCATTGCCATACTTCTATAAATGTAAACGCGCATCTTCATTCTGTTTTTGTAAAAATCAGTACACAAGGTGACAACACAGTTGAACTCTGGGAGTATAAATGGGAATGTATTTATAAAGAACCTCATGAAGACAAGTCTAGTGACACCTTACTTCAGAAAGTTGTTTCTCATGTACGAGACATTCCAAAACTATTTTATGATTGGGCAGATAATTTCTGCTGGAAAGCGAGAAAAAATGGCTATTTGCAGTAAATGTCTACATAAAGAAGTATGCGCTTTTAAGAAGCAAACAAAAGATAGTTGCGCCGAATCTTGCGAATACTTCCTCGGTTGGGTCAAGGTCATGGATGAGCGTCCGATCACTTTAAAAGACAACGTCGTAATAAGCGATTACGGTAATTCATTTATCGGATATTACAATTACGATAAGCGAGATCGAGAGTACTTTTACGATGTAAACGCCATCGAAAAAATTTACGAATGCCCATCTTACTGGCTGAAAGGACTTAATTTGCATGAGCAAGAAAAAATCGCTAACAACGAGTACGAGCGTAGGAAATCCAATATGGGACAAGTATGAGATCGTAGGATGCTCTTTTGATACCTCAAACAATCTAAATAAAAAATTTTTCAAGCCGGTTTATATAATGCCAGATGGGGACATCGTGGCTTGCGATGGAACCCACGATTTTAATTATGATCCTAACAAAGAAATTCAAATTGTCCCAAAAGAATCTATTCCATTTTATGGCAAGCCGACAGAACCTGCCGTTTATCGTGATGATTACGGCAACTGTGTAGATGTTGACGGTAATCCTCTTGGCATGAAGTGGAACGATTTTATGGAAGAACAGTTTTGAGTGGCGAATAAATAACGTAATATCGTTATAAAAACAAGCGAAAAATACAGTAAAACTAGACTTTTATGAGGTAGCAAGATTATGACAATAACGAATGGAGCACGAGATCCAGTTACAGTAGCAACTAGAGCATCTGAGTTATACGATATAGAAACACTGGAACACGCAGAAAGAGTAAGTGGTTATGTACTTAAAAGCCCTTTAGTAAAAGACATCGACATGATTGAAGCGTCCTGTATTGGACTCATGCATGATTTACTTGAGGATACGGATTATGATCCAGATAAAGACGACCAGAGCTGCTGGTGTTTCGATGAGATGATTGAGGCCGTAAGGCTTCTTACAAAGCCAAAAGATATGAGTTATGACGAATATTGCAAGAAACTTCATGATGGTGCAAACACTCATGTTGGTATGCTTGCATATGTTGTAAAGCTGGCCGACATAAAGGATCATCTATCACAGATAGATACGCTGACGCCACAGCTAAAGGAAAAATATTTAAGCGGACTGAGGTATTTGCTGTGAATAAAAATGAAAGTGCAAAACTCACTTTTGGAGAAAAGATTCTATTCTTGATTGTTGGCGTACTCGTTACTCTTATTGTTGGATATTTTGTATGGACGATTGGAGAAGGAATCTATCGCCAGTACAACCCAATTGAATGGACTGCTGCTGTTGAAGAGCTAGAACCGGGTATCTATGGATATACATCCACTACGGTATCCAATATTCCAGCGGAAAATTATGAGATGCTTACAGTTCTTTGTAATGGCACATACATGAGTATCAAAGGACATGTAAAAATTGTATATGATAGCAACGTTCCATATATCGAATATAAGTCAACTAATACTGTTAATGCTGACTCTGTAATAATTCATGTTAAAAAAGGACAGATTAAAAATAATGGAGTTAGTACAGTAACGAGGTGATTTTATGGAAGAATTAGGGTTTTATAAAGACCAAACAGAATATTATAAAAGATCAATCGAAGATCTACTGCACCATTATACTGATAGCTGTGGCATGTGTACGGCTAATTTAGATTGCAGTGAATGCGTTGTGGATGATTTTATCAATCAGCTACGAAATATTCTGTATAGTAGTAGTGAATATAAAGGAGAAAACATATGAAGCTGCTTTTACAGTCTAATGGAGGATTTTCTGGATTCTATAGTAAATTTATTTTGATTGATACAGACCTACACAAAATGGTAAAAACGGATGGCCTCATGAAAGATGGTCTAACTGGAATAAAATATATTTGGGACTATATCGATAATGAGAAGATTCCAGATATTGATGATTTTGGTAAATCTCTTTGTCAGGATTTCAATTATGATATTTCATTACTTGAATGTTTTTTACCGACCGCCAAAGTTGTCACTAATGACTCCTTCACAATGGACGACATCAATTATGATGTTTATCTATCATCTGAAAACGTTCCGTACAGAAAGTTCAGATTGAATTCTTCATTATATCTTGAAAATGACGCTCTCAGCGCAAAACTTAGGAAACTATTTCAGACATTCTTATAAAACTTGGATTCTTAATATAAAGGAGGTTCACAATGATTATTGATTGTAAATCTATTGCGCAAGATATGAAAAATAAAATCAAGAATATTATCACAGAAATCGACTATGCTCCTATTTTACATATTTATCAAGTAGGGGACAACCATGCATCAAACGCTTATATTCGCGGCAAGCTGCATGACTGTGAAGAGGTTGGAATTGAAGCGGAGCTTATCAAGCTGCCGGAAAATATTACGGAGGATGAATTAAATAACAAGATACTAGAAGATTATAATTGGGAAGATGTGGACAGTATCATCGTTCAGCTACCTCTGCCCAAACATATCAATCCTAAGAATATCATTATTCCAGACGAACTTGACGTTGATGGTTTTAATTCTACCTCACCATTTCATCCTTGCACTCCGCTTGGCGTTATGAAGATTTTTGATTCCATCGGTTACGATCTGGATGGCAAGAATGTGCTTGTGTGTGGTCAATCTGATATCGTAGGTAAACCAATGGTTGATATGCTGATTAAACGGCACTGTAATGTGATCTCTGTGAATAGCAGCGGAAACGCTCTTCGTTATTACGCTCTCCACGACGGTCTTGTAGATATTGTCATTTCTGCGGTTGGGGAACGCGATTTTATTTCGCCGTTAGATTTGTTTAACGTAGATGTCTGCATCGATGTTGGTATCAATTATGACGAGAATGGCAAGCAGCACGGTGACTGCGCTGACGCTGTTTATGACATGAAAGATATCAATGTAACCCCTCGTATCGGTGGGGTTGGTCTTATGACACGCGCTATGCTGCTTTATAATGTATGTGTAGCAAAGTATGGTGAACATAAGATGGAAGAGGTGATTGGATGAATGAAGTCCCAATTTGGGAAAAGACGACATTGACAATCGAAGAAGCTGCGGCTTATTCAAATATTGGACAATGTAAAATCCGCGAACTTCTCCAAGATAGAAATTGCCCATTTATAATGTTTGTTGGTAAAAAGCAACTTGTTAAACGAAAAGCATTTGAAAGATACATAGAACAAACATATTCCATTTGAATATATGGCTCTGATGTGATATAATCAAATTGTCACATCGGAGCTCTTTATTTAACGTAAGGAGCTTATTATGGAAAGAAGAAAAGACAATAAAGGACGTGTTTTGAAAGAGGGTGAGTCGCAACGTAAAGATGGTCTGTACCAGTATCGTTGGACAGATAAGTTTGGAAAGCGCCGCACTATTTATTCTGGCGACTTGAAAGAATTAAGAGCAAGGACTGAAAGTTTAACAGAATCTGAAATACAAGGCATCGACCAAATAGCAAACTCGATGACGGTGAAAGAGCTCGTTAAAAAATATTCCGATCTTCATAAGCCGTCTTTAAAGGAGACAACAACAAAGAACATAGATACTTTCATGAAAATTCTTTCTGGGTGTACTTTTGCCAATAAAACAATCGCATCAATAACACCGACAGAAGCAAAAGTGTTCATGAAAGAACTGTATGATAAGGGGTACTGCTATGGTACAATAAATAACTATAAAGGAATATTACGACCGGCTTTTGAACTTGCTTGCGATGATAAAATTTTGTCAAGGAATCCTTTTAGCTTTCGACTTTCAAAAGTTGTGCCAAAAGAAAACAAGACAAAAACTATTCTGTCGAATGAACAATTTTCAAGTCTTGTTGATTTCTGCAAAAAAGATATCTATCTCAGTCAGCACGTTGATGAACTTATAATCTTATATGAGACCGGACTTCGTGTTAGTGAGTTTTGTGGATTAACCGTAAGTGACATTGATTTAGAGCAGGGAATTGTAAATGTGAACCACCAGCTTGTATATCTTCATGGAGAGTTCTCAATCCAATCTCCAAAAACAAAAAGTGGTGTACGCATCATACCAATGTCGCAAAAAGCCAGAGAAGCATTTTCACACATTATAAGTACAAGACCACAGCTGGATGAAGAGCCGAGCGTAAGTGGATATTGTGGCTTTCTACAAGTCAGTTACAAAAACAGCCCTCGTTCAGCAGTTAGTGTTGAATCAAATGTGCGACAAGCTATAAAGAGATACAATAAGGTTAATCCGCAAGAGCAACTTCCAACTGCAATCACACCTCATACTTTAAGGCATATGTTCTGCACCAGAATGGTAGAATCTGGGATGAACATTAAGGCTGTCCAGTATGTGATGGGACACAGTAAAGTCAATATGACATTAGATGTTTATAGTCATGTAGATGCTGAAAAAGTAGTTGCGGAGTTCCGAAAGATGATTCAGTGATTTTATATACTTTATAAGAATGAATTGTCAACTTCCTATAAATTGGACATTTTTTACTACACCAGTTACTACACCACTTTTTCAAATCTGGTATGACATAATATAACGGAATATAAACTAGACGAGCACGCAATAAAGAGCGGTAGAAAAGCAAGAAGAAGAAAAATAACGAATTATCGTTACGAACACAAAAACAAACAATAACTCAAGCGAAAATATGTGCAAAGCGTAAAAATTACAAAAAAATTACAATACCCTATTGCAAAGTGGTTTCAAAAGAGTTACAATATGGTTACAGCAAGGGCAAAGTCCCAAGGCTGTGTGTGAAATCTTTTTCTTCTTGTTTTTGGGATACTGGGCGCGGGTCCTCCTCCTCCGGCTGTTCTCCTTCACAGCTATGATCCATGCGCCGCACAGGCA